GGAACTACAAGATGACTGCTACCGAAAAAAGTATTTTGCGGATGTTGAAGGATGGCAAAAGCCAGAATTCTATCGCTAACGAATTGGGCGTTCCTCGCTCAATGGTACAGCGTGTGTCCGACCAGGAGCTGGGTGTTGATCCGGCTTCTTTGAAATCTCTGACCACTGAGCAGATTGAGATGATCCAATCTCAGAGCAATTCCGGGGAAAGCAATGCTACCCTGGCAGCGGCTTATGGGGTCAGCGCCAAAACTATCGCCCGTGCTCTGATGGTCCGTATCGTGAAGCAAGCCAACAACATCACGGTGATCTCTCCGATTAAAACATCGGACGCCACAAAAGAATTCGAAGTGCTGGAAGGCGGCGTGGCTGTCTATGAAAAAGACGACGAAGAGTGGTATATCGGCAAATTCATGGAGAATCACGGACAATTCCTGTGTTTGCGGTATACGGACGACAGCTATGACGTGATCAAAGCAGCCATGATACCGCGCGATCAGCTGAAGGCTTCAGAAGATTCTAAAAAGTTTTCCTCTAAACAAGATGGCGATAAAATCGTTGCGCTGGCCGAAGTGGCTGCGGCCTTGGTTGAAGGTTACAAAGGTGAAATGTCCGAAATCACGGTTGTCTTGCCTGATGATGACACGTATCCGATGCGCGGCTCCATGGACGCCCGCCGCCGGGTCGGTTATTACGACAGCATCCTCGGTCGTACCCTGCGTCTCGCTCTTTCTTCGGTGACTTTCAAAGTCAAACTGAAAGAAGTGCAAGAAATGACCGATAAACAGACCAAGACTGAATTCGGTGATAAGGAACTGAGCGTGTTCTTGAATGAACACCAGATCATGATCCTGCCGGAGAGCGTCGTTATTGTCATCGATGGCAAACCGGAAACGATCACGACCAGCCACCAGTCGTATGACCGAATCGTTGAAGCGATTAAATCTCGTGACATCAAACTGGCGTATACGTTGATGAAGCCGCGCGAAGCGATTGAGAAATTTGCGACAGGCCTGGTTGACATCAGCAATAACCGTGTTCGTTGGTCCGGTCATGATATCACTGGCACGAGCGTCGCCAAGCGTATCCTGACACTGATGCTGCGTGGTGATTACAGCAACATGCAGCGCCTGACGAACTTCCTGGATAAGATGTTCCAGAACCCGAGTTCGTCCCTGGTACAGTCTGGCCGCATCTATGAATTCATGGCATACTCGGATATTGAGATTGCCGAAGACGGTGACATCATTCTGTACAAGTCGGTCCGTGGCAATTACATGGACAAGCACTCGGGTACTATCGACAACACTCCGGGAACGATTGTACGCATGGCGCGTTCCTTCGTTAACGATGACAACAAAGACCTGTGCTCCTATGGGCTGCACGTCTGCTCGCTGGCATATCTGAAGCAATGCTTCGGCCACTTGGGTCAGCGCGTTGTTCGTTGTAAGCTGAACCCGAAGGACATCGTGTCGATCACTGATGACTACAAGTCCAGTAAAATTCGCTGCTGTGAATATCTGGTGCTAGACGACTACACCACTGAGTATAATCGTCAACACAAATCCATTGACGTTGAAGGGCTTTATCGTTAATCACGACAGCGTAAAATAAGGGGCTTCGGCCCCTTTTTGTTGGAGTTAATTCATGGAAACCAGAGATGTTTATTTCAAATATGCTCGCCAGACATTTGGGCCTTATAGAACGACTGAAAAATTCTTAATTGATTCTTTTCAATTTGACGGTGAAATGCGAGAATATTCATACAAACATTTCCCGGTCAGGAATATTGAAGGGAGCCAATTCGTAAAATTATTCTGTCGTTGTGGGGCATGTGACTTTAATGACGACGGGCGTTGTATGCATGAATACCAATGCAATTGCTGTGGTAAATATATCAAAGTCTATAGGAGAACTGAACATGGCCAAGACACCGAAAGTTAAAGATACTGCTGTTGTTGATCCAATCACCGCAGTAGAAGAACAGAAAATTCCATCATACCTGCAGCGCATCCTGGATAACATCCCGAACGTTGGCGACGGCGCCACGGTATATGCTGGCGACTACGGTTGGGTGTGCGAGCATAAAAACGGCGATAAGGAGCTTCTGGAGGAGCTAACCGGGCTTGCCAGTACACTCAAACGTTATGGTCGTGACAAATTCGGCCGACCGATAGAACCGGGTACGGTCATCAGCACTGATATTACAGTAGAAACCCTCAATCTCCTGGATATTAACGATCTGTCGGTATTGGGTGAGCCTCTGGGGATTGTAGAAACAGACCGGGACAAACTGATCGCCAAATTGATCGAAAAACTTCAGATTAAATAAGTCCAGTGTACAACAGCTGAACTTATTCTATATGCCTATTGTTGATGAAAGCAATTTAATGGAATACGCTCTGAGGCATTATATTACTCCTTGTGTCTCAAGAGATGATTTGATGGTGGACATTCAGCGAATTTCGCTAATTAATCAATCATTGAAACGATTTGTCCCCGGGAAAAGTCCCCGAGTCCTTATTAATCAATTGATTACGCTTTTCAACACATTTGAGACTGAGGCGGTATGCCGAATGTTGGTGTTGAAAACTGACAAGTCCCAACATCCTCGTCTGAAAGCAGCGTTGTTGACGTTAGGTGTATGGAGAGATGATTTATGTTCCGGTTCTTATGAACCAGATAACGAGCTGATGATGGCTCTGAACAACGATTTGGATGAGTGGAGGAAACCATGCCAACAATCAATGTATTAGTCGCGCCGTATGTTGTACGCAACAAACCGGAGACCGAACGTGGTCATGTTGTTACCGGGGTTGCCAAGGGCTGGCAGAAAACTAGCCTGAACCAAGACCCGGACGAAATTCTGACCGAATGTAAAGGTCTTGATGCACTGCTGACCAAATCTAATCTGGAAGCAGACGGCGTGACCAAAATCGATCCTTCGAAGCCCGTTGGCTTCCTGGTATCTTACGAAATTCACGATCCCAGCGCAGTCCTGACTACTGGCCTGACTATCACCCCGGCAACCGCCAATGGTGAAATTGGGCAGGTGGTTGAACTTCTGGCGACGGTGGCCCCGGCGAATGCAACCTACAAAGGCGTCAACTGGTATTCCGGTGACGTGACTAAAGCGGTCCATATCGGCGGCGGTAAATTCAAACTGCTTCAGTCCGGTTCCGTTACCGTCTATGGCGTCACCGTAGAAGGCAACCATGTCGATTCAACCGTCATCACCGTTGCGGGCGCTTTGTCTCTTTCAACCGATCTGACGGCAACTAAAGACTTCACCAGCGGTGAAGACGCGACATTTAGCGTTGTCGCTGCGGGCGGCACTACCCCGTACACTTATTCGTGGTATTTCTCTGATGTGCCAGGTGGCGCAGGTTCGGTTATTGACGCTGGCACCAACGCGACTGCATCAACCGCTAACCTGGTTGTGACTGCTGTGGATGCTGCCGACGAAGGCGAATATTGGTGTGTTGTTTCTGACGCCGATGGCCATTCAGTGACTTCTACCCGTTGTGAAATGGCTGTAGTCTAATATGAAGACCTTCAAGGATTTCCTTGAAGATTCTTCTCCTCCTGCCACCACGACCGCCGATGTGGGGAAACCCGAAGGCGGTATGGTCAAGGAACCCGTGAAGAAACCGAAGGATCTTGAAGAGGAATCAGAGTTCAAGAAACTCTTCGGGAATATCTTCAAGGATATTGACTTCAGCAAAGCCAAGAAATGGAATTTCAGGACAGGCAAGTATGATGAATAAAAGAGGCTTCGGCCTCTTTTTCTTTATGTGTTACTCGGGGTATAATCCACCAGTTCCCCATGAGCGGAACTTAACCGAGGATACACAAATGAATTCATTAGTCAAACGTGAAGTAAATATCGCGATCACCCCACATATTGAATTGATAAAGCAATTATTGATAGATTCTTTAGAAGTTGTTAAACATAGGGCATCCACATCAAAGGCCAGTCATTATCATTTTCTCCGTGATAACGCGATATACTACAGAGTGATGAGGGCAACAGGGCATACAGCCGCGTTAAAACAAATAGTGTCTAATGATTTTTATTCCAAAACTGGTATTGAAGTTTTGGCTTTGTACGATAAAGAACAACGTATGTTCAAAGACTTTCCAACGATAGATGATAGAAACAACGTCATAACAAAATATGATTTCAGTAATAAACATCATATCATATCCAATCGAAATATAAGAATTCTTATAATCACAGACGAGATTGGAACCTCTAGAGTAGAAGAAACATGGAATATGATAGCGCACAACATAGAAAGATTATTTACTGTTGAACTAGTTGTCTTTCTCGGCTAAATAATAGGGGCCAAAGCCCCTATATTCAACCAGAGGAGGTGTGAAATGGTACGTTTACGTCATAAACCGAATCAGTTCGCCCTGGGAATGATTTGTGGTATATCATTCATGATATGCCTGGAAAACGCAGTCAGTCTTGTTGCGGCCCCTGACTTCCCTTTGGTCAGATTTATATTATCTGGGCTGTTTGGTGCTGTATCTGTCGTCAGTTTCCTGATCGCATCCAGGAAATTATAAATCTGCTACACACAGCAATATATTGATTTGAGAATCCTATATCATGTTCCTATTACTCAATGTTCCAAAAGATCGTATGACGCCGGATGATGAAGGCAAGACACATTACAACATTTACAGTCGGAGCCGCACCGAGCTGGGGAGATTCCTGTCTCATTTTGCATACCATCCCATGGATACAGTTGATGGCGTTTTCAACTCGATGGAAGGCTACTGGTATTGGCTCAAATATCGGCACGATGACCTGCGTAGTCTTTATGGAAATGATGCCAAACAATTCGGTCAGACTCTGGCCAAGTCGCAGATTGTCGTTCTGTCTCCTGATGACCCCAAATTTAAACACGACATCATTGCAGCAACAAGCCAAAAATTGCTGACGATGCCGCCCAAGCTGCGTTTCCAATTAGCCCACAGCCGCCTTCCCCTGATACATGCATATGAACATCAGGGAAAATATAGTTTTCAAAACTCTATGGACTTTATCATACAGCATATCAACCGCTTTCGCCTAGAAGGATATTTGAAATGAAATTTCTGCGTAATATTTTAAACACATCGTATGATTGCACTACGATGAATCCCTCTCGTTCTTCAGTATTTGTATTCAGTAAACTTGTAGAAGAAACGTGTGAATTATCAGACGTGTTCTATGGTATCGCCGCGTCTGAGCCTTTGAATGGCGAAGTAGCAGACGTCATCATATCAGCGCTGGATTTGCTGTATGTGACTGAATATCAACACGTCCAGCAATATGGTTCCATGTCCAAGGACGAAATATTTGATTCTATCATCTATGCATTGGCCCAGGCTAATCACACAAGTGATTTGTCTGAGCACACGTTAGAAGATTATTGGTTTTGCGGGGGTGTTGATCCCGTTGATAAACAACTGGCGATGATTAACCATTTCAAAGGAAGGATCACTAGACTTCTGAATCAGCCCCAGCGTTCAAATGATAGAATGGTCGATCTGATTAACAGCATTATCAAGCATACATCAAAATTTGCGTGCGACTGCAATCAAAACCATGTCAGCACAATTGTCAAGGTGGAACACGCTATTGAGCACAAAGTCGAAAAGTGGCGGGGCAAATTTGGTCTATAAGCCAATCCCATACATAATCTTGTGTGTTTACATTGACGGGATAGGAAGATGACCAGTAACGTTAACATTGAAAGAAAGTACAAGAAGCTCTCCCATGTAGAGCATATCCTTCTTCGCCCAGAACGCCATCTGGGCAGTATCCGTTCGACATCCGGGACTGTTTGGGTTTATGACCCGGTAAAAGATCAGGTTGTATTCAAAGACAACTTTACCTATTCCCCGGCGCTGATCAAACAGTTCGATGAGATTATCACGAACTGCGTTGACCATAGCAAAACTCCTGAGGGAAAACGCCTCAACGAGATCACTGTTACGGTAATGGCGATGAACGGCCAGATCATCGTTGCTGACAACGGCGGCATCCCTGTGGTAAAACACGGTGAGACCAAAGAATGGCTCCCGGAGATGCTCTTCGGCTCCCTGTATGCTGGTAGTAACTTCAACGATGATGACGAAGAGTACAACAACAAGAAATCTGGTGGCCAGAACGGCGAAGGCGCTTCTCTCGTAAACGTGTTCTCAAAATGGTTTCGGGTATCTACCAACGACGGCAAGAAGTCTTATCTTCAGACGTTTGAGAACAACATGAGCAAACGTTCAGAGCCGACGATCAGTAACCTGAACGCGCCGGGTACGACTATCGCCTGGATTCCGGATTATGAACGTTTGGGTATCAAAGGTCTGGATAACAACAATCTGCTCATGATTTATCGCCGGGCATTTGAAGTAGCGGCGTGTAACCCTCGTCTGAAGATCGTCCTTAATGGCAAGCCTATCCGGATTGATCGCTTTGGTCATTTCGTGGATTACTTTTGCCAGGGTTCATCTGTAGACGAATCGGGGGATTGGTCTGTTGCTATCGCGCCGTCCAATGGCACGTTCATGCATGCGTCATATGTCAATAGTATCGCTACTCACGTCGGCGGGCCGCATGTCGACTATGTTGCCGACCAGATCGTCGCTGCAATTCGTACCCCGCTGTCTAAAAAATTCAAGACAGAATTGAAGCCAGCAATGATCAAGAACCATATGATGCTTTTCATATCTGCTGACATCGATAACCCCCGGTTTGATAGTCAGACTAAAGAGCGCATGACCACTCCCGTCAGCCAATTTGGGACAACATACAAACCGTCTGATCGCTTGATTCGTAAGGCGCTGGAATATGTTACCATCGGGTTGGGTAAGGAACTGGCGGCTCTGCGTAATGATCAGGATGATGCCGAGTTTGAAAAGGCCAAAAAGGAAATCACCAAACGGGATTATCGTGAAATTGAAAAGTATTATCCCGCGACGGCCCGTGGTGATCGTTCAGGCTGCGTACTGGTATTGACCGAGGGTGATAGCGCGTCTAACCCTATCCTCAATGCCCGTGACACGAAGAAAATCGGTCTGTTTCCTCTGCGTGGTAAATTCATCAACTGTTTGAACGCTTCGCGCGCCAAGGTCATGGCCAACGAAGAATTCAAGAACCTGTGTACTATCCACGGCGGCGCAGTACCGGGGCAACCGATTGACACCAGCCGTTATCCTTGCACGGTTGTCGCTACGGACGCGGACGATGACGGCATTCATATCCGTGGCCTGTTGATTACCATGTACTGTACGTTCTGGCCGGAATATGTGCGCCAGGGGCGTCTTAAACTTCTGCGCTCCCCGTACATGCGCGTGTGGTGTGGTAACACCATGCATGAATTCATGAACAACGTTGAATACGAAGAGTTCATGAAGACCCCAGAATCTAAAAAGATCACAAAGAAGAAATATCTAAAAGGTCTGGGCGGTAACAGCACCGAAGATTTCAAACGTATTCTAAACAATCTGGATGCGTATACTACGACGGTCGTTCTGGATGATGCCTACAAGAATTCATTGAATGATGGGTTCGGTGATAAGGCGTCGGATTACCGCAAGACCTGGTTTAGTGACGTTTGCTTGTTTGAAACAGAGGATGAATAAGATGGTTGCCAAAAGCATTACTGTGACATCATTTGTTAACACCGATCATAAGGAATTTTCGGTTGTTAACAGCGTTCGCCAAATTCCTCTGTTAATTGACAGCCTCAAGCCCAGCCAGCGAAAAATTTTGTTCGCTGCGTTGGAATACGGTAAGGAAGAGATTGTTGACCGCCTGGGTATGTTTTCCGCCGCCCGTACCAATTACAAATCTGGTGGTGAGAACATGAGCAACACTATCGTCAATATGGCACAGGCTTTCCCAGGGACGAACAATATCCCGTATTTTGATCGTGATGGTCAGTTCGGCTCAATCATGGGTAAAGAAGCGTCATCACCGCGATATATTTCTGTGGCAGTATCCGGCGTGATTCGTAAGATCTATCGGAAAGAAGATGAAGGCATTCTGGAATACAATTATCTTGGTGAGGAAAGGCTGGAACCAAAGTTTTTCCTGCCGGTTATTCCGATGTTCCTCGTGAATGGTATGAACGGTATCGGTAGCGGCTATGCTACCAAAACCCCATGCCATAGCATAAAGTCTGTTCTGGATGCCCTGAGAGCGCTTCTCCGTGGCGAAGACCCAAATGACTTGAAACCGTATTGGAATGGTTACAAGGGGGAGACAGGATACACTGAGGAAGGCCGAGTGTACTGTCGCGGTGTGTACGAACGTATCAATGCCACTACCCTACGCATAACTGAAGTCCCGGTGGGCTGGTTCGCCAAGGATTATGAAACCAAGATTATTCTTCCGCTGTATAAATCAGGGATTCTCACGGAGTATTCCAACGATTCTACAGAAGATGGTTGGGATATCACTGTTGTGTTCAAACGTGGTGAATTGTCTAAACTAGATGACGCCAAAGTTGAACAGATGTTCCGGCTGTACTCAGCTGAAATGCCGACCTGGACATCCTGGAACGAATGCGGTATTATCCAACGTTTCAATGGTTGGAAAGATATGCTGTACGTATTCTTCAACTATAGGCTGGAACGGTATGAAGATCGTCGCCAATATCTGTTGGCTGACCTCAACGCCCGTATCCACAAAATGAACAATCGTGCCTTGTTCATTGAATGGGCGACAAAAATAGATCTACGGCAGAAAATTGATGTTCTTAAATCTCTCTTTATTCAAGATTACCCGGACTTTGATGGTGATCTTGACGATTTGTTCAAGATGTCTCTATCCTCGATTACATTGGACGCCCGCGAGCGCCTGTTGAACCAGATCAAGAATCTGGAAATTCAACGGGACGAGTTAAATAAGAAACAGGATATAGATCTTTACAACGAAGATCTAGACGAGTTGGAAACTCTGCTCGATCTATAATACAGGGGGCTTTTGGCCCCCGCCACCTGCGAGGGCTTTAATATGTTCTATTTCCGCAGCATTTCCGTTCTTGTATTCCTTGCCTGGGTGCTTGACATATGCATCCCTCGCTTCATATCAGAAGAAGTCGCATTCGCCCTTGTAGAAGAAGGGGAAGGAGAAGACTTCGATGCCTATGTCCCCATATGTTCTTTGAAAGATATCACTGACGAAGACGATGATGTTGTCATGGTAGGCACTATGCGTTCCTTCAATCTGTTCGGCTTCGCCTTGTTGCCTAAACTTATCGGGGAATTGCGCCCTTACAATCCATATGAGGAGATGGACAGCTGATGAGCAGATTCCTGAGTTCAAAATTATTGTCTATGGGTGATTCTTTATATTTTCAATGTCCTGGTTGTAATATGCTTCACCCATATCGCGTGAAGGGTTCTCCAGAACAAGGCCCGATCTGGGCGTGGAACAATGACGTTGTTGCACCCACTTTCACTCCAAGTCTATTGGTGTTTAAAGATCGCCCAGGCTCACGCTGCCATTTGTTCTTGACAAATGGCAAAATACAATTTCTTGGCGACTGTTTTCACGATCTGAAAAACCAGACTGTGGATATGGTCGATATTCCTGAACCTGAAATATGGATTGAATAGATTATGAAACTACTTGGTTATTTCCGCGAACTCCCCGGCGGCACAGGAAGATTGTTCTCTGAGGTCAAAGGGACCCCAGATCATACAATGGTTGCCTTGTATGCTCGGGATCTACCCAAAGAAGGCCAATGGCAGCGCCGTGTTGTGGCCGCAGCCAACAAATATGGTGACGTGATCGTGGTCGCTGATCGTCACCACAGCCGATTCATGAATTCGCAATTAAGAATTCTAAAAGAGGCGGGAGTTATCAGTTCAACTCACACCAGGGAACAAGGGTTTATCGATAACGAAGGAAATTTCCTCACCCGTGAAGAAGCGGCTATCGTCGCCAAAGAAGCCGGGCAAGTTAACCAAGTTCGTCTGAAGAATACTCCTTTCAATCAGCTTTTCTCCGAAGACCTTTATTGAACAAAAAGGCGGTAATATTACCGCCTAACACCTTTACAGCATAGAGTCACATATGCCCGAATTTGAGAAGTATTTTGACCCGGCGACCACCCCTGCGTATCTCAATCGGATCGTAAAAGAAATTGCTTTCCGTTTAATGTCCAAAGGGTTTGGGGTTAACCTCATCGCCACTGACGAGAGAACATCTATCGTGTCCATCAACAATAGTGAAGGGCATAGCGGCGTTTTTTGTCTTGAATTTGTTGATGACATCAACATTACCTGGAGAAGAATTATATGACAACGTATATCGTCCGCGGTGGGGATTTGTTGGAAGCCGCGAAAAGTTTCAATCTTATTAACGGATTCGCCCACGGCGCGAATTGCTGGTCGGTAATGGGGGCGGGTATCGCCAACTTTGTCCGTCTCGGCTTCCCTGATGTCTGGCGTGCAGACCAAAACGACGAGCGCGGCCCGGAGCAGCGTCTCGGTGGTATGTCGTATGCGTTTGATCGGGACACAGGTGTTTGGGGCTTCAACCTGTACACTCAATTCTATACGGGTCCAAATGCCCGTATGCCTTCCGTTATCAGTTCTGTGCAGGTGATGTTTGAACAACTTCACGAGATCATGGAAGCGAAGGACACTGAAACGGTCTATATCGGCCTTCCCGCTATTGGCTGTGGTATCGGTGGCCTGAATCTTTATGACGTTGTACGCCAGGTGGAAGCGCTGGCTGAAACATTGTATGAAGATACGCGCCGCCGGGTTGTCCCAGTGTTCTACATCATGGAAGTAGACAAGTTCGCGGAAGACATGGAAAATCTGAATGCGCTGGGTGATGACATCAACGTCGTCGATTCTGAAGAAGAAATCATCCGCGTGGAGGGTGAAAATGTATAAATCAAATTTTTTGGCTGTGGCTGACAGTGAAACTCTCGGCCGCTGGGATGATGCTGTTGTGTTGTCCTGGGCGCAGACAATAGCTGATTTGACCAAGCGTTATACTCTTCAGCAACTGGTAGAAGAACGCACCACATTCATTAAGCTGAACGTCAAAGAGCAAATGGAACTCGGTCGCGTTAAAGAAAAGGTGACCGTCGATTGGTGGCTGGGGAACGGGAAATATAATCCATGTGATGCTGCCCGTGAAGTCAGCCTTTATCCGAAAGAAGACGATATCTCGATCTATCAACTCGCCGACGAGATCCGCAAAGGGTGTCATCGCCTGGGCGTTGATCCCCGGTCTATCGACTGGTGTGACCGTAACCTGTTTGATCTGCGTAAGGCCCAACACATCATTGAAGTGACCTGCGGGCAATACTCCAATGAGCCATGGGATTACCACCACACGTTTGATATCGTCAGCTGGCTGAAAGGTGTTGGCCAGATGGATCGCTATGCCGGCATCAAGGCATGGGAACTGGAAGGCATGGTATACCATGATCCTCGTTATGATGCTGCGCTGGATTGGCTCCGCATCCAGAAAACCATGGAAGATCTGATGGGATTAAAGGTGGAATAATGTTTGTTTTCACTGCTATCGGTATGATATTTGTGGGATGCATTGCGCTAATCGCGATATATTTGATCTATAGCAATTATATCCATCCATTGTTCCAGGCAATCAGCTTAACCCGCTGGCAAATCGCATGTGTGAAACCAACTCGGAAAGTAACTTTCAAAGACTTCTGGGCATGCATATGCCATTATTATGAAGTTGGTGGCTGGGTAGGAACTCGCACCTGGAACGATCTTGGTGAATGGCGTGGAATAGGCCGATGGGAAGTTTATAAATCTGATAAAGATGAAGCCCCGTAAGGGGCTTTTCTATATACGAAATGACGTATTATTGTGATATATCTATCTAACCCGAGACAAATCATGAGCATATCCCGTACCAGAACTGTCACATTCAATGTTGGTGGTGTAGAATTATACCATTATTATGCCCGTGATTCTCACGGCATGACGACTAACACATATATGGCTGACGGCCATGTCGTGTCATACGAAGAATTTCATAAAATCATTAAGGATTCTTTGAAAGGGGCCGAAGGCTATATTGCGAAGGCACTCGGAATGATTAGGGTGTAATCATGGAAATCAATGTAGAATTCAATGACAGAGAATTTGTACGCGACGTGTTGGAAGGACAAAAGTTACCCATGCATTTCAATGATAAGAGTGTGACTTTGTTCTGGTCTGGTGGTGTTGACAGTACATACATGCTGTTCTGGTTGCTTTCTCATGGATATTATGTCCGGACGATCTACTGCGACCTGGAGAACAACTCGTTCAAGTCCCGGCGCGAAATGTGGTCCAGGAAGAAGATCAGACAGTGGACAGAAAACTATCGTCCTGAGTTGACGCAACGTTGGGACAATGAAGAAACTCCCGTATTAAAGATCGAGGCAGCTGCTCCTTTCCGGGCTGCATTGGCACAAGCCCCGATATGGTTGCTTGGTACTCAGTTTGCGTCTATCTACCCTGAGACGTATGTCATAGCATATGTGAACGGTGATGATGCCCTGCAGTATATCCGTTCCTTCAATAAGATCATGGAAGGGTATGCTATGTTGGCTGATCCACAAAAGCGCCCGGCTGAATTGTTGTTCCCCATGATCGGGTTGAAGAAAGCCTGGTTTTATGAAGCCCTTCGTCCTCTTTACGGGATGATGACCTGGTGTGAATACCCGGTTCTGAAAAAGAACTGCGGTTGTGTCCCCTGTACTCGTCATCGTTATGAGGTGGGACATATCAATTGATGGTATGTTAATCAATTTCTATAACGATATCAGAGGAAAGAATATGGCGGGTAAAGTTTTCTTTTTGGGTGATCCCCACCTGAAACATAAAAAGATCCCCAAATCACGTGGATTTGAAACAGTTGATGAACACGACATCGCAGTTATCGACAGCATATTCCAAACGTGTGGACGGGATGATTCCTTGATCATTACGGGCGACACATGCTTCGGTGGCCCGGATGCTTTTATCCAACTGATGCGAGAAGGCGCGGCGCGTAACCTACCAAAGACGCATGGCAAGGTTCCTGATGATTGGCGGCCCAACTTCAACATCAAAGTAACTCAGGGGAACCACGACAGCTTTTCAATGCTGATGCAGTTATTCCTTAGTGAATGGATCAGCAAGTTTTGCTCTCTGTTTGAATACAAGATGGCTCGGAGTGACGGCAGCATCTCCAAAGTGATTGTCACTCATGTGCCCGTACTCCTGGATCGTTGGGAATATAATGTTCACGGGCATTGGCATTCCCGCAAAGTAGGGAACCCGGATTACCTGAATTCAAGCTGGGATCATTTACGCCGCCCGGCTACGTTTGAAGAACTGTTACAGCTGCACAATGGGGAATCATTATGACACAAGAAGCCTTTTTGAAAGTTTATGTTGGTAAGGGTGAGACTATCGCATATGATTCCACCACTGATTATAAGAAAACTGAAAAGATGATAAAGGATATCGTCTTTGTTTGCGACCGCTGGGGCGACCGCTATCCCAATAGAAATATTCGCAGCGCCGATCTAATGAAATTCATACCTGGCATCCGAAATGATATCAGTTCGGGCTGTGTATATTGCTTTTCCTCAGATTTGGAAAAGGCCAAATTAATCCTGGTTGAATCTATCAACATGCGCCTTGTCCGAGCGGTTGATTCATTTATGAAACAAATGGCTTGGCATGCTGAATCCGTAAAAAATGTATCTGGTGTCAAAACGGTTAAAATAATTCCTGAATATGAGACAAAATCATGATAATCGGTATCGATTTTGATGGGACATGTGTTACCCATGAATATCCTCTCATCGGACGCCATATTGGTGCTGTAGAGGTTCTAAAAAAGCTGGTGGATAAAAATCATCTTCTGATTCTGTTCACCATGCGCAGCGGGAAACAACTTGAAGAAGCGGTTGATTGGTTCCAGTCATTTGATATCCCGCTGTATGGTATCAACAAGAATCCGACACAGCATGAATGGACAGATTCACCAAAAGCATATGCGCAATTGTATATTGACGATGCCGCTCTTGGTTGTCCTCTGAGTTATGACCCAATGTCTAAGCGCCCCTTCGTGGATTGGGGTGAAGTTGAAATCATCCTTGAAAGAGCGAGAATATTATGAAAGCGAAAGATACTGTTGTGAAAACTCAAAAGTGGCCTCGCTATACGGCTCATCAATTGAATTATATGCTGGGTATGCGTAATTTTGAGGACGGCGTTCGCCTCACTCGCCATGGTCGTCATGAAAAACGCTGTGTCAAGTCCTGGAAGAACGAAAAGGGTGTCCGCGTTTGGAATTTTACCCCGAGCCGGCATCTGACCAACGTCCTGGGTGATCCTTGGGATACCCAAACCGGGGAGTCTCTGCTCAAGAAAGGGTTGATTGAGCCTTGGTTTACTGTAACCCATGATGGCGGTCATGACGCCCCTGACGGCAATTACCGCTATGCTCGTGGGAAAGTGATCCAATTCTATCGCCTGACTGCGCTGGGGCGAGAAATCTGCCTGAACTAAATTTGAAAGCGTATTGAAAAAGGAGAGTATATACTCTCCTTAATTCATCAGGAGATACCATTATGTTGCCGCTAAAAGAATTGTATGAACGTGTGTTAGAATTGAAGGCCAAAGAACGCCTTTATTCAGAAGAAGCTGCGGAGTTGTCTGACCTTACGGACAAAATCGTTCTGCGTGAGAAATATCTGATGCGTTATGTCAATCATTATCCTCATGCCGATAATGTCATAACCACCGCGCTTGAGAAATTCGCAGGCCGCGAAGTCAATGATACACTGAAAGACGAAATGCGAACCGTCATCAGCAATATCATCCATAGCTGGGTCGCATCCCTGGCAGTTTCATGCAAATTTGACGGTGAAGACCTGATCTTCATGTTCTCAAAAGAGGTCAATGTCCATGATTAAGCCAAGGATGATGTTTGCCCATATGAGAGCAGCCCAGGCATATGGCAAAACCAGTTATGCCCGCCGTCTCCAGGTTGGATGTGTTATCGTAGATCCTCGGGTTGATCAGCCGTTGGCTATTGGCTGGAACGGTACTGCACCCGGCGCTCCTAATGTGTGTGAAATAGAAGTAGACGGCCAGCTGGTATCTGACGGTGTTATTCACGCCGAAGAAAATGCTCTGAACCGTTTACCCCAACATGCGGTAGATTGGTGTGGCCTGGTTATGTTCGTCACTCACAGTCCTTGCCCTGAGTGCACCAAACGTATTATTGCCAGCGGCAAGATCGATAAAGTGATCTACTGTGAACCGTACAGGATCACCACTGGTATCGTAGAAATGATGAATGCCGGCATTGAAGTCTATCGTATGGTTGACCAATTTGCCATTCTGAAATACAGTTTTAATGATAAAGGCGAGCTGACCACAACTCCCTTTTGCGTAAACCCCGACAAATAAGGAAAACAAAATGCGTTATGTAGATCGTATGCTCGGCCAGAACGAACACGTGATTGGCTTTACCCGCCCGACCTGGTGGAGTGGATTTTGGGTCTATTTCTGGGTGGCTGTATTCCTCGTCCCGACTTTTGGTATCAGCCTGTTTTTCCTGATTCCCACGATCATTCGGAACCTGACGACTGAATTTGCCGTCACCAACAAGCGCGTTATCTTCAAAACAGGGTTTATCCGTCGTGATGCAGATGAACTCCGTTTGGGTAAAGTTGAAACCGTAAAGGTCGACCAGTCCATCACCGGGCGCGTCCTGCGGTTTTCAACGATCAGCGTCATTGGTACTGGCGGCACTCGTCTTGTTGCCAAGGGCTGTGCCAAGGGTAATGATTTCCGTCGCGTGATTTACGACCAACTGGATAACTGATTATGATCGTGTCTGGTTATTCATTGGAACTTTATTGCGATTGTGCTGACTGCACTCAATACAGATCTTCCCAATACAGCACGTCGTATCCCAAAATATATGCGGGTGAGACATATGCTGAATGTGCTAAAGAAGCCCGGAAGGATGGTTGGTATATCAGTCGCGATAAATTAAAATGCATAGCTCCCGGGCATAGCTGATCATAAGTTAAGGCAACAAGAGACCATCATCACGTTCCTTTGGTTCGTTCGATTTGATGGTCTTTTTCATTTGTTCTTTCAGAGCCCTGATGTTCTCTTCCCGCCGCCGATCTTGTATTTCCTTTTCTCTTTTCATTTTAGATCTGAGAGCAAATTGCTTCTTGACATCAGGATCTTCCCCAGGAACGAGGTGCTCTTCTGTCCAGATAATAAATGACCATCCCATCTTTGCACAATGCTCTCGGGTCGCTGACCATTTAGCCTGATTGACCAGATAAGTCCGCATAGAATTATTGAAGGTTGATTCCTTCATTGTCTTCGTTTTCTTCGGTTCCTTGATTTGGTCTTTGGGCTTGATCTCAATCAATGTGACTTTGAGTTCTTCACTATTGGGTGATCTGGTCCATACTTTCAAATCCATAAAATAGCGATGCGGTCGACCATCAACTGGTGAAATATAAGGAATGACAGTTTCTTCGGATGACCAATAGACAATAGCCGGGTTTGTATCACAAAATTTGAATGCCACCAGTTCTAGAGAAGACCGGAAAACAATTTTATGAATGTCACCTTTGTATTTCTTGGGATTTACGGGGGCATATTTCCCCTGAAGATACATAGCCATAATTGAGTCCTAAATAGTGTCAACATTCTATTTCTAATTAAGGGCTGAAGACCATGGCGAATTTCAAGTCTACCCTGGATAAGATCAAAGTTCTGAACACCAAAGGCTTGACACAGGCCCAGAAACAATTGGTCTATCCGCTGGATATCACCGGGGGTAAAACCCTTGGCCATTATGTTCTGTTCAACATCAACAGGATCTCTGGTTCTTCTTATGGAAGCACCGCAACACAGACGGTTCAGAATCCTATCCAGAACCCGCTGGGTAATACCCCTGTCGTGTATGGTGCCAAGTCAGGATCTATCAGCAAATATGCCTGGGCGCGTCACGTGCGTTCTAACGAGTCCATTGTCCTGTGTATGCCCGAATCCATCACTACCAACTATGGCGTTGGCTGGAACGGCTCTGAGTTGGGTCTCGCTGGTATGGGTGCCCAATTCCTTTCCCGCGCTGCCCAGGATATGAGCCAGTTCAAACTTGGTGATGCTCTCAACGTTGGTAAGGAAATGGGTCGGTTTGCGGCGACGAAGGCTATCCAATCGGCTTCAGAGTCTATCCCGTTCCTTCCGACGATTAACGCTCATGACACTCTGGAGTTGTTCACCGGCACTATGACGAATCCATACGTGGAAATGATCTTCCAGGGGGTGCGAAACCGTGAAATCCCATTCACTTTCAAATTCACACCGCGCTCTCAGAAAGAAGCCAAAATGGTCAGGGAGATCATTCGTCTGTTCAAGATGCATATGTATCCTGAATACAAATACAACAAGAACTCCAGCGCGTTTTACCTGCACCCGTCGACATTTGATATTACATTCATGGTGCAAGGTGAACGCAACAAATGGTTGCACCGGATTTCGACATGCGTTCTGTCAAACATGTTCGTCAACGAAACCCCGGATTCGTCGTATGCAGTCCACAAAGATGATAGCATCGTGTCTACCCAAATTGACATGACATTTATCGAACTGGAACCTCTGCACAAAGGCCGCTTTGATACCGAAGGCGACAGCTTCTAATCCAGGAGACGATTATGAAATTCTTTGAGAAATTCCCCCTCGTCTGGCATCAGCTAATTGATTGTCAGCAGGATGATCAGGTTTTATTACAGAACCTATCGCGCCGTGTGATGATCATACAGAAGATTAAGGACATCGAAGGGCTTCTCCTGCCGTATAACATTTATGATGGGGAAACCCCAAGGTCCTTTGCAGAGCGTGTCTATGGCTCCTTCGAGCTGTTTTGGATACCATGTATGATCAACAGCATAATGGATATCAATAACGACTGGCCAAAGCCAGAGCAACGGATCGTTGAAGAATTGATCGCTCAATACGGTTTGGATGGTATGTGGGATATCAAATATTATGTAGATCAGTTTGGGCATGAAACAGATGCCAGAGCTATCCGTATGGCTTACGGTCTGGACGGTATGGATGACTCCCAAATCATTGCAAATTATGGTTTGACCGGGATATCATACCACGATGATGCCATCAACAAAAACCAGGCGAAACGTGCAATTCAAGTCCTTGATCCTGATTATGTTTCCATGTTTGTCAGCCAGCTGGAACAGGAGCTGAGTAAATGATTGAGAACAAAGAGTCACAAGACGGTATTTTAACCCCGTCCACGACGTTTGATTTGAAATATATGGCCATCCTTCCTCATACACCGGAAGGAGGAACCCCAACGCCATATGATCTGACTTCATTATTCCAAGAATTCAATATCTATCAAGATTTGGGTTTGGAAGAGAATGTTTCACCATCATTGACAGCCAATGTGCTGATCAAAGAAGGCTGGGATATTCTGGACACGATGCCTATCCTTGGTGGAGAAGAAGTCGTGATTTCATTCAAATCCCCGGCGGCTACAGATTACACCGCATTATCGTTCCGGGTCAGCCGGGTTGGGCGTGTTGCTGATGAGTCAAATTCTTCAGCCAAGAAAGCGTTCTGGCTGCACCTGGTCACTACTGATGCATATAAAGATAGCATGCTGCGTAAATCGGTTGGTCTCCAAGGGTCATATTCCGATATGGCGGCAAAGATATTTGAAATGCTCGAATCGCGCACTAAATTTGAAGACATAGATCCAACTTATGGTATCCAAGAACGATTCGCGACACCGCTTTGGCCTGTACTCAAGAGCATTGATTACATGGCCCGGCGGTCTTATGATGAAATATTCATGCCATTTGTTTTCTATGAAGATTTCACAGGATATCATTTCAAAAGTCTGACTACTTTGTTCAACCAAGGTAATCAGACTATGACCGCTGAAGAAAAACAAGAAGCCGCTCTTGAAAAGAAATTCTTCCGTGATCCCCAGGACGCCCCGTTGCTGCAAAACAACAACTTCAACTCTGAGCGTTTCATGAGGACGATAATCAAAGCGGAAAAGAAATTGGCCCGTGACCAATTCATGGCGAATTATCATGATGTCCTGGCTGTAGACGAAAGGGTGTATGATTTCAGAACGAAAACTGTCACGCCTACTTCTCGTGTGTACACCGAATGGTTTGCTGAAACAGCGCATCTGGATCCATACCCTTTATTCTCTGACGAGTTTAATCGTGAGAACGTTCGTTATCTTGAAGCGCAACCAGATGGTGCTGAGCAGGTTGATTATGCAAAACGTGTTATCAAATTCAGTCTGGCATCTACGGTCATGCGTTTGCTTTTGGTTGGTGACAATCGTCTGAATGTTGGTCAGGTGTATTATATCGAAGATCTATCAAACAGGCCGAAACAAAATGAAAACCTGGCCGAGTTAAGTAAGTTATCATCAGGCCATTATATCATAACGAAAATTCGTCATAAAATTTCACGCCTGACTAACGATTATCAATGTGTTGCTGAGATCGCTAAAGACAGTATGATTGAGAAGGTTCTGCCTCCTCAGACAAATCAGGCTGTTGCATCTCAACCGACGCCAGTCCCTGTTGACAAAGGACAATCACAGAAGGTGTAAGAGGTGAGCCATGGCTGAGCCAGCACAAACATCCCAGACTGAAGTTGCTCAAGTTCTTGACAAGATCAAGAAAGAGATCATGGAGAGGAAACAACTCCGCGCTCAAAATGAGACCAACAAGCAGCTGGTGAAGATGAACAAAAATCTGGAGAAACTACAGACTGCTGAAAAGCAGAAAGAAGTTCCAGAATTCCAGTTCAAAATTCCTTCGGTCAACGACTTCGTCAATGGCTTCGCTCGAGTGAGTCCGATATTCACTCGAGACTATGGTATTTGGATGAAAGATACCGTTGATGTTGCTGTTGATGGTAACGAAGAGTTGATGAAAATCGGCGAGAAGGTTGACCGTCTTGGGGACCTTATCCGCCAGCCCGCTGATGATACCAATACTGAATATTTGAACCTGATATCAGATCAGTTGAAAGCAGCCAATGATGACAGCCTCAAGCGGTTGGACAATCAGGAAGGAACTCTTGTCGGTATCAGTTCAGATTTGAATCGTATTGGCGACACTCTGGATGAAGTCAGATGGAATACAGAAGGTATCGACAAGAACTCTTCAGAACAACTGATCCGGTTATCTTCCATTGAGAAGAAAATAGGAAAGACTGGTGGTCATATTGTTAATGCTCTTGTCCGTATTTTTGACAGCAACGAGAAATGGCGTGAAAAGGAAGAAATGCGCCGGGGCGAGGAAGGGAAAGAAGGTAAGAACAATCCACGGGCGACTTCCATCATCCCAAAAGATGATGACCAGAAAGACGAGAACTCATCCGGAATAGGTGCTGCCATAGCAGCGATGTTAGGCCTCAATGCCCTCAAAGGGTTCCTCCTGAAACCGTTCAAGGCAATCGGTTGGGCCGTGGGCGCATTCATTGGTATGTTCTCCAAGATTGGGGAAGGGATTGTTAAGCTCCTGGGTCCATTTGGTAAAGTTTTGAAATTCTTAAAGATCGGCCCGCTGGCATTAATCTCTTCTGTATTTGAATTCGGTAAAGGATTCATCAACGCCAAAGAGATTTTAGGGAAAGCATCCGTAACCATTGTAGACCGGGTCCGGGCGGGTATTACCGAATTGGTCGGCAGCTTTGGGGATTTGTTCGATTGGGTATCCAAGATCTTTGGGTTTGATACTGACATGGGCAAGAAGTTCCGCCAGTTCACTCTCTGGATCTCTGAGAAGCCCGCTGAGTGGCTTAACTCCATCGTCAACTGGATATCCAACGATCTGTTCGCCGGGATCACCAAGAACACCTCTCTCACTGATATCCCTGGTAAGTTGGCCGATAATCTCCAGAGTGAACTCATCAAGTTGGTTGATTGGGTCACTGGCGGGATCAGTTCATTCATTGATGACGGGATTGCAGCCGCGAGTAAAACGCTGGACAGCATCAAGAAAGGATTCTCCGAGAATGTCAAAAAGCCGTTTTTCAACATGATTAACGCCATCGTCAATGCTATGTTTGACATCGTCGATAAATTTGTCAGCATTATCCCTGACGCATTGGGCGGCGAAACAGCAAGACAGAAAATGGCAGAAGCCCGTCAGTCTATGATGATCGGGACGGAAGAGCCAACCAATAGTCCCGTACCACAATCTGACCAGCAGAAACAACAGCCTGCAGCGCCTGAAGTCAAACAGGATCAGACGACGGCTCCGGTACTCCCTAATCAGGATGCACAGACGCTGACGCCTATTCCTTCGGGAGTAACGTCAGATGCTGAGAACGTCACGGACAAGACTTCTCAGTTGAAAGAAGCATATGGGTCTATCGGTGGTGGAAGCCTTGGTGCAGCGAAACCGACACAGGGACGGGCGGCGGATAACATCGGACAAATCCAGTCTGTGTACAGCCAGCCGCCCGCTTCTGTAATCGCTCCGATCCAACAGAATGTTGACAACTCTAAGAAAGTCAGCACGACGAACAACTTCAATAGCACCAATCTGGAACCTTCCAACCAGACTGACAAGACTCGTCTTCTCTGGGATTGGTAACATCAAATTCCGTGGGAAAGGATCATCTCACGGAATTTATTTTTGGCGTAATCTGTATTCTCGTTGGGTACTACCGCATCAGTCTTCTTTAGCAAGAACGCTTCTGAATTCCAATAAATGTCTTCTTTCAACAATTTATCGTAAAATGCGATGAACCCGGTTATTTTGTTCAGCCCGACCAGAAACCAAATCGGATATTTTTTCATGATGATGTCGGTCAATAGTGCCGGATGATTTTGCCCGTCGCCTTTAAGATAATCCAAGAACGTGAGACCGCGCCCGGCAATTTCTGGAATCATATTCTTTTCAAAAAAGTCAAGGAAGTGGTATGTGAAGTTGTCATACAGCTTCCGGTATTCGTTATAATTCTCTTGTGCCTGCCGAGTCAACAATGTGGTCACCCAGGTCTTGGGGGACTTTATGAAATTTGCAATGATATAATTCTCAACAACTTCGCCTTGAGAAGTCTCAAACCGCCGGGCCAATCGAGCAAACTGTTTCCGCATACCTTCTTTGGCAAAGAATGTTTCGAATTTGTAATTGCTCATCGGGCCATAGAGACCGTAATCATAATCCTTGGTCGTGAAATGGAGTTTGATGGCCATAAAGATACAATAAACGTTAAACGCCCGTTCATATTCCATCTTTTCCCATTCAGTTACCATTTTGTTTCCTCCGAATACGGGATTGTTTAAATGTAAGCGCCTTGGATTCCATGAATTCACGATACTTTTCACCGAGGCCATTATCATGTATGAACTGCACGGTATTATAATGAATCCACCCCAAACGCTCTATAGATACCGTTGGATTTTTCTTAGCGGTCTTTGGTAATTTCGGCATTTTGTTTCTCCTGTTCACCCACATATCTCAAGAACTCAGACATGAGTCCTTTTTGATTGATAAATTTCAGCATCAAGATCGCCCGGCGGAATGCTTTGGGTATCCGACGATAGCCTTTCTTCCAGAATCCGACTGCGTTCGAACAATCTAATAATCTGGCCATTCCGCTATAGTTCACGCCCAGTTCCAAAACAACTCGACGCAAATATTCAGAATCATTTTCTGGTAATGTCTTTAAATTCGAAGCCATGATATCTCTCCGCCAATGAAGAATAACGTTTGTCAGGATTATAATCCTGCTTGGCATAGTGAATTGTTAAAATAAAACTCATGACAATAATGGCTAAAAACATGAAGATTTTATATTTGGCAACGTCAGGGAACGCTATCCACACCAGCAGGGCACACAACGAGCTGATAACCAGGGACAGCGCGAAAGTCATTGTACACATCAGGGTGAATAGCGTATCCATTTTATGCGGCCTCTAATAGAACCAGAATGTTTTCAACATACGCTTTTTGAATCTCATAGACTTCAGCCAGCGTATTAGCAACTTTCTTGTCAATACGAACTTCAACCAGCCGGGGTAGGAACAAGGATTTCAAAGAATCATCCGTTTTGTCCTGTACGCCATTGGAGAGGACGGCGGCGATCTTACCCAGGAACTCGTCTTGGTGTTCCCACATATACTTCCTGAGGTCATCTGAGATCCCCGAGACGCCAACGATGAGTAAACTATCGGAGGTCTTACAAAGTAGTGACCCAAACGTCTTGGAATGCTTGCCTTTGGCGTCAGCGGGGTTAAACCCGATAATCTCCAGATCACACTCAATTTCCATTTTGAGTTTGAGGCCTTGGCTGCTCGTACCATCTTCCCAAGGCATATCTGCTGCCTTACAGATCGTGCCTTCTTCTTTACGGGATAGCGCGTCTTTGAAATGCTCGACCGCTTCTGCAAACGAATGAACAACACGGGTTTCCTGGACTTGCACCAGGCCATCATCGTCAAACATTTGGGAGATGATGTTGTAACGGGCTTCATATGGGATATCAACACGCTCGGCATTGAACCATTTTTCATACGGAACGATATCCCATACCCGGTAGATAACCTGGAATTGTTCCGGTAAAGGTTCCCCCGTCTGGATCACGCTGTTGAGTTTACCGTTGCCGACAGCACGAGGCAGGATGGTATTTTGTTTGAGGTCTACTACCAACAGTTCCCCGTGGAACACGCTCTCGCCAACTCCAGCATCATAGATGATATCCTTAAACACCAGGGATAGGTTGTCCACTGAGCCGCCAGCAATAAGAGAACCAGAGCGGGAACGAATTTCGGGTTCTTTTCCGTATCGGCAGATGATGTTGGCAAACATGCCGTCTGATTTCAGCTGACTGTAAACCCCGCGCCGGAAGTCCATCTTCTTCAGCAGGTCAATCGTCATGTTGTCATAACGATGATAGGGAAGTACGTTGATCAGCCGCCCGGTCCCGCCCGCTGCGTTGAATGCCGCATTGATGCCCTTTTCAGCAATACCGGCTTTAATGTCCCTGTCCAGGATCATCTGGATAAGTTCGTGGTAATCCGGGTGAATATTGGTCGCCGCTTTCGATAATTCATGATCGGCTTTCTGCCCGCTGAGTGTACGTTCGCTCATCTGGTCGAGGACATCGTACACCTGATCCCAGCTACCGACGACGCCGCGCGAAAGCATACGAGGGAACGCATTCGGTAAAAACTTTGTACGGTAATAAGAAAGAAGTGGGTCATACACATACTGAAGAAAATCGACCATGTCAGGATTTTCTTTCAAAATCTGGGTCAGGACTTCTTTCTTGGCATTGGTGCCTTTGGTCTCACGAAGAGTGTGAATTGCTTCTAACAGAGGAATCATCTTGAGTCTCCGGGGTTATTTGTAATCCAATTATAACCCCAAAGACTTCAATAAATTATTGGCGGGTGCGGGATATTGCCTGGCTGACAATGTTGTCGACGTTCTTTCAGCGGCGTTTCTTGAGATTCAATAAACGTACCGCAATGCAAAGCACCAGAACCCCGAATCCGAATAATATATTCGTGAGAAAAACATCAAAGAAAGTCATTTGTGTCTCTCCTGGTATTGTGTATGATGACACAGTTCTTCCGTTCTACGAGAGTTGCCATATCAGTATTCCCAAAAACGGCGCTTGACAACATAACCGCGCTTGATTAATTCGACCTCTAAATTAGTAGAGTCCTTGGTAAGTTCCCCGAGTTCATTTTCGAGCGCTCGGATAGTTTTCGTTTTATCGCGGGCGATAATTTGAGTTAGCCGCCCCATCTCCTTCAATTGGTCATCAGTAACGCCTTTCATTTTATTTCCCCATCATGGACAGCAAATTGACTGTCTTTGGTTGAGCGCCTGACTCATACCAGACGTCCTGAGAGTGCCTCTTACAGACCGGACAGTCTTTCAAGGCGATTACACAGGGAGCCTTTTCTACGCGGAATCCAGCGGCTTCGGCTTCCTTCACGGTGGGGTAACGGGTGTAAGAACTCGTCCCCTGCCCTCCACATGAACATTCCATCAATCTTTCCTCTTAATCAGATAGATCATAACCCATATGGCCAAGGCAACGGTAGTGATACCAAATATGGCGAGTCCGATCTTGAGTTCACCTGCGATGAATTTGGTTAACACCGCAGCATTCATTTCTAACAATGTCATAACGTCCTCAACTTTGCTCTAGTAATCTGAGTCTGCTTGACATCTTCATACTCAGTCAGTTCTTTCACCCGGCCCCGGATAATCATCTGTCCTTCCAGGTCCGCATCAATATACGAAGTCTTCCATGTAATCGTACTACCTTCTTCAGTTTTGAAGATATACAGATAGGAATCACCCCAATCCCCGCTGTAGAGGAACTTGCGGTCAACGTAGGTGACGGTCTTCTCAATCATCTCCCCGACTTCACCCACCCAACGTGTTTCTGCCTTATTGGCACGTGAACATTCGCGGTGGAGGTATTCGTAATATTTTACGGCACCCCAGCGAACAGTGGTAGAATCCTTGATCAGATGATACCCAGCTTCACACATACGGGTCAGGCGAACATTGAAGTCATTGGTCTGAGGCAGCGATGCAATGAATTCCATCATATGATCCATCTCACTTAGGGCATCAAAGTAGAACCCCTTTGCCTTCTGATAAATCTCCCATGCTTCAGATGATTTGTCCTTCGGAGCTTCACCTGCTACAAAGCAACCCATGACAACAGAATACAAATTAGACTTGATGCTGACTCCGGTCAGTAAGATCTGGAACACCAGACGCAGATAGCTCCGGGTATCGGCGGTAGTCGGGATATGGCTCCCGTAGATTCCATCCTCGTCCTGGTTATTAAACAGCTCGTGAATGGACAGGTAATAACCCATTACGGCATCCAGGGACTTCTGGTGAGGCACGTAATGGTGCATGCAGCTGCTACCGACGAGCATTTGCGCTCCGCTGGTTTCATTACGAACCACATATGTGTTATTGCGGCGAACTGATTTATTGCAATGCTCACACCACGAAACGTTCTCTGCCTCGAACCGTTGAATGAAATGCGGGACGATGTCGTCGGTCAGTTTGTTGAGAATGACCTTTGGGTATTGATGATTGAACTGGCCTATGATAGACCAGCCGCCGTATGAAACCGGGCGGTCAATGCCTTCACCTTCAAGAGAAATGTCCCGCCACCAACGATAGAAAATTTCACCTGACGTAGAATCTTTGTGTTGGGTTCTGTATGGTTCACTGATGGTCACCGTCGGGAATACCAGCCCCAGTCGATTTGCCGTGCGCTCCAGTTTTTGCAGGCGTTCCTGGACAATTACGACATTGTCGAGCGGGATCTGGTAGGTTTTGGCGTCCATCTTTCACCTCATGATTTAGAAACAACAATTCAATAAAATGAAATATAGCGCGGATGTTTATTGAAGTAAAGGTTTTGAAAGTAAGAAAGCCCAACGAACGTTGGGCCTTTGGGGTCGGTCATTCACCGGAAGTATTCGGATCACGATCCGGCGCGGCGTTCGGGAACAGGGATTCGTAGAGATCCTGGTATTTGGCGCTGGTTTCGATTGTCTTGGTGTAAGTACCAGCGGCGCGGTCTGACACGACTTTACGCAGATCAGCTGCTTTGATGCCTGTCGCCTTACCAATTTCAGACAGTGCATCAGTGATGTACGTCTGTTCTGATTTGATACGGACTTGGGCGGCGCGGCAGTTTTCGATAGTGTCAAACAGTTTCTTGCGCAGCGCCGGGTCGTTCGGGATTTCATAAAAACCAATTTGTTCTACAGACATGTTAAGCCCTCTATTAGATACGCATTCCGGTCGGGATGATATTTGCCCCAATCCGGCTCAGGAAGAAGTAAACGATACTATGATAACCAAACTTAGGAATAATGCGAACGCCTTCAATTTCGTATTGTTCCTGAGTTTCGGTCCGTACCGGTAAAGGGAATGATGGCAAATCGAGTTCAACCAATTCCCCTTCTTGCGCCATTACTTTCACATTGTGGTCTTTCCAAGTATGGCGTGCTTTAAAGAATTCGATAGTCTGAGCGAAGTCTAGATTGATCGTATCCTTCTTGGTGTGGCACACCTGCTCAACGGCGCGTAGCAGATCCGCCATGAAATTATTGTGCAACATGATGTGCTCCTGGGTTTATATTCAGATCATGAAGATTATACCTCACGATCCGTTTATTGAAATCAACCAAAGTTCCAGTTATTGACCGTTTCTGCTTTCTTCGCGTCGGTTACAACGTTCCCTGTTTTGTTCATATCATGTTTGATATGGACATTCTCAACATATTTGGCTTCTTCTTCGGTGAGATCTCGCTTGACCTCATTCCAATCAAGATCAAACAAAATCTGCTTATCCTGATCCATACCAAACAAGAACGATTTCAATTTCTGTTTGTTGGCATAACGGTTTTTGAGGATACTGGCGCGGGCCTTCTTGACTGCAGCCAACTCGTCCGGCGCATAGAATGCCATGATGAAGTCGGCGACCTTCGGGATACCGATAGCATCTGCCAGGTCACTGATATCCCCGTCTGTGGCTGATTGCTTCTCACGATTGAACTGCATACCAGTCCACACCGGGCAATCAAATTCGAACCCAAGAGCACGGAATTCGCGAGCAACAGATGTATAGTACACGTTGGTGTTGTTCATAAGATGAGCCGGAAGACGCGAAGACGCCGATTCACCCAGATAGTCGATAATGATAACGTCAGGAGAGATGCCTGTTGATGAGATATATTCCAGAATATCTCGACGATACAATCCAGTATGCCCTGCCCCAGATGGATATTCCTTGATGACGATATCGCCTTTCAGAGAGCCGTTGTCCCTTGTCCTTAATTTTTGGATTGTCCCGATGTACTCTTCGCGGGTCATCTTCTCAACGACTTCAAAATCACGTCGCATAATACGGGCGTCAAGACGGTGACGCCAAATGTTCTCAGCAACTTCCAGGGTAAACACGAAAACATTCAACCCCTGCTCTGAATAACCCGCTGCCAGGTCTATCAGGGTTGTGGTCTTACCTGCGTTGATGGCACCCGTAACAATGTTCAGGGTCTTTTTGCCTACACCGCCGCGCGTAGCCTTGTTGAATATCTCAACAGCGAATGGAATTTTGGCCTCAGCTGAATTCATATGGTCATATTGCTCTGCAGCCATTTCCCAATAGATATGACCAAGATATGAATCAAAACTGATAGACAACGCTTCTTGCAGGATGGTGGGGATATTATTCATCTCCTCCTGCCGCTTGTTGTCACCATAGATGTTAACAGCTGTTTTTATCGCGTTGTGTACAGCCTTATTGCGCGCCCACTGCTCAGTTTCTTTTACCAACCATTCCTGATTGAATGTATTGTCATTGATATTAGAAAGAGCGGCGATTGATTGTTCAAACACATGCTCGTTGAGCGGAGTCTTCTCCAGCATAATAGACAGAGCATCAACCGAAGGGCGAGCATTATATTCTGACGAATAATCGTCAATTAATCCGAATATAATCTTCTCACCTTCATTTTCGAAATAATCGGCTTTCAGGTAAGGCAATATTTTTCTTTGGTATTCTTCATTGTAAATCAATTGGGAAAGCACGACAGATTCGAGTAACATTGGCAACTACCCCACCAAAATTTTGTTGTATTCCTGAGCGTTCTTCTGCATTAAGTCTAATAAGATACGGCCTGACACTTCAGTGAACAAGTCGTTATTTTTCAAATCATTAAAGAAAAGACGCCAAGGTTTCTTCAAAATATCCGTGGTAAAAATAAGCCGGGGTGCGTCATCAGACCATTCCCAGGATACTTTCCCAATACGGAATTTGACACCACGGAATTGGCCCTCCAAAATGTGGATGATGGATATTTGGCCTTCACCGGGGTCGATGAGTTCGTAATTAACGGGGGAGGTGACTCCCCCTCCATTGTTATTCACTGGTGTTGATAACATGGTCCATCTGCTCCAGCATGTTCGCAGGCATTACCGTACCGTTGGAAACGCCGAACATCTTTTTAACGTCATCGGCGAAGTCCGGGTTTTCCAGCAGCGGATACCAAAAGTCATCATCCATTTGACGCTTCTGATATTTCTTCTCTTTCTCCGGATCAAATCCACCTTTGGCTGTCCGGACATACCAGCCAGAAGTCGGCATATCGACATAGCCAAGCGCCCGAGAAATTTCCAGCATGCCGCTCCAACGATCAATACCACCATCATACAGAACCGTGACAGGGAGTTTGGCTTTCTCTTTAACATGGCGACCTTTCATGATGCCGATGTTGAAGTTCCACCCCAGCAGGTCTTTGTCTTCTTTTACCTGGGAACGGGTGATGAACCAAATCAGGTTAGATGATAGGAATCCCTGCTTACCGCCTTTGATGTTAGGCTCAGCATATTGGTTGCCAATTTCATCATAATACGAGTTGATCCAGACCAACACCAGCTCTTTGCTGTTGATCTCGGGTGTAATGACGCGCCAGAAGCTGTTCAGGGCGCGGGCGCGGGTCATGTCCTGGGTATCTTTGCCAGCGATGGCGTCTTCTACCTCTTTGGTGGAAGGTAACTGGCTAATAGAGTCGATGAACACGATTACTTTATCGCCTTTCTTCACTTCCTGAAGAATCTGCAACAGACGGATCTTGGTCTGTTCAACGTTATCGATCGGGACGTACAGAACACGATCCATGTCAATGCCCATGGATGTCCAATAATCGGCGTTGGCGCCCTTTTCAGAATCGGCGAATACACAGATCGCGTCGGGGAATTTATCCATGTACGCTTTGACGTCAACCAGGCCGAACATCGTTTTGAATGTACGAGAATCACCGACCATCATTTTGATGCCAGAGATCAGACCGCCATCAACACGCCCGGACCAGGCGATATCAATAAGGGGAATACCAGTCGAGCAGATAATTTTCGGGTCCAGCGCGTCTGACTGAGACAATACCGAAGCCTGATCGTCATGTTTCTTAGCAACTTTCAACATGCGATCCATTAATGAACTGGTCATTTTACTTCCTCTTGTTTGTTAATTGTGGTTAATAATTCTGCACCCAGAACCTTCTTAGACAAAATATTAATCGCTTCCTGCATCGTTTTGATGGATAATAATGAATCTTCATCCAATTGGTTCTGGTTATCATACAGGAAATGATTGCGTAAACGATAGTTATCACGCCGAACGATACACCCAAAGTTGATGTTATGATTAATCAGACGAACAATATCAGCCTGGCTAACATCTTTGGGCATAGTATGGAGTGAATAAATCGTCTCACTAAAATAGATATCCTGCAACGGCGCTGGAACAGGAATGTCCTCCGATGCCCAGCGCTCAATCAAGACGAATGCTTCAGTTGGGGAAGGTGTTGTAAATAACATCTCCGCAACCCCGCCTTCGACGTCTAACTTACAATTGAGCACCACATGCCCAAGGGGTTTCATGTGCTCAATGAAATTACTGACCGAGGTCTGAAGATTCTCGGCCGAGATGGAGATGTTAATCGTAAACATTAGAACTCCAGGGTCAGAGGGATTTCTGTGGACTTGTCGTAGTCAGCGCCGCCCGCAGCGCGCAGCCGATTACGATCATTTTTGCGTTTGTGCGCCAGCATGTAGGTCTCAATGTCGATCTCCATATAAGAACACGCAGACGACAGGAAGAACATGAGAGTCTCAACACAAGGGTCATCCATGAACTGCCCAAGGCGGTACGTCACACCTCGATGTCCAACAGCACCCAAAGCAAATGGAGTGAATTCGCGGCTATCAAGAATTTCAAATTCTTCTTCGATCTCGCCTTTGGTGCGGTCCAATAGAACGAAGCACAACATGAAATGAACCACGTCGACCAGTTCATAAACTGCGTTCGTATGGTGAAACCCGATGTCATTACCGTAGACCTTCCAATCAGCAGTCGTTTCATCGAGGAATTCTGCCCATTCACGATAAATAGAGTTGACGACTGCGTTTTGGCTCCATACGTTTTTCCACTCTTCCCCGAAGTAGGCCACGTTAGTGGCCTTTTGGAGTTCGAGCAGACTTTTAATATGATCTGCTGTTATCATTTTCTGTTCCTGTAGAATTCAACAAAATTGTTACGGCCTTCAAAGTTGTTGGCATAATCATAATCAACAACCATTTGGTCGATATAGGCCTCAACGTCATCCTCTACTATACCAGAACGATTGGGCTTTGAAATGCGCGTGATGGGACATTTAGTACTCAGCGCCCAATTATATTCCTGTGGAGTACGCAGGTCGCTCACGATATAGTGCACACCAGGGTTAGCCTCCACGAGAGGCAACTGGAAGCGTTTAAAGAACGCCAGGAACAGATCGGGTTGTACATAGCGCAAACCGCCCTTATCGTTGCCCAGATGGAGCCAGATCTGCCTTGGCGACAGGTTATGTACGTTGTCCGGATGTGAGAACGGCAGATCCTTGATGGAATCGTCTACGTCAACCGGGAGCCAAGGGTAAATGTAATTGGCCACCCGGCGTAACTCATCAGAGAAAGAAAGACGATGAACGACACGGATACCCCGGTCTGCTTCAATAATGGACTCCAGGCAGAAGTCCTTACCGGAGCGCTTGCGCCCCGTGAAAAATTCAAGATTAGGATACATCATTCGCCTTGTCCCCAAATATATTTCCGATCAACCGAAGAATGCATTAATGCTGTCCGTAAACCGTCATCAGCAATGCTGCGTTTATCGATCTTCGAATCGTTTAGGCGACACCATAGACAATAAGCCATATCCAGCATAAGCCCTTTGTCAGCATCAAACTGAGAAAGATGCTCCCGGACTTTACCAAAGTCGCTTCCGATATCGCAATGGTGTAGGACGCCCAGGAACAGGTTGCGGATGTCGTTCTGGTTCTTTACTTTGTCACGATTGAAAGACAGCAAAGAACACACCAGGCCTCCAGTAGAAGTTTGTGTTTTCCAGGTGATACCACCAAGCTGTTTACGACTTACTTCATTGTTGTAGTAATGAAGATTGTTGGAGAACAACTTGTACTGGCCGACGTTCACGCCCAAAACATTAGCGATCACTTCTTGAAGAATAGAGAATTCAATGAAGTTAATCGAAGACATTCCCCAAAGAACATCCTGGCTACGGTTGATGACAGTCATGTTCAGACAGCCGTTTGTAATAGAGAACAAAAGAGCCAGATTACAGATCATGTCCTTGGTCTTGGCTTCGCCTGTTTCATTATGAGCAGCCAAACCTTCATCAGAGTCCAGCGCCGGGTCGTAGATTGTCAGATACGCCTGGCGGGTATTTGGATTCTTGCGCAGACGGCTGATAACGCTATCCAGCTGCCCGTGATTGTACAGGCGTGGGCCATACGCGCCGCGCCAGGTTACACCATCGTCGGAGAAGTTGGCCGCGCGGGGGAGTACTCGGGAAAGGAAACGGATGTCATTGCGGCCTGACAGAACCCAGAAGGTCTCGCCAATAGCAGCCAGCGCAGATGAATTACGGCCTTCAACAGAAAGCCAGCGGTCACGGATGTCTGAGACGGTTATGGTCACGCCATCAAGAAACCGGGTGCCATCAGTATTAATCTCCGCATTACCGGGATCAGACTCAATCCCATGTTCACGGATAGCCAGGACAGCTTTCTTCAGCATGTCGTTGTTGTTTAAAGCAAAAATTTCCATCAATCAATACTCCCAAAATCACGATTGAGAAACGCAGATACGGCCTGATCAACGGTCAGACCATTAGACTTCATCATACCCGCAGGAATGTTAGGGAACAACTCTTTATGCCGCTCTCGGTGAGAGTTGACGCGCTTCCATTTCTCCAGGACGAGTTCGTGTTTGAAGTCTTCACCCCCATTGCGAGAACTCACACGCGCCAGGCATACTTCCTTGGGGGTATCCAAGAACAGAACCACAAGGCGGCGGGTCGGGCGGTTTAGACGTTCAATCCACGTATTGAGCAAGGTGGCAGGGATAATACCTTCAAAGATCACATCATACCCGATGTATTCTGGCTGCTCAGTGATTGAGACAGCGAATAGCATCTGCTCTGTGTCTTTTAGAGAGTCAACCCCTTTAGATTTAGATTTGTCATATTTGCCGACACAGATGATATTAAATGATGGGCAAACGGTCAGCATCACCTTACCATTGTGGGTCACGACATATGCCTGAGGATCATTCTCCGCCATCCAGGACGGAACGGTAGACTTGCCACTACCGTTGGAGCCTTTGACATAATAAAGCTCTCCTCTTGCCGGATATTCCCCGACAACGGCAGGCGGTTTATGGAACAAATGGACAGGTCTTTTCAACAGACCTTTGATCGTATAAGACATACAAAGCCCCAATAAACAAAAGAGGCTGCTATTATAGCAGCCCCTTCGTCTATTGAACGGAATCTGATTTAAAATCAGCCTGCGTTTTTGGCTTCTTCCAGAGCGCCCGGCAACCATTCATTGATCGCTTTAACCAGAGATTCCGCATCGGTCTCTTTGATTTTCTGGCGTTTGGTGAAAGATTTACCTTTCACGTACAGACTGAAACCCCAGCCGCCGGAAGTAATCGGCGCCAGATCGACGTAGGTGTTAGTCCGCGCATGCGGGTTTTCTTTATCAGCCAGGTCGGTGACCGGGAACTGGAACCAGCGCATATCCGGATTGACATAGCTCAGGTAAACGCCCGGAATAACGCCTGCTTCTACTGCTGCCAGGATCGCGCCGAAATTGGAAGAACGTGCGGCTTCAACCATTTCTTCGCGTTTGTTATGGCGACGTTTGCGATCTTCCGGCGCAACTGCCGGGGTCAGGTTGGTCAGCTTAGATTTCGCGGCCAGGGAAGCGTCTTCGGCGGCATTGCCACCTTCGGCCAGCGCTTCTGCCACGTTAGTGCCCAGGATACGGCGGCGGACTTCATCTGCGTTTGCCACAGCTTCTACTTCCTGCGGGTCAGCCTGTTCAGCAGTTTCCGTAGATTCTTCGGAGTTTGCAGTTTGTTCCGCTTCCGGCTGGTCAACGGTTTCTTTGGCGTCAATAACCGGAGTGGCAGCGCCAGCGCCTTCTTTCACGCCAGCAACGTCAGTCGGCTGGACTTCTTCGGCCTTCGCGCGGTCGAGAGCCTCCAGGGTTTCTTCCTGCTCTTCTTGAGACAGGGAATCGATCAGCTCAAACCCGTTGGCACTTTGCAGGACGCCGTCAAGCATACGGCGGATGGTTACGTTACCGATCAGCAGACCAGCGTCTTTGATTTCGGACTGGACGTCAGACGCAGTTTTACCTTCAATATCAAATTTCAGGCCGGACTCAATATGGAGAATGTAAGACATAGTGTAGATCCTATATGTTGTAAATCGGTCGGCTGACAAAGCCGTTTCGCTTGTTTTCAACTATACTGTAGTTTTGAAGATTGTAAACCACTTTCTATAAAAAGAATGTTCAGATAACAAACTTTCTTCACAACCCTCTATCTGAAAGAGTTCGCTTCATCATAAACCACATCGTCTATATTGAAAACTTTTTCGGCAGGCCAGCATGGTGTTATCTCTACCTGAGAAAATGCCGGAGCACAATATTTACCCGCCTGGTTGTCATACAGACTGTGCTCTATGTTGGCCAGGAGCAGATCGTCATCAACGACTTCAACTGAATGGATCGTTATCTGGTGATCATACAAGAGGAAGTCGTCAATGTGCTCGTTTCCTGAACGGAGATGTTGTAAGATATAAAATTCTATCAATGATTCTAGAACTGTATTAAGCCTCAAATACCTTCTCATAGACATCTCCAGGCGCGCGGCAGATTATTTTTTATCAAAGAAATTGGGCATTTCACTTGGTTCGGTCAATCTGAAATCACTTCCTGCGATCACGTGTTCACGAATTTGGCGAACTTTGGATTCGAAATGCTCTTCTTGCATAATCAAAGCGATAGCGACATATAACGAATCATTAATTTTGCCGAAGAACTTCGTGAGAGTACGGCAAACTTCGTCAGTGTAAACCAGGTCAGGGTGGATCTTGAACCCCTGGGTGCCACCGAAAAAGATATTGCGTTCCTTGACGATATGAACTTCATTGGATTCAATCGCGTCACGCAGGTTAGAATCACGGTTTTCAGAATCCACTAACCGCAAATCGGATTCACCAAGAGCTGATAACAGATCGTCCCTGAAGAATTCAATTGTTTGGCTTCTTGAACAGAGATATTCAACCGCATAAGAAAAACAACCCAACGTTTTGTTAGCCTTATTCTTCAAATCACTGGAGTGCGACCATCCTGTGATAAAATCCTGCACGAAGTCGATCGTTTCACTATCGCCTATACGCAGCAGGTCTTTCATATCATATTCAGCTTCTGAATCTTCGCTGATTCCCATAGCACGAATCATGGAAGCAAACGTTGGGGGCACTTTACCGTTTTTGTAGAAAGAATCCCGGCCGATTTCAAAACCAGTCTTTCCTTTAGATAACGGATGTGTTGCGTCAAGACGAGCTGGTGTAAATTCAATACCCAGAATACGATAAATAGTAGACATTGTAAAGCCTCATTGTTGAAGGGAACCCGTTCGCGAATTATCGCTGCAAACGGGTTATAGAACTAATCACTTTTTGGGTTTATGGCGCATGCGAGCATCCTTCCAGACGCTGGCCTGGCTTTGTTTCTGGAAGCGTGCAGTACGCATAAAGAGGACAACTTCCCAATATTGTGGTTCGATTTCATAAAGCTGTGTTCTGAACCGATCAGCCCTGTAAAGTTTGACACAATGTTCATACAGAGGATGGTTGGCGAACCGTTTCAATGCATCCCACGTTAATCGCAAACGGGTTTTGGAACGATATGCCCTTTCATTCCTCAATTTAATCAGGTCTTCAAATACCAAAAGCCGGAGTTTTGGTGGAAGATAATGAAGGTTAAGCCCCCACAGATAAGTCACGCCACGCTCACCAAAATTAATCCCATCCCCCTTGGCAAAATTGAAGAAAAATACCAAGGGATACATGTCCCAGTATGGCAACTCTTCTTTTGTCAGGGCATCATATTTGAAATAGAACATGCGTCCGATCATATAGCGGACACCCTGTACCGGGCGCTTGTTCTCAGCAAATGCTTTCATCATATGCTGTGGGGTCAGGTTGGCATCCTTAGACACACGTTCCATGAACCACACGTGGGAGCGGCGAATATTACGCTTGGCTTCGGCCCCGAAGTGCTGGCGGTACTTTCGGATGTAGCGCTTCACCAATTCGGGAGCATCCATTTCGGCTGGAAGCAGCAGCGGATCTTCTTCACCCATCGCATTCTTTGCCATTTGTCAACTCCTATAAATACCTTCAGATCTATTATTTAAGTGGAGTCCTCATCGTGGAAGACTATCGCAATTTTATTACACAGATGTTGCAGCGCGGTCTGTCAAGGAAGAACAGATTCCAGGTGACTATCCCCTTGCCTGCAGGCATCTTTGACTCTAATGCTACATTAGCCAATGATGGTCAAGCGTACACCTCAGATACAACGTCATTTGGTGACTTGTTCCGTTCCACAGCGCGTATCGTAAACGCATTCTTTGGAGGGACAAACCAAACTTCTCGTTCTCTCCAAATGATGTGTATGGTCGCTTCATTACCTGGTGTCGGTATCGACACGACACCTATGAATAATAACGGCAACCATATCAAAATGCCGAATAACAAATCAAACGTTGATTTGGAACTCTCATTCCTTTTGGCCAATGACTATTATGAAAAGTCTGTTATGGACAAATGGAAGAATTTAATCTTCGATCCTCTCACTACAAAGATGGGTTATTACGAAGATTTTGTAACCGATATTTGCATTGAACAATTGGACACAGAAGATCAGGTTGTCCATCGGGTTTATATTGTTGAAGCGCATCCTGTAAACTTCTCGTCTATTGAACTTGACAAAGGCGCCACAGATCAATTTAACCAATACAATATTTCATTCTCATACAACAAAGTCCTATCGGAGACAGAATATGAAACACGCAGCCTCGCCAGCGACTTTCTTCCTCTGGGTATTGCTGATGCTCTTGCTTCCGGAGATTGGGAAACCGCTGCGTCAAAGGCCGGGCAGCTTTATAAGAAGCTCGAGCAAGGCAACTTCACGGGTGAAGCCCTTCTTGCCTACAAGCAACTCGATCAATTGGTAAACAATATGGCGGGAATAAGCCTGGCCGACTTCGAGCGCATCTCTATCGGCATCCAGAGGGATATTCTCGGCAATGACAACCTGACGGCATCTGAAAAGAGTAGTCTATTGGGGATGTTGAAGAGAGTCGGCAGTAATTAAAAAGCCCCCGAAAGGGGCTTTTCTTATTTGTCGTTACCACTTACGGTAGTCAACTTTTTGTATTCTAGGCGGGCGGTATATTCAAACGCCCGATAGATGAGAATTGCGATGGCATACAACACAGCGGTTATAATATGTCCTGTCAACGCCACTACAACGAATATGATCGTTGACTCTGTATTACGCCACGCATATGATGTCTTTTGACCCAATAATTTTTCTTGCTTCAGAATGGATTTACCACCTTCCGCCAAAGTGAACAAAAGAAATATAGATAACAATACCAACAACACGATGTTGACGTAAACCAGCGCCACCCCAAGACCATCAAATGGTGGGATTCCGATATCGACATAACCGGAAACCAGGGACACAACAACCAGGATAGATATCAGAATAGAGCAAATTTTTACGAAGATGGATTTCATGATATAGGATCTCAATAAAGCCCCCGAAGGGGCTTTGTGTTGTTATTCACGTTTCAGGAATTGCTCGAACTCGTCCAGAGACGACGTATGCTTAGCATCAGCGCCAGTAGAAGAAGGAGTCTGAACGCTCTGCTGCGCTTGCGACGGCTGAGATTGCTGCTGGTTCAGGCTATCCTGGGCCGTCGGGCGTTGCGGTTCCTGATGCACCGGAGCCGTAGCGACAGTTGCTGCACCACTTTCTACCAGTGGCTGGCTGTCCGGGATAGCCAGGGCTTTACGCAGACGCTTTTCCAGTTCTTCGTACGATTTGAAGTTGGCCGGGTTGAAGAACTCAAACAGGCTGTGTTCTTTTTCCCAGATGTCTTCTTTGTACTTGTCGCCTTCTTCACCTTCGCCGCCCAGGGAAGAAACCGCATCCCATTTCACGTTATCCATTAGTGGGACGAGACCTTCCCAATTTCCGAATTTGCGTTTCTCACCAACCAGGTTAAGAATCAGGTTGGCGCCGCCCCACATATCAAACGGATCAAACTTCGGATCAGTAGCGAATTTCGGGTTCTGGGCCGCGTCTAAAAATTTCTTAATCGCCGGGCCGAATTCCAGCAGGAACACCTTACCGTTGTTTTCGGGGGCGTTAACATCCTTGATCACCAGAATGTTGGCATAATACTTGGTGTTCGGGAGACGACCTTTGAGAACCTCTTTCAGTTTTTCGTCGTTGGTCTCTTTTTGTTGCGCCCACAGCGGACGATCATGATCACGCACCGGATCTTCGTGGCCGAAGGTCTGAGGAGAGTTTTCGATGTACCAGCCGCCCTTACCTTGGAAGGAATGACGCATGATCATCGCAACCGGGGTGAGAATCTGCTCAGCATCGATCTTGCCTTCTTCCTGTGCTTTCAGATCTACCAGCGGGATAGGGAGAAAACGGATGATGTTTTCGGAAATACCTTCCTTGTTCCAGGTCCATTTCCAGATACGCGGATCCTTTGCTGCAGCCGAACGCTGGCCCTGTTGTTCCAGACGTTTTTGCAGAGCGTCAGATTGCTGACCACGGGATTGCTTCAGACGATCAAATAAGCTAGACATTCTTTCTTTCCTCGATAGTATCGCCCCAGGGGGCTATTCTGTACACAATATTTCTTTCACAGCGGGAGTAATTATACCCCCGCATATTTGATTGATTTAACCGCGAAGTAATTGTTCTTTCGGGTTAATCTCAATAATATCGAACACGTCAGACAAAGTGCGTTTGGCATCGGTGTGAGTGTGGTATTCCACAACATACACACCGCCTTCCGGAGTCGTGAATTTGATCCGGTCAGTTTGGTCTTCGTGCTCGTTAAGACTACCCACACGCCAGCGGGTAACACCAGGCAAGAAGCCTTGGGCCTTAATCAATTTGTAGACTTGTTCTTTAGTCATTTTAACAACCTATAAAATTTTCTTGGATTTCAGTTCACCTTTCAACAAACGAGCATCAGCGCACTCAGCTGTTAAACGGGATAACAGAGGCGGTGTAATCATCTTGCGAATCTTAGATTCCTCGATATCATACTCTTCGCACACGCTGGCCATTGTTTCCAGGAGGCTTTCCCTGGTGGTCTGCGCGCGCATCAATACCATCTCTGAAAATGAATCAGGCGTCAACACCTGAGCGATTTGTCCGTCAGACATCGATTGTGTTCCCCTTACCCGATGTCTTCTTGATCTGCCGAAGAACATCTTTGAACCCGTCCGGAGCAGATTGAGGACCACGGACACCGGAAACGATTTTTGGAGCGCCAATTACCATAGAAATCTGACCACCACATTCGCTGCAGGGATCAAGTTCAGGAGTATGGCGCTCAGCACAGGTCTTGCGCTGGCTGAAAGAATGACCACATCCTTTGCATGCATAATCATAGAACGGCATGGATGGCCTCCATTACATATCGTACAAATAAGATAACCGCAAACAGCATTGTGGAAAACAAAACGATTGTGACCGAGCGTTCGCGTAAATGAACATATTTGGACAGATATTCGCTCTGTTGAGCAGCCCGAATATTCTGGTCTTCATGCGGTGTCACAGAATAATACGATATTTGCATCGCCAACGAAGACAAGAATGTCAGCATCGCCTTTAACCAAACGAACGCCGTCGCCATCAATAATGCGAACGTGATAATATTCGCTAATAACCAATAATCAACCATTGTGCACCTCAGAATTAAATTCGGGATGATTCTCTTTGAAAGCAGAACCGCCTACCATATTGGCAAACCCATCGACAAGATCATCGATTGGCTTCGGATCTTTAACTTCCAACATATCCATTATACCGCGCATGTTAACGTTGAACAGCTTCTCGAAGTGGGCTATCATAGCAAGTTTGTCAGCAGTGCCCTTACCTGTGAAATTCTTTTTGGTATAAGAAGGAGTGATGATTTCGAATTCCATATTATTACGGCGCATTGCTTGCTTCAAAAGAGAAGTGTTCTCAGCGGTTTGGCATATGTTATTGGAGTTCTTAGAGTTGCCCATCGCATAACCTTCGAGGGTAATGAAATCAGGTTTCTCTGTAAGAAGAACAGCTTCTGCCCATTTGGAAATGTTATAGAATCTTTCTTCAGGGGAGGAATATGCAGGTTGCTTCATAATGCTGATGTTCGGTCGAATAGGGCGACAATATTTTTCTACCGTGTAATATGCATAGAAGCGAAGGGAATTAAATTCCAAAGGATCTTTGTCGTCCCAGACACAAATCGCCGGGCAACCATAAGAGTAGTCAATTCCGCAATATTTCATAAAAATACCCATAACATAGTTTCATTGGTGTTATGGGTATTTAGACCGATTTATCGGGTGACGATTTTGCTATCCGGCAGGATCAGGCGCGGCTTGATGCTTTCCTGCTCTTTCTGCATTTCACGGATGGTGTTCAGAAGAACACTAGTTTCAACGTGGCGTTTCACTTTACGCGCTTCATCGCCATAAGCGATCTGTCCCTGAGGATCCACATAATGGCCGGTACAGATAAGCAGTTTGTAACCGATTTCACTGATCGCTTCGTTAATGTCCATCACTTCGGAACAGAGGGATTCGGCTTCAACGCCCATGTTCGGTGAATAACGAACAGAACCGCTTTCCAGGATCTCTTTATCGATCATGATCATCCCGGCGACGGTTTGGATGACCGGATTACCCATGTCGTCGGTTTGGAATTCATCGAAAATACCTTCAAACCCTGGTGCGACTTCACCTTTATCGTTGGTGACGACGGCCTTTAGGCGATTGATGATAACTGTTTTCAACTGCTCAAGATCGGCGCGTTTTTCGTTTTGCATTACTATTCTCCAGTTCGTAGTCTCGTTCTTTCACATATTCATATACACGGGAATTGATTTGTTGGCTATTGCCAGTCGTACTTTTAACAACCCAACCACTTGTGAGGACATCCATAATAACGGACGCTTGGCCTTCTTGAAAATAACTTTTAATCGTTTGAAGGCGTCTTCTTTTATGAAAATACGGAATGATCTCTCCGATCACGATGCAATCGGGATAATATTTGTGTAATGTTTCAATATTCCTGTGCACACCCACGGGTATAACGTCTTCATCCTGAATAGGACTATAGACAGGATCTACGACAATGACATTAAATCCATATCTCAATAAATCTTTTGTTCCCAGTTTACCAAATTTCATGTCATCTTTAGACATCGCGATGGTGTCTACACCCAAATGTCTCGCATAATCCGACAGGAATAAATAGAAATCAGTACCAGCATCAGGATGAAGTATTGTCAATTGCTCTCCGATCTGGCTAAAACAGAAACCATGCATTTTCGTTCCTCACTATAAATATCTGTACAATATACCGTGGAGATACATTATGAATTTACCATCATTGCCTCGTACAGAAAGAACGCTCAAAAGCCAATTTTGGCCTACTGTTATCAAGTATCGCGCGTTTACTGCGGGGCAACAAACTTCTTTACTTCAGGTGGCTGACCCAAACACTCCTGATGATGAACGTATCGCAACGATGGAATCATTATTTTCGTCTTGTGTAGACGCTGGGGTTCCATTTTCCAAACTCCCAATCGGTGTTGTAGAAGAAGTTTTCCTTCGGATGCGTTGTATATCAATCGGTGAAGTAATGAAAATCCGGTACAAATGCAACAATCAGATCAAAGTTCCTTCGGTTGATCCTGATTATCCTGGGGACAATTTAGAAGCATGCGGTCAAGAACTCGTTGTGCCTATCCCCCTGGACAAGGTGGCGGCGCGGGGCGTCGAGGGGTTTACAGAATGCTTCGACCTGCCGGGCGGCTATCACATCAAGATGCGTCAACCATCCTTCTCTGATGCTGGAGTGCTTCAGAAAGTGGTTTCTATCGAAGAGAGCATTGCTACATTCATCGATTGTTTGTATGACGATGACGGTCAGGTTTGGCGGTTTGATGATCCTAATGAACCGGGTATTGATCCTCAGGTAGCAGTTGCTCGTAAGAAAACTCGTGATGAGTTTGTACAATGGGTTGGCGATAACCTGGAAACGGATATTATCCAGAAAATTAAAGACGATTTCTTTTCCAAAATACCGCGCATTCATTTTGAAACCAAGATTAAGTGTCCTGGTTGCGGTAAAGAGCATAAGATCGAATTTAATAGTCTTGAAGAGATTTTCATTTAATTTTTGAAATTGATTTATTATCCTACTTCGTGATGTGTGACGAATTAAAGTCACAAGGCTATAGCATATTTGAAATAAGCGAATTAATGCCCTGGCATCTTGATATGCTTACAGAGACATTGAAAGCTCGTCTTGCTAAAAAGAACCAAAACCCCGCATGAGCGGGGTTTTTATTGCTTATTTGTTTTACAGGTCTATTTGTTGTTTCTTGAACGCAATTTCTTATAATGTCATTGTTCTTGAACAAACTCCTGGCTTCTAAGCTATTGAATGTTTAGGATGGAATAAAAATCGTTTTTCTACGGACATTCTGTGCTGTATGGTTGTTTCCTCGCCTTATGCCTCCCTGGCATTGGAAGGGCGCTGTCTGCGTAAGACGGTCTTTCACGAGCAACGCGAGTTGAAATAAATCAAATACAACGGATGCTGACGCATCCTATAATATTATATTCGACAGAGCATAAATATCTTCAACATCCTCTACACATTTGGACATCACTATGTTAGAAAATATGCGTTGGTTTTATGGGCGCGTTGAAGACGTGAATGATCCCGAAGAAAACGGGCGCGTTGCCGTCCGTGTATACGGCGTACACACCCAAGACACTACTCTCCTGCCTACTGAGCTGTTACCATGGGCTGTGCTCATGATGCCTGCAACAAATGCGTCCTCGGCAGGTTTAGGCTGGTCTCCGACTGGTATTACTGTCAACAGTGAAGTCATGGGGTTCGCCCTTGACGAAGCATACCAGAATTTGAGAATAGCATGGGTGTGGCCAGCAGCCAACCAGGTTAATGGTTCTGACACCAACCCATTGGCACTCGGTCAGGTTGTGCAATCTATTGAACGTCAAAAATATAATGCTGTTACAGATGTTCCTGTAAAAATAGAAGACGAACCTCAACCTGACCCAGAGCCGCCCAAAGATGGGTATGATCCTGAAAAATGGATGACTGTCGCTCGAGGCGAATTGGGTGTGAAAGAATATGCTGGTAAATTCAACAACAACCCAAGAATTGTAGAATATCACAAAACCACTTCTCTTGGAGCATCTGAAGACGAAGTGAGTTGGTGTGCTGCATTCGTTGGTTGGGTTCTCCTCCAGGCTGGATTCACATCTACACGATCTGCTTTGGCCCGTTCATATCTTCAATGGGGTTCTCCTTTGTCTGAACCAAGATATGGAGCAGTGGTCGTATTCCGCCGGGGGAACAACCCGACTTTTGGTCATGTCGCGTTTGTTCAGAAGTTTGATGCGAATTATGTGTGGTGCCTTGGGGGCAACCAATCTGACAGCGTGAAAGTCAGCCGTTTCAGTCGTTCTTCGGTTTTGGGTTATCGTTGGCCCGGTCCAGCGAACACGAAGGCGGCTGCTCCAGCACAGCAAAACAGCAAATGGTCTGAACCTATTCCTGATCGCACCCCAAAAGTACAAGAGACCCCGCCGCCATCTGGTCGGGTACAGGATATTGATAACACAGGTGAAACCATAGTTCCATCTGCTGGCGGTTCGGTGTATCCATACAACAATGTTATGGCTTCCCGTTCTGGTCACATTATGGAAGTAGACGATACGCCTGGTGGTGAGCGTCTCCACTGGATGCACCAATCGGGTTCCTATAAACAAATGTTACCGAATGGTGACGTGGTCAATAAATCAGTAAAAGACCACTATGATATTGCGATGTTCGACAAAAGATATTATGTCGGTCGTGACCACAACCTGACTGTTGGTGGGACGGAAGTTCAGCGCAAGACAGGCGAAGTTTATCATCTTCATTCCAGCAATCATTCACACGTGGTTGCCGGTACGTCTTTGATGAAATATTCTCAGCTTGCCGAAATCCAGGCGCAGAATATTTTCCGTATCGTTTGTCAGATGTTAGAAGTGTCAGGTACGTTGAAGGTTCCTAAGATCCTCGTGTCCGAGATCATCGCTGACAAATTGACGGTAGCCCAGACCATCGACGGTAATATCAAATATGCTGAAGGCGCGGGCCGGGCCAGTTCTCTTAGTGGTGCAACCCCAGCGTCACCGACAGGGCCGGGCACTATCGATATCAAACCAGAACTGGAAGACAATGGCGGTAATTTTGGTTCCAGCCAATAACCCCATACGATTACACCAGGAGAGGCGGATAATGCCTCTCCGTGCTGCTGAGGGAGCCTAAACATGAAAGATTATAAAGATGTGGACCTAAAATTTGGGATGCATCCTGTTACCAAAGACGTCACGATGAAATCTGGAAAATGGGCTGTGTTACAGTCTGTCCGGAATATTGTTATGTCGTCGGCAGGCGAATGGCGGACTCTACCAGACATGGGTGCTGGCCTTTATGGGATGCTCGGGGAAAACACGACACCGACTATTCAGGTGGATGTGAAGAACAAAGTTGAAGATGCTATTGCTCTTTATGAACCGAGGGCAGAACTACAGTCTGTCGAAGTATCTCTGTCTGATGACTACCATTCCCTGGCAGTCACCATTACGTTTAACGTCGTGAATGATCCTGAACCGATTACTGACACCATCTGGTTACAACGGACCAACTGACGGCGCAACGTCATAAAACATAAAATGCGATATCAAGTACATGTAAGTTGATTTGCCAGCAGGTATCTGTATTACCACAGGCTTGATATCGTATAACCGAATTGGTGGTTTTAATTTGAAAATGAAACCCAATTCCATGAGAGTGTTAGCCTCAATTGGCATTTGAGCATTATAGTCCATTGCCCAATACGCATCATCCCGAAATGAGCAACTCATACAGCGCCCGATATCTTGTCCATTATGTTTTAACGGAACTTCCATGCCTTCTTCAAGCATCTGTTTCATGATTTGAAACGGAACAAGAGAATCCACAGGAAGACGGAATTGGGTATTCAAGACTAAATCTCTCATAGCGGCTTACTCCACTAATGTGATCACAACCATATTTAAGACTGTGTCCTTTGGTACACCAGTTTCTTCATCGTGAAGAGTAGAAGCCACAAGGTGAACGTCAGAGATAAAGTTGTCAATATGCACACTTGACAAGAACGGGCGGTGCTGGGAAACCGGACGATTCCGTGTCACATATTCCTTCAGAAGAACAAAGAATTCGCAATTTGTCGTATCAATACGAAGAAATCTTTGTTCTCTGGTGGTTCGCAACTCGGTGGCCTTGCCCATATATTGCAATTTGCCCGTTTCCCCAAACCGGTACATGACATCCACTTCTGATTTGAATATCTCTCGTTCAATGAGGGCCGCTGGAGACCAACAAATCTGTTCTTTGTCTTCAGGGTATAAAGTGTCGATGACCAACGGGAGTTGGATGTATCCAAAATGATGACCGGGATTGCGTAAGATGATGTTCGACATGATGTAGTTCCTGCTATTCAATATTTGGTATGTACAGGAAGTATAGGTCTGGCTTTTTCAAAAGTAAAGCCCCCTTTTGGGGGCTTGATATGATCAGCGTTTAACGCTTGCGGCGAGACCAGCAACGTCGGTCACAGTCTGGTCAGCGAGAACGATAACAGGCATTGACATGCGTTGTTTGCCCGTCAGAGCTTGTAGATCTTCCAACTTGTAGTCCTTTTCAAGTTTGAGGATACGATGCTCAATACCGCGAATGCGACAGATGTTCTCAGCTGTAACACACTGTGCACAACCTTGTTTGGAATAGATCGTAATCATTTCTCACCTTTATGCAAATTTAAGACCGTCAGATACTGAACCAGTCAGTATGCCCATCAGATAATCAGGAGCTTCTGCTTCCTGCAATGCGTATTGCATTGTAGTATTATCTAGCCAGTCGTTAATCCACGGCACCGGATTGTCTTTGCGCGGTTCCCCAGGATACGGATGGCCAATCGCACCCATACGATGTGTCGCCAGCCAGTCAACCATCTGATGAAGGATCTTGGCGTTCAAGCCCAGGATAGAACCTTCTTTGAACAGATAGTCAGCCCACTGTTTTTCCTGATTCACGACATCCATGAACATCTGCGTCATCTCAGCACGAAGTTCTTCACGAATGACAGCAAAGTCCGGATCCATCAACGGAAGACGATTCAGGAATGTCTGAGTGAGGATCAGGTGGTCCTGCTCGTCGCGGGCGATCTGGCGAATGATCTTCGCATTACCTTCCATCTTTTGAAGGAATTGGACGAATGCCCAGGAGCATGCAAAGGAAACGTAGAAGCGGATGCCTTCCAGCGTGTTGGCAGCAAACAGGGATCGCCAGAATGACCGCTTGGCATTCATGATATCTTCACGGGTGAAGATCCGGCCCGCCATACGCATCCCCGCCCAGCGCACAGATTCATCGTAGCAGGTGCTGATTTGGTGTGCACAATCAACAATTTCAGCTACGTCCAGCACATGGTCAAACACGATGCCGGGATCATTGACCGTGTTGCGTAGGATATGGGTATAGGACAGAGAGTGAATTGCCTCTTGGCGGGTCCATTCCAGGATAGCGAACTGCGCCTCCGGGGTAGAAGCCCAGGCACCGAATGCTTCAAACGGGGCCGCGCCCTGGATAGAGTCCAGCATGGTCTGCCGTTTCAGGTTGGAGAAATAGATATGCTTTTCACCATCGCTTAGAGTGGCAAAATCTGCCTTGTCTTTGGTGATGTCTACTTCTTCCGGGCGCCAAAATTGGCTGAGGCCTTTTTCATACCACTTCTGTACAAACGGCCAAGCAACAACGTCATAACGCTGTATTGATACCGGATCACCAAAGAACGGGAGTCCCTGGTTATTCGATGTCGGGTCGAATACGGAAAATTGCTTTTGTGTATCGCTCATGTTATTCTTTGCCTTTTGGTTCATTTTTGATGATGTAGTCGTTCAGGATATCCAAATCAATGCCAGTTTCAGACTCACAATGGTGGTCTTCAATGTATGCTTTGATGTTTAGGACCGCATTCTGGGCATCTTCTTCTGACATGATACCAACGTCAAGATAAAATACCTGTCTGTTTTGCTGATCTGGTGGCAGTTTGTAATTTAATGGGGTCGCTGACACCATTTCTGAACCGATACCTGGTCGATAATCCTGAATATTTTGGAAGACGTTTTTAGCCTCTTCAATAGTGTCGTGAAACAAAATTTCTGCCTTGATATTTGGGATAATCAAAAGCGTTTGATATTTCATGGTGCCTCCATGGATAATGGGGTGAATTGCTCCACCCCTGATGATATACGATGGTAGACTATAGACCTAACTTATACGACACAGGTATCACAAACTTCTTCAGCTGCTTTCAGCTCCTCGTCTTCCTTGGAGTCTTTGTTTGTGTTGTAATATAGAGTCTTGCCACCCCACATATAGAAGGATAAGATATCCTGCATCATCTTGGCGCGGGGGATCTTGCCTCCCGGGAACTTCTCGGGATCATAGAAGGTATTGGTACTGATAGATTGGTCAACCCAGCGCTGGAACACCGCCGCCGTCTTCAGATAGTCGATACATTCCATGTTCCACTTGAGATCATAGATAGGCCCAAGGGTTTCGACATCCGGCACGATTTGCTTGTAGATGCCGTCCTTGCTTGCCTTAATGCTCACCAAGCCTTTCGGTGGCTCAATCCCATTGGTAGCATTCAGCACCTGCGAGGAGCTTTCAGTAGGGGCTATCGCCAACAGGGTAGCATTGCGGATACCAAATTTGGCGAGCCTATTTTTTAACCCATCCCAATCCAGACCGTATGCGTCCCCAACAGGCTTTTTGCCATTAGGAAGGAGGTCCAGTGGCAGAGGGGCCAGGTCAGCTGTTACCATACCGCTTGAATGGATTGTTTCTTTACCACACGGGCCAAACATTTCCGCCAGCTTATTAGATGCCTTGACCAGATAATAGTGAAGATGCGCCATCCATTCATCGATCAACTGTAACCCGGCGGGCGAACCATATCCGGTGAAGTTCCGCGCCAGGAAGTGAGCGACGTTGACAACACCGATACCCAGAGGACGATATTCCTTAACAGCCAGGCGGGCTTGGCGGGCCGGGTAATCTTGGTATTCCAGGAGCATGTCCAGCGCGGACACTAATACGAATGCCACATCTTCCATTTCCGTCGGCTCATCGAACGCCGTCAGGTTGAATGACGCCAGAGTACACAGAGCGATACGACCACTTTCATCATCGTATTGTTGGAATTCACGAGTCGGCAACGCGATTTCCAGACATAAATTCGAGCTGTAAATCGTGTCGAGGTTGAACGGGCTATACATGTTCATGTGATCAACGAATGCGATGTAAATGCGCCCGGTATCGGAACGCTGATCCAGCAACATCTGGAATACTTCTTCAGCCTGGAGTGTCTTGGCTCGACATAACCCGGCGTCTGCTGCTTTGATCATGTTGTCGTACAGAGTACGGAATTGATCCACGTCGCTGAAATACGCCTCGTACATATCCATGTTGTCTTTCGGATCGAACAAATACAGAGGTTGTTTGTTGACCAGACGTTCAAACATGACGCGGTTGATCTGAACACCATAGTCGATACGGCGCTCGCGGTTTTCTTCCGTACCACGGTTGTTCTTCAACACAACGACATCGTCGAACTGGTAATGCCACAGCGGGATATAAGCTGTAGCAGCACCACCGCGAATACCGCCCTGAGAGCACGACTTCAGTGCCCCGGTCAGATATTTGATGAATGGCACCAGACCAGTGTGGACCATCTCCCCGCCCCGGATAGGACTGCCGATACCGCGAATTGCACCAACGTCGAAACCGATGCCAGCACGCTTGCTCACATAGTCTACGATAGATTTGGCTGTCGCGTTGATGGAATCCAGCGTGTCGCCAGTTTTGATCAGAACGCATGAACTGAACTGACGGGTAGGAGTACGAACGCCTGCCATGATAGGGGTCGGAAGACTGAATTTGCCTGTGCTGGCATAATTGTAGAACTTTTTGATCATATCCAGGCGGCTGGCCTTGTCCCAATTAGAGAACAGCGCCATAGCAATCGCCATATACATGACCTGAGGAGTTTCACAATAGACTTTCTTGTCTTTTTGAGAACGGTCACGCAACAGGTACTTCTCAGTCAGCTGGCCCATGGCCGCCCAGGTGAAGTTCTTATCGCGTTTGTGGTTGATGGTGGCCTGAAGTTCATCAAACTCTTCAGTGGTGTACAGATCCAGGAATTCCCGGTCGTATTTGCCGAGTTTGATGTTCTTGACAAAGATATCCAGAAGATGGGGCGGCTTGTACTGGCCATAGGCGATTTTGCGGAGATCGTATGACTTCAGACGCGCTGCGACATACTGATAGTTCGGCTTTTCTACAGAGATGAGAGACGCAGCCGCCTGGATAAGAATATCCTGGATGCGGTCGGTTCTCATATTATCGGTGAATTGGATCTTTGATGCTGCAATCACCTCTGACATTGAAACCCCGTCCAGCCCATCACAAGCGCGGTCAACGACGGTGTGAAGTTTTTCAATATCAAAAGGGACAGAAGATCCGTCCCGCTTTATGACGTTAATCATAGCGATCCTCGGTTTGTGTTATATGCAGGTTGTTATTATACGCCGCCCTCGCAGATTGAAGGCGGCGGGGAATGGTGATGAGGTATTTAAATGTCGTACAGGTCATTGACCTCAAGCATCAGACGAGTGAAATTGCCGCGACCATTACGATCATCTTTGTTGAACTCGATGATGCTGAAAGGTTGAACCCAATCAGGATATGCATCACCCGGTTCTACACCGTGAACAGCCAGAGTACCAGCTTCCAGTTTCTGGTTGAAGTCACGGAATGCTTTGACATACGTGTCAAGGGCGCTGTCACGCAAACGTTTGTTAGATTGCTTGATGTCGCCATTGACGAAAACGTAAGTCGAGTCTGAAGATCTGGTGAGAAGGTTCTTCAGCTGCTCCATGTCGCATTCTTGAGCCTCTTCGATAATCAGGAAGGCATCGTCAAAGGTCATACCCTTGATAGTCTCCAGATCCTGAATTTCGATGATGTGCTTCTCCCACAGATAGTTGAAGAAGCCATCGCTGCCGGTATCAGTCTTCAGCACCTTCTTGAAGGTTTCGATCAGCGGGCGCAGATACGGGACGAGTTTTTCATACGTGTCGCCGGGGCGGAACCCCGCAGTCTGTCCGGTTGGCAACGGCGAACGAGAGATGATGATTTTACTGACACGGCGATCAATAAGATGTTTGATAGCAGCGGCAGCACCGCAATAAGATTTGCCCGTACCAGCAGGTCCGATTGTGATGGTCAGATTGTTTTCAAGGGCAGATTGGTAGGCGAGATTCTGGTTGTCAGAGAGGCCATGGAATGGAGCGATTTTGAAATCACCTTTAGAGAACTTCATCCATTCGTCTTCGCGCTGGGTTACTTCTTTCTTGCGCGCTGATTTGGTCTTACCAGCTGGCTTCATGGATACTACTTTGCTCGCAGATTGCATGTGAACCTTCCTATTTCTACAGGGGTTATCTCATCACCTTTAATTAAGCGACGCGCCCAGCATAACTCTGTCATAGATAAAGAAAAAGGCCGTTTCCGGCCTTCGACTAACTGAATGATTTGTATGCTGCAGCCAGCTTGGTGTCGTACTGGTTCTGTGCATACGCCGGGCCATTGTAACGCCGAGCAAACTCAGCCCAATTCTTGTCCTTCAATGCTTTCCACAGATTGGCATCAGCCTTGATGAACTTGACAAATGCCATGAGCTGAGCACGTTCACCAGTGAGAAAATCGTTGAACATCTCCTCGGCATTGGCATATCCGCAAATAACGCAGTTGAACCCCATGATCTGGAATAACCCGTAGGAAGCGCTCTCGTAGGCGCAATCTTTATCGATCGCTATTGCACCATGGAGTCGTTCCAACTCCGCGTCTCCACCTGTATATCCCCCGGCTTTGGCGTTAACCAACGTCGGGTAAAGCTGGGCCAGGGCATTGGCTTTCGCCTGACCGAACTTGGCATTCAGCTTTTTGTACATGATGTGGCGTTCAAACAATGTCTTAATCTTTCCAGACTTGGTGAAGCCAGTACCGCGCGATTCAACTTGATTGACCGCCTTGATGCTGGCAAGATCAACCGACAATTCACGAGCAGCATCAATCAAGTCAGCCTCAGTCAGATGATCCTGATGAGACTCCCCTGCGTTACGAATAGCATACATGGTCTTAGGGCCAGCAATACCATCAACGACCAGTCCGGCACCTGCCTGAACTGCTCTGACGGCGTTGTCAGTCGCTTTACCAAAGATGCCATCGGCAACCAGATTGAACCCGATTTTGTTGAGACTGGTCTGAAGATTCTTGACTTCCAGACCTTTGCTGCCGATCTTTAAAATGGCCATAAGAAAATACCTCCGCAATGTTTGCAGAGGTATTTAAAGTGAAAGTGAATGAGGGTTGGGCTTTATCAGCGCCGGACGACCAGAGGCTTGTCTTCGTTGTACGCTAAACGCAGTTCCTCGTCATAGCCATACTTCTCAAACACGGCGACCAATTCAGCCTGGAACGCCTCAAAGTTCTTATTCGGGATCCGCTTGATGAGCCATTTGGCGCCTTCGGACAGCTGGACTTCATTACTCATCTGTTTTCTTCCCAAGTTTGCCGACTGCCACGGCTATATCACACACGACTTCTTTCGGATCTTTACAGAATCCAGCAGAAATACCAGTTGAATAGTCAAATGCATTCGGAATATCTGGATTAATTTCCGACGGTTTCAGTTTGTGAATCTGAAGCGCAATATTGTTGATACACATCTCATAAGCAGTCATCATGACCTCCACCAAATTTATGGAGGGGAGTTTCCTCCCCCGTCGCGGTTTACGCCAGGCGCTCGATCATGTTCTGTACTTCGATCAGAGTCATTTTGCCCATTTTCACATACTGGGATTTAGAATCACCGCCGACCGCGTTCAGGATATCTGTGTTATCGTAACCTTTCTTCGGGAATACCATCACCGAGTAGGTTCCGTTGTTCAGCGGGTTCAGCTGTACGCGGCCTTTGCCGACGTTCAGGGTGCCATAGGTTTCGGTCTTCGCTTCCACGATGTGGATGTTCAGGCCGAACATTTTCAGCATGCTGACTTTGTCAGAGGATTTAGTCACTACCGCCTGGTCAACCACAATCTGGTCTTTCATGGTGAAGCCGCAAGCGACTTCAGTTTTGCCGCTAATCAGGTTCATGAAGGAGGTCTTACCGCCCTGGAAACCGGCTTCCTGTGCAATGCGGAACATTTCTGCTTTGGAAACTTCGGTGTTCAGTTCGAAAGATACAGAGCCGTTGGTGATGATGGTTTTGATAGTTTTCATGTTAAATCCTCATTATGTAGTTGGTGCTTTTCACTTTTCATTCGGCGGGGTGTTGTTTACCGCCCTATGTGAACTATAATAGGCCAGCTTTATTGAAGAGTAAAGTCTTTTTCAATAAAAATTTAAAATATTTTTGAATTATTTTACGAGGCCTCGTAGATAGAGGCCTGGAGGGAAGAATTATTTTTGTTCGCGTAGTTGCTTCAGATAGTTTCTTGCCGTATCCATCTGATCAGCATCAGGCTGACACGCCCCAGAATCAACTACCCCATTACGCCAACCATGTACGAAACTCGGTGATTCATAACCACTGAGAACATATCCGGCTCGGGCTTGCTGGTATCCCCGGAGGATCTCCTGGTCATCCAGTTTATCAAGTTCTTTCATATCCATCACACTTTCCTCAAATCGGCAAATCGTAAGGAAGCCGCAAGTCCCTGGTAGACATTGTCGGCCATAATTTTCAGAAGATCACGGATAGGGATATTCCCTTTGCTCGGGTTCACCATATCGTTGATATCCTTCCAACGTATCTCTCGCGGGAACAAAACGATCTTGACACCCTTGTCGATCATCTTCTGTATGCCATCACAGACCTGCGGGTTTCTATATTGGTTGTCAGGCACATAGATGTCCCCCTTGGCGCTCAATAGATCGGCATCTGCGGTCGCCAGGCAATTTGGTAAGAAGAGACTATCCAGCGGCCCTTCAACTACCAACTTCACCCGGTTCATCAAAATGCGTTCTTCTCCATAGACCTTTGTGTCTTCATTGCGCGGTTTGACAGTTGCATACCGCAACATCCCTTCTGGGAGGTTATCACCAAATGCGCGCCCTTGGACAATCTTCATTCGACCGTCCTGAGTCCAGAAGGGGATAACCAATCTGGGGTCATCAGGGATCTTCTTCTGCTTCTCTGGATCAGTCTCGAAATTGAGAAGATCCTTCCGGAAGTTCTCACTGAAATATAACAAAGAGAGAGCGCTCTCCGGCATTCCCCTGCCTTCCACATATTGGCGAGCAAAATGTGTTGGGTCAAGAAGATCTAGTCGGATCATATTGCCGAGGTGGTCCTCATCCCGCTTCGCCACTTGTTGACCGATACGCGCCGTCTGTGTCAGTTTCTTCAGGGGTGCCAGCTTTTGCACCGGGCGGGCGCGGGTATCCCCCATGACCTTAAACTTCTCCATGCTGTACTCACTGTACAGACGGTCATCGAATTTCTTCAACCAGAACTCAAAAGCCCAACCGCTCATCTCATTACAGTTGTGGCACTTGAACCGATAGACATCGTCATCATGGTCATAGAAGAAGTGCCCACGGCGCTTGGACGTGCTCTTTTTGGAGTCCCCACAGAGAGGGCAACGGAACTTGGCGACGGCTCCTACGCGCTCCCATGAGAAACGTTCCAGGCGCGGTGCCAGGTAATTTATGAATTGCTCGTCAAGAAATTTCATCAGATGTTTGGCCTCTGGAATACCTCATTGACAGTATACGCCACACCACGGGTTTGAGCAATACAGAGCTGGCGCCAAGCCCCATAGAGGATATTGTGTTCAGCGACGGTGTTCTTTACGACATGGCCGAAGTCTTCCACCATCTTTTGATAATGGAGTAGATAAGGAGGCATCTTGCCATTCGGGCTTCGGCGGGCTATCATATTCAGATAGTGCTGAGGGGAATACAGGGAAGATATCTGCATGTCGGGGACATGGATAGCCTTCAATGATTTTCGAGGCGTGAAATAGAACAACCCCCACTTCGGTGGTAGATCTTCGATCCGGATGACTCCCTCAGGACATGCATAAAACCGATAGCTGCCCATCCCCTGCTCAGGATTGATGCGATGAGGCTTCTTAGCATCTGCTCGGAAATCATCCCGGCTGACTTTGACCTCGATCAAAATACTACACCCATCGGGGCGGAAACCGATTGCATCAGGAGATTCAGAATTGGTATGAGGATTCGGTTCGACAAATACGGCACCGCAATTCATCTGCTTGTGAAGATATTTGGCTGAAATCTGACAGCCTTCTAAATGAGTTGGAACGAAGATCTTGCCCATCTTTATCTTTATCCATAGTTGACAAATAATGGGCAATTATATTATCAGAGGGGTCTATAGACTACGCCAGCTGCTTCAGTTTATACAGCGTCTGATAGCAAAGGGTCTTGATCTCGTCTAACGTATTTTGGAGATGAGAATCGCACTGCCGATAAATGGCGTCGACGTCGATAACGATGCTCTGGATATATTGGATCGGGTCTGGGTTGAACAACTTCGTGTTCTCGAATCCGGGAGTATAAGTCCCGCCCGCGCCGATATATGCTTCGGTGAAGGTATCCAGCAAGTCCTCGAGGTCGCCATAGAACTCCCCGAGTGCCTTATGTTTGGAATATGAGTGCGTGGTGAAGTGAAGCGCATGAGTATGTGCTATCGCCAACAGACCACGGTTGATAAATGCGCTCGCATTGACCATTTTAAACATCCTCAGAAAAAGAAATCCCCCTGTATTTAAGGGGGATTGTTTACTAACCGGAGATTTACTGAGGCTTGACACCCAGGTACTTGGCAATGTCAGCAGCCAGCGTTTTACCTTTGCTGATGTCCTGTTGCTTTCCGCCCATGGTGACGATCACATACGGGTCGTCTTCGCCGCCGAAGTCGATAGCAACAGATTTGCCGATACCGGGGATGCCCGAATATTCAAATTCGGTACGCCCGCTCTTGCGAGATTTACCGACGCCCAGCGCCTTACCGATCATTTTGTCCATATTGGCGAGTTCCTGAGCATATGCTTCAGTGACCTGGCCTTTGTCAGCAGACTTACCAAAGAAGAATTCGAAACCGTCATGAACGGCTACGACTTCCTGTCCCTGAGACACCGCGTGTACCTGGTCCGGGGTCAGCACTGCTTTGACGGTATTACCATCGGTCAGCTCCAGGTTATAGGTGTCAGCTGCGTTGTCTGGAGTGATCTGGGTAACAGTACCAGAGCACCACTGAGTGCCGTCGGCTTGCTTTTTGATGGTAACACTTTTGCCCTGTACACCAGCATGGGTCACAGGCTGCGCTGCTTGTTCGGTAAAGAATTCGAGAAAGGTCTTCATGGGTTTATCTCCTAAGAATTTATTCATAATTAGCCCCCGCAGGGGCTAATCATTTACTTCAGATTAATTTTCAAACTACCGCCGATTGACTGCTCGTATTCGGAATATGCGTCTTCACCATTCATCATAGCCATGTCATCGCTACGTTGAGCATCGGACATCGCCATCAGGTTCGGTTGTTCCGGCGCATAGCCTCTGCTCTTAGCATCGGCATATACGTCTTCCAGATAGCGGTTGCCACGGTAGACCTGAGCGCTGAATTCCTTCATGGCGCCGACACGTGTGTTGCGGCGGAAAGTAATTTCCCAATCAACCTGCAGGGAATTGCCATTGTTGGTTAAGTATACCTGCCAATCAAGGTCACGCCCCTTTGGAGCACTTTCTTCAATCGACGCCGCATATGTTGCCAGGTCTGCAGCTGTCTTCCCTTTGCCGCCCTCCTTCTCCAGACGACTATTTTCGTCATTCAAGATACCCAACATGAATTCAGTAGTGCGGCGATCAGCCATGTCGTGCCCGCGCCAAAGGACTGAACCGTTGTTGTCGACAACAATGTCGTCCAAAAATACTTGTTTCGGATTATAGGACGTGCTTTTCAGAGTTTGCATATTCCGAGATAAAATTTCCATTTTCGAAGAAATTTCATCGATCACGGCTTGAACAATAGTTTTCTTCAAAGGAAGTTCATATGTCTTCGGATTGTTCAGTAGCCGCCCTTTCTGGGAGATCATCGGCGTGAATGCGACTTTGTCTTTATCATAGTAGCAGGTCACATTAGTTGTCAATACAGCACCACCATATTTCCCAGTTTCCGGGAAATTGATACCTGACCAAGTGATGGACATACCGTTGACAGTCTCACCAAACACCGTGGCGTTACGTGGTATCTTCAAATTATCCAAAACGGATTGTTCCCCAGAATCAGTGTTCGGTGGGGTGATATTTTTCTGTTTCCACCAGGCAGTCGCCGCCTTCGTAAACTCTTTAGCCACACCAGACGGAATCGGTGGGAGTTTCAAGGTTTTGGCCAGGACACCCAAGTCTGAGCCGGACACTTCTGCAAAGGATCTTAATTTTGAGGAAGCACCGTAATACACACCATATACTGGGGTGCCAGAACTTGGTATCACATTGATACCACCACCATACATACCTGATTTCTCACGGAACTCCAATACTGGTTGTCCAGCAGGTGCCGTTTTGTTATACCAACCAACGACGACGTTCTCCAAGTTCTTTTCAACGTAGTCCGTTGCTGTTTGAACAAAATCATCAATAATCTTGGGGAATCGTTTTGGATCGCTGATGTCAACATTTTCTAACACACCCACAGATGGCGGGAATGCTACCCATTTTTCTGCTGTTGCGTTCCAGGCATTAACAGACATCTGGACTGATTGATTACGTCGCGCAATTGAAAGAGTCAGTTTGTAACGGTCTTTCACGAAGTTTTTGATGTATTCATCATCACCAAACAATTTGCCGCCAGCTGCCTTACTGTAGCCAATGTAATTCAGTAAATTGAGCCACTTGGATTTGGTAAGTTCATCGCCGGTGTCATTGCCGGTGTCATTGCTGGTGTCAACGTCCACCACCAGAATTATCTGAGCACCTTTCTTGAAAGTGTACTGATCGTACATGCCTTTCTTCTGTTTGGTCATGGACGCACCGACCAAGTCTTGGTTGGTGAAGCCGCGCTTCATATTCCAAGATACCTCAGCCCCGTCTGGATATTTGTCAAAATTATAACCATAGAATGCGGCTACTTCTTTCGAACCGCTCATCAGGCGGACGTAGTTTCCACGAATCGGGTCTCGCCCGCTCTTCAACTCCAGACCAGTGTCCGAGCTGTTGTACCACTCGCGGTTGACTTCGATTTCAGAAGAACCAGCCCCGGTTCCCACACCCCGAGCACCAATAGTGGTGTTGGAGTCAGCTGGCGCGGACTTCTGCTGAGAACCTTTCCAAAATTTTGTGGACGCCGTGGTGAAATCATTCAGGATACTGATAGGGACTTGCGGTAATTTCAACTGACGAGCAATGAAATCAGCACTTTGCCCACGCACAGATTTCTCATTCATGTATGCGCCAACATACACGCCTGGCTCATTGTAGTGGGGAGCGATATTTGCCGTGTTCATGCGGCCTCTCTCCTTACCAACCCATATCAACATGGGCTGATCCCCGTTTGAAGTTAATTTCCATCCGTTGGAATCATCAACAGAAGATGAAGCCCCCACATCCGGAGTATTGTTCTGAACCGGGACGTCACCGACCTTGTCTGGATCATCCCAGGTGATACCCTGCATCTTCGGACCGTCGAATACCTGAGCCGGGTCTTTTCCTTTTTTGACCAGCCAAACATAACCACGGTCAGGGACAGGCGCGTAGGTAAGATCCATGACGTTCAGTTTCTGTTTGAGGCCGGATTGACGAATGATTTTCGGGATCAGGGTCATACCACGATCCAGCGCTTTCTTGGAGAAGTTGACGGCATAGCCATCGATGGTTTTACCCAGAGGCGTCGCCATGAATTGTTTGGTGGCTTCGATCATGCTGGCGATAACGCGCATCGGGTTCTTGAAACGGGCGATGGCATCAGGATAAACTGAACCACGTTTCTGGCCGATGAAAACCTGGCGGACGTTTTTACCCAGACCTTGCGGGGTATAGAACTGGATACGGTATTCTTTATCGTCTTCGTCGATGAAGGTGAAGAAAACGTCCCCAGCATTTTTCTTGCCCATGGTGAGTTCATAAGGAGCTGAGTTGAACGCTTCGTCCAACTGGTCGCGCTCTTTCATGAAATCTAAGAAGTTCGGTGTAGACATGGTGGTTCTCCTGATAACAAAACGGACGGTTTCCATTAATTAGCGAAAGGAAAGGGGCATTATAGCCCCTATTGTGTCAACGGCGAAACGGACGGTTGGCGTTTTCACGGTTGTTCCAGTTCTTTTCAGCGATGGCCAACGCAGCCGGACTCCATTCGCGTTCCCACTCTTTGTCAACTTCAGCCTGGTTGGTCGGCTCAATAACTTCAACGCCGGGGAAGTCACGTGCCAGAATTTCGCGGAGTTTTGCATCTTCGTGGGTCTGGGCGTGTACCAGGGTTTCGCCTTCGTACACCTTCGCCATCAGATATTTCTTGCCGTAGCGGATATATGCGTCGAGGATGATTTTCATAATGTAGTTCCTTCGTTTCAATTTGTTTCATCGTACTGCTTATGTATTGAATTATAGGGGTAGTTATTGAATAAGTAAAGGGGCCGAAGCCCCTTTTATTGAATTATTTTAAGGCGTGGGCTTCACCACCGGAATGTAGAACCGGATACCTTCCACAACCGCTTTCAGATGTGGATCCCATCCCGAAACAAGGCGTTCCAGAGCGTTGGAACCGGGGTAGACGATAATGATATCGCTACCCGTTACACCATGCTGAGGGAATTGGGCAAGGTATTGTTCCATGGTAACGCCCGGATCAATAAGAACTGGTCCAACATCAGATGAAGCATATGTTGCCCCAAGGCCATCTTTACCCCAAGCCAGGATCCCCCAATCTGGGATATTCGCTTCAGAAGTGATCGTATAACCGAACACTCGATTCAAGGCCGAGAAGTCATAGATATCATGCTGTGTGTCATAAGCCAGATATCCTTTGGACAGCATATCGGCAAAGATCTCATCAGTATCGGTTGTCGCCAGGGTAGGCACGACAAATAACAGTTCTCCCGCAGGAGGGGCCGGGTAAGTCCCAACAGCATATTTGGTCCATGCCGTGATACATTTCTTGATAAATGCTTCGCTGGCCGTGTAGTCGATCAAGCGGACGGTCCCGCTGTATTCTGAAGTTATGATGCCCTCTTTGGCTCCCTGAATAGCCAGGAAGACCATCAGGTGCTCATAACCTGTTTGAGATGGGGTGATATTCATTATCGCGTCCTCTTGAGTTTCTCTATCGTGCGCTTGTTCATGGCTATCACCTGAGGATCAACTTTCGAACTCGCGGGAATGCCTTTGAAAGACACACATCTTTGCAGATATTTAGCCTTCTTCACTACATCGGCAGCATACGAATTCGATTTGCTGTTGCGTGCGTGCCCGGCATTATACGATGAAAGAGACTTGCGTACATTCTGATTATGTTGGTTCATCCAGAAATTCATCTCATCCAGCGCGGCGTTGGCAGCATACTCCTGATCAATCAAAAGTTTCACAGCCACATTGGCATAGCACTTTCTGTTCTTACATCCTTCCCGATCCCCAACACTTTGAACTTTGTTTTGAAATGCTCCCATATTGGCGGCTTTGATACCAGATCGCATAGACACGACGTCTTCGCCCGCACGGGACTCTCTCCAGGATATAGCTGCCAGGGTGTAACCAAGAGATTGGGACTTGCCTACGTGGTATGCAGTCGCCATGGTGGATAGTTGTTGCTCAGAAAAATCATAGTCACATTGTGATGTACTTTGGGAAGCGTGCACACTCCCGCTGGCAATGGTAAAGGTCACGAAAGCAGCCATGGCCTTCAACGTTGTCATCGTCATGATGGCGTTCCTTATTTGTTTGTCGACTTGCAGCTCGATTGAGCCTCCTGACAGGGTTAAAAGATAAAGGGCACCAGATAATTAGCGCCCTTTATCATTATTCAAATTTGGCGTTATAGCATTCTTCGATGCATTCTAACCAGGCATACACCAGTTCCATAGGGTCATCAAATGAAGTTTTGTAATTCCCGATCTTGAATAATCCGTTGAATTCATGCCCATCACGATAAAAGTTGATTTTCCCGTCAACAAATATCACATATCCTTCAAGATGGTATGAAATAACACCGATGGCCACAGGAAACTTCGGGTTCTTGCTATTCCAGGTGTCGCATGCAATCTTTGATGCCTCGAATATTTCGTCTATGTTATTTCCCATATGTTTGTCTCAAGTGCTCTACAAAGGATTTACCCATCAATCGGAATAGTTTAATACGGTTGACCACTTTGACATAAACATCGCCGTGGCAAGGGCGCGGCTTACACCAACACCCTAAGACCTTTCCGTCCAATTCAAGGAGTTCATCTTCCGTGATATCTCCATTTATCAAGCGTCGGTAAAGATCATCTTCAAATAATTCGATGCAATTACCGCGCCCATGATCTTTGACCTCAAACGGGTTCCCCCATTTTCCGGGTCTCCCGATGTAGATGTCATATGGTTCCTTCTTGAAATGGACGACTTTCATGATCACTCCTTGCTGATCACCTGGGTCATACCGTTCCGCAGACCATAACGAATGTTATGAGAAAAGTATTCCTGGAATTCCTGCTCACGTTGGCTGATGACGAAGAGATTATTATTGCTGAATTTGTATTTCAGCATCTCAATGCATTCTTGTACACCGCGCTCAGAAAGGTTCTCCAGCACTTCGTCAAACACCAGTATGTTACATTGGACAGATGCTTTCAGGTTAGCGACGTCACGCAGAGCCATGGTGATGGCAATGTTAACACGGACGCGCTGGCCGGAAGATAAGCTGAAGAGACTTTGCCCTTTACGCCCGGCGGTTCCCATGGTGATATCAAACGTATCGTCCACAGAAATGTCCAAGAACATATTCATCCCTTCCAGATATTCATTGATCTTCTTATTCAAGAATGGTAGGTACAAGGAGATAATGCGGGCCTTGGTCTGATCATCCTTCAAGAAGTGGAGAAGATGATTATGATCCTGAAGTTCTTCATCTGTCGTTTGGCGTCGTTCTTCCAGATCGGTCAGAGATTGTTCAATACCTGAAATGACTGCTTCCAGGTCGGCAGTTGGAGTCGGCTGTACGGATAGTTTACGCTCCAAATCGGCAATCGAAGCAACGAGAGGGGCACGACGGGCTTTCAGCTCGCCGATCTTATCCTTGACAGTTGCGCGCCCCTGAGAGGCTGTCTCTAACGTTTGTTGTAATGATGCCGTAATGTCATCGAACCTGGTGTTCAGCGCCTGGCGGTTAGACAGGATTTGAGATTTGAGTTCACGGTCAAGAGAAGCCTTCTCAATTTCAGCAGTTTTGTAGAACTCTTGAATATCCCGTTTAATCGTTTCAATACCATTATGCGCTTCTGCCGCTTGGTCTCGCAGAGAATTTAACTCAGCATCGATTTCAGCGACTTGGCGAACAAATTCATCATCCTTCGCTTTGTGCTCTGCTATGGTGGTATTGATTTCTTCCAGCATAGTTTCCAGTCGTTCAATACGGGAATCTACATCTTTAATTTTGATGTTGCCTTCGTATTGGACCTGAGATTTAGCTTCTTCAGATACTTCTTGTTGGCAAGTTGGGCAAGTACCCATATCATGGAACTTCTGAATGGATTCCTGATACCCTTCTTTTTCGGTTTGGAATTTGATCCTGAAACCTTCGCCATAACGCAGCCTTTCCATCGCTTCGTTGAGAACATTCAGATTCTCATTGCGCTGGTTGAGTACTTCGTTTTTGCGTTCAGTGACCTTACGGGCTTGGTCTCGGATATTGTTAAGCGCCTGCTCAGCCGAAGACAATTCTATACGCTCATAGTCCTCAGCTTTATCTGATGCAATGTCATCTACTGCTTTCATCTTCTCGGCATATTGTGCCTTTAGGTTTTCTATCTCTTCAGTAGATTCTTGATTGAGACGACTTTCTACTTCACCAATTTCCTTTTTGGTGTTGACTTCGACTTCCTGTAACCGGGCCATTTCATCTTGGTAAGAAGAAATATCCGCATCCAGACTGGAAAGCCGGATCCGTTCCTGCTCCAGGATTTCGGCAGACTGTTGTTGGATGCGGTTATTGGATTCAATGATCTGTGCCAGCTGCGTCTTTTTGTTGGTATGGTCGATCATTTTCATACCAAACTCATTGGAGATATCTTCCAACGTTTTGTTGAGCACTTTGATCTTTGCCTTGACGTCTTCGTTCATCAGGCTGAAGAAGCCGAGATCCCATATCGCTTCCACCATGGTACGGCGGTCAGCCGTATACATTTCCGTGAACGGGATGAATTTCTCTTTACCCAACACCAGGGAGTTCTCAAACATCTTCTGGTCGATGCCGATCAGGTTGACGATATACTTGTTCATGTCGGCTTTAGCCGCTTCGTTTACAACCTGTTTCCATTCCCCGTCAACCAGCTGATGAACTTCAACGAAGTCGGGTTTGATCCCACGGCGGACCTTCCATTCACTACCCCGGCAGGCAAATTCCACTTCACCAACGCAGTCCTTTTTGTTCTGGGAGTTTACCAGCCCGGCCTTCTTCTCTTTCTTGCTGTATGTATCGTTGTACAGGACAAAGAATAACAGCCAGACCAGCATAGTGGATTTCCCGGCACCATTATCATCAGATGTGACGAGGGTTGCTGGGTTTCGCTGGTAATCAATTTCCATGAATTCATTACCAATAGAACGGAAGTTCTTCGCCCGCCCCTTACGGAAGGTGAGTTTGTGGGTAACATCACCACGCACATCAAATGGAACCGGGATATCTTCCGGCGTCGCAGCTTCTTTTAACAGGTTGCCAAATTTTTCAAGGATATCTGTCATCGTTATGCATCCAGAGTATTAAGACGTTGTTGGGCGGCTGTATAGAATGCTTCGGCCAGTTTACAGACCGATTCTGGGCGCTGGATATTGTCAGCAGCGCGGATATCATTCTTCAGAACTTCCACGGCATCGGTCGCGATCATTTCTTCGGTGACTTCAACCTTTTCAGCCGAAACGGTCACGGTCTTATCGATGAAGTTGTAGTCAATACATTTACAGCGCTTCATCGCATCACAGAACTTCTCGTAATGTTTAGAATTATCGCGATTGGTTACGATAATCTTAACGATCTGTCCTTCAATACCCAACTTGGTGTTTAGCCATTCCGGATCAATCCAATTACCTTCGTCATCAGATGAAAGTTTGGTGTAATCATATTCCACATACCGGAATAGAGTTTGGCTGGCGTTGTTGGGGATGAACAGCTCACCACCTTCTGTCAGGTCGTCCACGTAGAATCCACGGTTATCCCCGTCTTTGTGGTCTTCCCATGTCAGATGATACGGCGTTCCCAGGTACTGAACATTCCCTTCAAACGAACGGGTGTGAAAGTGTCCTGTGTCTACACGAGTGAACTTACTCAACAGAGACAAATCGATCTGGCCATGGTCACAAGTGGAGGACTGATACATTTTGAAACCAGCCAGTTCCAGGTGTGCAAAGCAGAACTCTGCATCAGTGTCTTGCAACATCTGTACTGACCGCGCATAATTCTCTTTGTTGATCCACGGAAGCACCAGAACTTTTTTGCCCTCGACCATAACTTCCGTCGGTTCTGAGTAGTAAGTAAAGACATCGGGAGCAAGTTCAACCAAATAAGAAGGCCAGTTGATGCGGTTGGACTCTTCCAAAGTAATGTCATGGTTACCGATCAGACCATTCCATTTGATACCAGCAGCGCGCAACGCCGGGGCCAGATCATATTTTAGCCAATCTTTGTCGCGCCCATACATGAATTTACGAACGTCAAATGTGTCGCCGAATTGCCAGACTTCTTTGATATCGGCATCAACGAGTTCAGGAATGAAATAGTTGATGAGATAATTCTTAATGAAGTCACGAACATAACGAGAGCCATTGCGGCTCCCGATGTGTAAATCGCCGATCTTAGCAATCGCCATTATTCTTTTCTCCTGATAATTCGGATAGCAGCGTAGGGCTATCCATTATTTCTTCAAGGCTGAATTGGGTTTTGCCGAAGTCTTGTTCTGAATCATCTTCGGCCTGTGCGGTAGTATTATTTTGTGGTCCACGAAGACATTGAAGTATACCTTTTGGAATCTTTTTGTTCTTTTCGTCTTCTTTGAGGTCGGCTTGTTTTTGTCTTTCCTTTTCACGCTGGGATTCTTTCTTATTTTCGAAGTGGCCTATGCGCTCACGAAAATCCATTGTAATCCCGGTGTTGTCAACAAATGTCTGAGTCTGGAAGTCTGGATCATCACTGAACGCCGCAAAGCCACCCGCGTCTTCGAATGAACGCAATTTGATATATGTGTGTTCTTCTTCGATGGTCAATTTGCGGGCGAATGAACGATCAGCACACATGGTGACCCAAGAGAAGAAATTGATCTTCCCTTTCTTGCCGACATGGCTGACGTCGAAGGTGTGTAAATATCGAAGAATATTGGCGACGGCATCGCTCACCATATCTTCACGGAAAGGATAATCTCTGTAGTTGTAGCGGGTACTCATTTTCTGGATGATCATATGGACTTTAGTGGCCACATAATTTGGGATCTTGGGTAGGGGCTTCCCTTCGGCTATCGCCTTTTTCCTTCCGGGTATCCAATCACGTAATATTGCGATGACACGCTCATTGTCTTCGTCAGTGAAATATTTGGTGACGTTTTCCCCTCTGTCTACGAAATTCATGCCCATGATCTAACCCTCAGAGATACCGATAAATTGATTGAATGAACCGACTACTTTCTTGACGCGAAATCGTTCGTTTTCCAGGACCATACTGCTATTTTCTTTGGCCCGGACACTCCACTGATCCGCAATTTCGTTGCCGATTGTACCCGCATGACCTTTGACCCATTTTAGTTCAAGTTCACAAATTGAACAAACTTTGTCATACATATTGAACAAATCAAGAAGCAATTCAGTATTCTTGGGAGGCATGCCCTCATATTCCCATTTCGAACGCCATTTGGTGGCACTATTGATGACATACTGGCTGTCAGATATAATCGTCGCTTTGGGAATATTACGCTCACCACAACCCGAAAATTTCCAAAGGAGTTTCAGAGCATTAATAACGCCCAAGAGTTCTGCTATATTATTCGTAGAAGGCGGTGGCAAATAACCATAGAATACATTCCATTGTACCCCGCCAGAAATCGGGCTGACTGCAAAGGCCCATCCCGCCGCTTGTGTGGTCTGTGGCGATGAAGCGCCGTCAGTGTAAATTTCAATCACGATATAAATACTCCAAACTTGTTTATCATGAGGACATTATTATGGCTGAACGTTCTTATCGTTTCAGTTTAACCGCAGCTGAAATCGAACGACTTCTCCTGTCCATACAGACCGCAATACAGAATGTAGACATCATCTATGACTACACTGCAGGCGGTACACCAGGCCAGGTTGCGGCAGCGTCTGCGGTCAAAAACATGTGGTTGAAAGTCAATGAGATGGTCACAGGAGAAGGTCTCAAAGACGCAATCAACAATGCTGGCGACAGCAACGTTTTCACAGACTATTATAAGTCATTATTGGATCGTGATGGCTGGAAATTTATCGGCTCCCCGGCGGATATTTTAGCAAGAGACGATATTGACACCACCAATTTTACAGGTGGCGAAGTCATATTGTTGCAGAAAAACGATTCAGGGAACCCGGAATTCCAATATTGGAAAAGGACTCCGGTCGCTGGTGGTGACCCTATATTCAATTGGACGCCAGTTTATGAAGGCGGGGCCAATGATTCAAATATTGAGATCCCAGTCGTCGGCACCAGTATATTGAAAAGTATACCGAAAGCGCTTTTCCATATGGTAGAATTCCGTGTCCATGTGTATGACAAAACACAAGGTCATTGGCAAGATACAGATGGAAAAATCGGTTTCCGTGGTGAGGACTTGATCTACAGTGAATACAACAATGTTCAAACACAGCAACTGGCGACAATTGAGTACAGTATGGACAGCGATGATATGATCATATCCCTGACATCCCTGGCACCGAATCTCAAATGTCGCCTGTCATTTATTGCTGGTTATTAAACTTCAAATACTGCCTCGGTAAACCAAGTTGGAAAGAACTCTGGGTTGCGCATCATCAAGGATTCAAAGGAAGAATCCAGGATGTATGTCGCGGCCCAGTCGTTCACGCCCCTGACCGAACGCCCACACATTTGTATGATACGCAGTATGGCATTCCGGAAATACGCCGATGGATCCACAGAGTTGATATGCGCAACTAATGGGTCACCAAGGTAATCATATGGCACCTTGATAAGAATCTGGAAACGACTGTAATCCCCTTTGAAGTCATATCCTTCTTCCATAGCCGGGCTGGCGATGATACACGGCGTCTTCGTACGGAAAGCGTTATCCATCAGTTCCATCAGAGCCTTGCGGGTCCTCGGTACGTGGATGATGTTCCGGTATTTGCTGAACTTCTGTATCGCCAGCGCCCGGTCATAACTCACCGTATGAATGATGCCAGACTGGCCTTGATGGAATTGTATGATCTCGTCAACAAACCCGGCCAGCTGACGCATCTCATAGTCACCCATATTGTTGGTCATTTTCATAACCGGCATGTAATTGACTTTGCGATTCTCAATCGGGATCGGGTTCCCTATCTGTATCTTATGGTACTGCCCAGGACGAATACCCAAGGAGCGAGCATACGCATCAATTCCACAGATGGTTGCAGACATATGCACATGATAATCGGCTTTGCGGAAAAGCCCGAATTCAGACACATCCGATGCCATAACAGGTTTGAAGCGGATGAATTCTTCTCCTTTCTCCTGTACGATGAATGTACTCGCCTGGGTCTGTGACATGATACCACAATAGTCAGATAGGTTGTGGAGGGTGTCGATAATATCGGCCAGCTTCATTACCTGGGCTTCGGTCAGGCGGTCATCTTCAACGAGTTCATTCAGTTCTGTTAAAATGGCTTCCACCTTTCCTAACAAGTCTACAAAACGGTCGAACAGATAACCATCAAGGGAATACAGCTTGCCCAATTCATAGTCTTTGCAATGGGATACAATCTCAACCACTGCCTGGACGATATCCTTCCCCTGAGGCAACGATCTCAGTCCTTCCAATACCTTCGTATTGTATTCCATGATCGTATGGTCTAGGAGTGTAGAGGGCATTTTATGGCACTCATCCAAAATAAGCATGTCGGCCCGGTTTTCTGGCTTCATACAAATGGTGGTGCACATTTCTATCATCATGGCTGCGTTTGTGCAGCGTAATGAAGAGATGTTGGTCCAGAGATTACGTGCCTGGACATAGGGGCAACGCCTCTTACTACAATGCCCATCCCGGCAAGCGATACGGCATTGCACTGCGTTGTAATAGATATCCGGATGCATATGGCAGCGGTAATTCTTCTTGCCTTTCAGGATATCGATAGCAACAGCTTTTTCAGCCGCATACTGATCTTGTAGACCTTTGGTCGGCGTGGAAATGGATGTACGGAATTGGCCATAGGGGTTTGCTTCAAGCACAAGATGGCGCAACACCTGATGGATAGTTGTGCCGATGAGGGATTTACCGACTCCGGTAGGAGCTTCGATAATCACGTGTTTGAATTTCTTATTGGCCAACGCATCTATGGCTTCAACAATACATTCCATTTGGCCGGGGTTGGCATGGTCATATGGAAAATATTGTTCGGCCAATTTCTGGATTTCTTCTATCGGTATTTCTCTGCGAAGAGTATCCAGCGCTTTGGCATGCTGGTTAAATGCTGTCACTTGATTTCTCCTTTGGGGGTGTCAGTATAGTTTACCCGAATCCCAAGAACGAAAAAGCCGGGGTAATCCCCGGCTTCCTCTTTGTACCTGCCTGCGCAGTGCGCCTGGTACTGGCCGAATTTGTTTTATTTGCCGTTGGCGACGTTTTTCAGAGTTTCGCCGACCTTGAATTTGACGACATTTTTCGCTTCGATTGTCAGCGCAGCTCCGGTCAGCGGGTTGCGGCCAGCGCGGGCTTCCTGATGTTTCACTTCGAAGGTGCCGAATCCGACGAGTTGAACGGATTGGCCAGCAGCGACGGCAGAGTTGATACCAGCGATAAAGGACGCGACAGTTTTTTCAGCTTCGGTTTTGGTCACACCCTGAGTTTGGGCGATATGTGCGATAAAATCTTGACGATTCATTCGGATTACTCCAGTTGGTTTATGTTAAACGTTTACTTCTGTGTTCACTACAAGAGGATTACAGCTTACCTAACAAAAATTATTGAATAAAGCACTTATTTGCCGATTCCCAATAAATTATTGGTTCAGAGCCGAACTCACTATGACGGCATAAATATCTCTTTCTATACGACCATCACAAAATCCTTCCTGGAATAAGCCTGCGATAGCATCCAAACATTTCTGAGTGGGTTCTACCGGGATAACGACTGTTTGTGGGTCATTGACAGGCCGGGGAAATTTAATCAGCTGGCCGACGCAAATTTTGTTTGGATCAATGATATTGTTGTACTTCGCTATATCTGAATACATATAGGGATCCGAATAAAATTTCATACAGATCCCCATAAGGGTATCACCTTTTTGAACGATATAAGAACTGATCATGGTCATGATTTTATTTCCCAACCAGTAGAACGGAGGTGATCTAGATAATCCTGCAGATCTTGGTCATCCTCGATATCCACCCAACGATCTTCAAGGCCCATTTCGATCAACTCGGCATCATTTAGGTCGTGTTGATAAATCTGAATACCGCTGGCGTTGCAATAATCTGGTTTGATGTTGTTCTGATACTGGAACAGATCATAATCAGCCAGCGACGATTTCAAACGTTCAGCTTCAGCATACGTCGGAACTTCAACTGTAAACATTTTCCCCGGCACCTGAGGGACGTGCCAAACGCGGAATTTTAGATTAAAAATACGGCTGCTCATGTTTACTCCTGATTAGTTGTAATTCAGACCGTGAAAGAAGTCGAAGACCGTCACTTTCTTGCGCGGCGATCTCATCAGTCAATTTGTTGAAATTAACAAGGTGCCCCAAGTCTTTCCAACGTTGGAAGAACTGGTGCTCCAGGGTAGATAAGTCATCAATACCCATACCTTTATCTGCTGGCAACAGCACGAAGAAAGAACGTTGGGATTGACTAGCGGCGATATGAACCAGATAGACATCAAATAGCATGCTCATAATGCGCTCCAACCCATTAAATCTTCAACAATCTCGACTTTATGAGATTTCAGAATTTCATCAATCGTTTTCTGCCCCATGTAAGAGAATGGGGTACGCTGGTAGAATGCCCACAGAACTAATTGAACAACAGCACGGGAACGGGTTTCAGCCCACATTTCCATATCACTAAAATGTGGGGACTGTGCTTTCCATTGGATCTCTTCACCCAGGTCCTGGTTGCAGGTTACAGAAATGCGGAATTTGTTGCACAGGGTATCAACTTCTTTGTATGCGTCTGTGGAGACACGAAGTTGTTCGGCATGTGCCCAAGGAGTTGTGATGATCCTTTCACCCAAGATCTTGTCAGAAATGAACCAATCTATAGACTGGCTAAATTCAGAAAAATGATCAATACGATAAATACAATCTCGCCCCTCCATAGAACGCATGGCATGATAACGAGCGTCTATTTCGTTGTTGTGCATTGCATTAAATTCAATGTAAATGCGCCGGGCCAACACGACGTCTTCTGGGGCCAGAGGGACCATTGTAGTGTCGTTCACCGTATAGTGAAGGAGGCCTGTACCACGCCCATGATCGTGTTCACAATATACATATCGAGATCCCCCGGCGCGGGCATAGGCGATATATGAGGGTTCAGATAAATGCAGGTGCCCTTGATCGGCCCCGATAATGATCGGATAGAGTTTTGTTACATTGTGCATAATATATTCCTTCAAATCAAAGAGGCGGTCATTATAACCGCCCCGATATTATAGACTGCCGATAAATGCGTTCTTTTCTTGGTCCCAGTCCATATAGATTCGAACTGTACCGGAGTCTTCTGGGAACTTGAGATACTTGGGCAGACCTTTGTGAGAGTAATTCCCCGATTTGTTCATATTATACATAGAACCGTTTTTCACCAGGGCAATGACCTTCCGATCCTTAGACACCAGAAAATCAAAATTACCATCGATTTTATCCAGAAGACCTTTGCTCAGGATGATTTTACCATCAGTCCGTATTGACACGAACAATGGATGATTGCGAGGATTACGTTCGCGATCCAATTCTTTAACCCCGATAAATCCAGAACGCCAATCAGTATCCTTTTTGGCTGGTTTTGTTTCTACCGCCGTTGCAGGAACGACTTCGACTTTCGGTGCTTTCGGGGTCGGTCTTGGACGATTGGTAATCTTGGACATCTGTTCTTTGACATAAGGCGGCGGGGAGCGTTTGGTCGGATATTCTTTCCCACCCATAATGCCACCGAGATCATTAACACTAACCCAATGACCGGCATCGCTCCGCTTCGCTACCAGAGAACAGGAGTAGATGATACCTTGTAGGGTACGTGGAAGCATCGTGCTCGCATCCCAGAACTGGCTCCCTTGCTCAAAATTTTTCAGCAAAGAATACACGTCCGTCTTTGTGTAGCATGATGACATTAGCAGCATCCGGAGCAAAACGGGAATGCTGCTTAATGATCTGGGCAATTTCGTTGTCGGTCATTTAAAGTACTCCGGTCATTTTCAATTAGAGCCTAAATTTTAACCCGATTTTATTTTTGATTACGGGTAAAGTTAATCGCAATCTCACGGCAATATGACAGGTTTACAGCAGTTTGGTGACTGTTATCTGCTGCGGAATCCATCATTGGTAAATCCAGAGCATTCTCAATCTGGTCAGTACTGTACTGGTCCAAACGTTTCATTTCACCTTCAAAATCGGAAAGCAAAATAGAAGTATCTTTATCGTCAGGATGGAACTGTTGATACGTTGACAGCCATGCAGCGCATTTGTTCAGATTGTTCGCCGGGACTGCCAACGCATTGCTTGCCCAGACCACAAAGACTGCAACGAATGCCAGGTAGAAGATTATGATAGTCGACTTTTTCACACGCATCATTCGTTCTCCTTCATCATATTTTCACAGTCAATACGAGTCTGCTGAAGTTCCCGGGACAGTCGTGGGTCATCCAGATTCACAGACAAATTGGTCGATAAATCTTTCAGTCCGGCATCAACCCGGTCTTGATGATAACGATCATTGTCGACCAGCCAAGCACGAAGTTCCAGAGCACGAGTACGCCATTCTTTCTTCAATTTAGGATCATTGATCTGATCAGCACTGTATTCAAATACTTTGACGCACTGGTTCCCATCATTAATGAGATCAAGATGGCGACGCCCGATGTTGACACCTTTCTGAAGCGCCGGGATGGGAAGCGAACGGCATTGTCTAACCTGAATCCGCCCTGCCGTACCCATACGCCCAGTCATGATCAAATCTGAGGCATCCATCCCACCTTTGTTGAATTTATCGTCATTCAGGTAGCCTTTGAGATTATAGGCTCCTTGTTTGTATCGATTAAATTCAATTCCGGCGTTGACAACAGCGTCAGATACGTTGCCTGTGTTCCACAATTCAGAAAAGTTCTCTATAGAACCAGTCTTGTCTATGGCGACAGCCTGAGACCATCCAGCACAGTAAGAAAGATCTTCCCACAGTTTCTCACCTGTGGAGTTCAGTTTGGCAGCGGCGGGGAGCGCCAGTCCAGCCAGCAGCACCCCAAGGATTAAACGTTTCATGGTGATTCCCTCTTGTTCATTGAGGAAATAGTAGTTCGGAAGGTTTATTGAGTAAAGGATTTCAATAATATTCTTTATTCAGAAACGTGCATCAGAAACAGTACGATAACGCACACCATTGAATTGTCGAGCTAATTTGACAAATTCCATGGCAGGCAAATCTACTTTGTAAACCTTCATTCGTTGCTTGCCGTCCATATTCAGAGCGGCCACAAACCGATGGGAACCATCCACGACGTAATTGTCTGAAGATACCCAAACCCGGCCCATCGGCTTCTTGTTCCTGATCTGCTTCATGATCTTCCAGACCTTCATTTTGTTGATCTCGTTCTGAGTCAGCCGCAATGTCCGGATCGGGACTTGAGATGCATCGATAGTGACGCCGTTGTCTTCCAGATAATCATGGAAGTCTTGCTGTTTATCAGCGTCAATTTGTGGCATAGAAGAACGAGAAAGCCCGAGGTTCCCCACAGGAATCCTCAGGCCATTGATGATATTCATCCAGTCGATAAAGGAAGTCAGAAACATGGCACACCTCGGGATATGGAGTTATCCCTTAGTTAGTCACGCCCGTGGAAAAATTTAGCCAGTTTGCCACCAAACCAATAACAGAACCAGACGATAAGAATACCCAGCAGATTGCCGCCAATGACATGCCAGACATTTTCTTCCATCACCAGTTCTCCCGGCGGTTGCGGATTTGTTCTTGGCGTTTCATGCGTTCTTCGATTCTATGCTTTTCGTTTCTGAACAGTCTATAGAACCAAAGACCGAGAATAATCCACACAACGAATACAATACTGGCAAGAACAGCCAATACCAAATAAACCAAATTCCAATCAATGTTCATTTTCCAACCCCTTCTTTGATCAGTTCACGTAAGGTGAATGGTCCTGTATCTAAACGAACCTGAATTGTTGTGTTTAGAAGTTTTGTTAGATCGTCTACAGATTTAACATTGTCATCATCAGACAACCGGACAATCACTTCCAACATCGACAACATTGCAGATTTAGTATCACCTTCTTCAATGGCGACTTTCGCCTCCAATAAGCGAGTAATACGCCGAGCCGGAACCCTTAGACAATCAAATTCCCTTCTGACAATATTTGTCACCGCATCATGAATACTTGGGTTCTTGATCATAATGAATTCGCCTCAGTGTAAATATTGAACGGTTTCTGGAAAACTTCCACAGTTTTGTTATTGACAGTTGCCAAAACCGTTACCCATCCGCCGTCTTCAATTCGACCGAAAGTTTTTACGCCCAGGGTTTTTTGACCACACTGGTAAATGTCCAGAATATACGGGTCATTGGCCTTATCTATCCCACGGATCGTTTCATCGTATTTGCAACGATAAACGGTCTTTTTACCTTGGGTCAATACCAGGTCGGCACCAAACGCCTGGAAGGAATATTTCCCGTCAAACGAGATGCCTTTTACCACACGATCAGCATGGGCGGCGAAAGAAAGGGAGACCAGAGCCACGGCGATGATTAACTTTTTCATGATATGAATCCTGCGTTTCAAATAGACGGGGCAATCATACCCCGCCTGTGTTATTGATTTTAATTGATTTGCTTCAGAAGAGAGAAGAGGATTTCGGCCTTGGCCTTAATCTTGCCTACGATGCCGTCTTCGTCCACTTCCTCGGCCACCCAGGACTTACCCTTCTTGCTTATTATGACGTCTTTACGCTGGACATAGACTTCCTTCGCGGCATACACACGGCGGAAACCTTTGGCTCGCAGGAAACCCCAATTCTTTTCAATTTCAACTGTGGTTTCAACTTTCTTATTGCTCATAACATAGGACCTTCTTCAATCAGGCGGGAGCCGTTCCCGCCCTACGAATTCAATAATAGTTTCTTTTATTGAAGAAGTAAACCAGTTCAGCCGTTTTTATTGACTAAACGCACCACATATTCAGCCAGATCACCCAGAGTTGGGTCATCTTTGTGGTTGCCGACCCAACCGTCACTGATCTCTACATCATATTCTTCTTCCAAATCCATGATGATTTCGATGGCGTCAAGTTCATCACCACCCAGATGTTCTTTGACGCGCAACGGAGCCAGCGATTCTAATTGATCTTCGAGTTTATCGATGTTGTCGACAGCACGTTGTATCGTTTCGGAGTGGTATTTTTCACGCCATAACTCCATATTCAGATTGTCACCTGCATACTGAACAAGGTGGCGCATAACATCGATATAAGACACGTTCTTAGACATAATAACACCTTATGAAAAGGCCGGGGAAACCCGGCTCAGTTGGTTAGATTTTGATCTCTTTCTCTTCCAGGACTGCGCTGACGGTATATTTCACACCGTCAACTTCCACTTCCATAGTGGACTCTTCCAGATCCAGGTCGGTGAACCAGCCATGACCAGCAACGATGGCATACAGGGATTTGGACAGGGTCTTGTTCAGCTCACGCACTTGGGTGATTGCGGCCTTGGCAGCGTCACTGATCCAAGATTCAATGATCTTGGTCTGCGTTGCTTCCGGGACTGCAGTCACCGCCGGAGATTTGACAAAGGCGTTGTATTCTGCCAGCGCATTAGCGATCAGCTGATCAGCTGCGTTCAGCTTTTTGTTGTCTGCCTGTTTCTTCAGAACGGCGGCAATTGACGGCAGCGAGGAAGCGCCTTTGATCTTCACATTGAGTTCGCGGCTCATGTAGAAATCAGTAGACTCAACCGAAGCGGTCTTCGGAGAGAAGCCGTAATCGCGGATGCCATTCGCAGACAGAAACTCAGCCGCTTCGGCACCGTATTTGCCCGCCAGACCCACGGCATTACCTTTCCCAACCAGTTCGTCACGGAAATATTTGAGAACCTTCTGCTTGGCTTTCAGGGATTCCAGACGGACATGGTCAGCAAAGAACTGCGCGGCGCTGATGTTCTTAACCATCGCACGGTTAACCAGCGGAACGCTGCCCAGATTTACGATGAACACTTCCGGGCCGCCGTAAACTTCAACGCCTTTGCTAACCAGTTCAGATACGGTTTCAGCCGAGCAGACCACAGGAAGGGTCTTCATATGGATGATACCGTCTTTGACGATGGTGTAGTTCTTCCACTGCCATGTGTCAATAGATTCCGGCAGATCGTATTTCTTTTGTGCAAACTTCGGGATGATGACGGTCCCGTTTTGCACAGTCTGTAGACTGATGTTCGGGCGGGCCGAGTTGTAAACCAGATTGCTGATGGGAACGCCCGCGCCTTTCACCGGCTCAAACACAGGAGTCCAGTCTTCGTGCTCAGCCAGTTTCAAGGCCAGCGCTTTACGCTCTTCTTTAGATTTGGCTTCGGCAATTTCTGCTGCCAGCTTGTCTTCGGTATCGTCGGCTTTTTGTACCGTACCGCGACCGATCCGCTTGTAAGAGAACAGGGGATGGTCAACAACCAGTTGCGCATCTGCTCCCGCCAGGTAAGTCAGAACATCAACAACAGTAGTTGCGTCTTCCGGCGGCACCAGATTGTAATCGATACCGTCCACACCGCGCAGCGCCGGGTCTACAATCGCTGCTGTGATGTCAGTTTTGATGTTGGAATAATCCTGCTTGGTGAAGCAGTTGGTGTACTGTTTAATGAAGCGCACATCGCCAGTCTTTTTCAGCGCGGCCCACACCAGGTCGGCATCCATAGTATGCACACCAAAGAGAGCCAGCACATATGCCGCTTCAACGTCCGCCAGGTTATCCAGTTGATCGATCATATCAGGATCAACAACCCACAGCTTAGAGACGCTCTCAGGGATGTTGACGTAATTGATAGGATGGTCTTCATCAGACTGGGCGGCCAGGATGGTCGGGATCCCGTTTTCGATATAAACGGCATAGGAATAAATGACGCTGAAATCAACGCGGACGCGCGGGGCGACAGAAACCATCGCTGTTTCCAGTTCCGTCTGATATTCTTCCTGGCCTTCGGCGAATACATGGGTGGCACCAGAGCACTCAGCCATTTTCTGCAGCAGTTCGCGGTTGCAGTTCCAGCCGTATTCGATCAGGGTGATGTTGTCGTACGCCTTCGGTAGCTGCTCAGCAACGGCCAGGATTTCACTCGAACGCCAGCAGTTGTCATAGCCGTCGGTCATGAACACCAGGGAATTGATGACGCCGGACTTTTTCAGATCGTTGGCGGTTTCGATAGCCAGCTTGAGCGGCTCAACAAATCCGGTGCAGCCCGTCGGTTGCAGGAAGCGATCGATCAGTTTGCCCAGCTCACTCAGGTCAGATGCGTTGGTGACCTGGCGCCCAGCGAACACAGTACCGAAGTCGCCACGAGAAGAGAAGTACAGAATACTGATGGTGTCTTCCGGCTTAACCAGAGAGGGCAGGTTTTCTTTCAGGTGTTGGCGCAGTTTCGGCAGCGCATAGCACATGGAATAAGAAATGTCAACGACGATGACGTGATTGGAAGGAGCAACCGTCTGTGTGGCATTCTTAAATTCTAATGATTCAATCATCGTTATTCCCCTTTTGGGATAGTTTAGAATTGGTTTCAGGATTATTATCCTTCTCCAACATTTTCAAAATGAACGGCTTGTTGTTTTCAATTTCAACCACAAGAACGTTCTCGGGATCTAATAGACAGGAATCCATTATCGCCTCACTTGACGGTATTGACGCCAGGTATTGTTTTAATTGAGGCCATAATTTCTTCAGCTTTGTCTTTTTCAACTACCACAACAATAGTAGAAAATTTCTGCTGCTTGCGCCAGTTCTTGAAGTGAGTGACCAGTTGGACTTCTTTTTCTTCATAACCGGATTCACTTCTGATGGGAATATAAACTATCCCCGACTCAATAACCACATCAGCGTCGTCGGGAATATTCTCAGTTTCAATATCGTCGATATATTCGCCATTAACCTTTATGTTGTGATAATCATGCCAAGCATCCTGAACCCAATACTGTGGGTCATCGTAGTATGCTTTAAACTCGGCACCTTTCATTTTGATCGACATAAATCTTCTCCACTGTTTAACACTAGGATATTATATGCCCGAACGTATATTGAATCCGGTTTTGTTATCGGAATTGGGACACAATAGCCCAAAACAGTTTCAACAAATTATCTTTTGGTTGATAATCGCTGGGGGATAACAGTAATTTTTTAACCGTTTCGCACATATCTTGGCGATCTGTTTCTTTAGAATCTTCCCAAGAAGGTGTAGTGTCCACAACCGCTGACCGAGCAGCCCAACAAAGTTTTGCGATATGAATTACAAACTGGCTATTAATTTCAGTGTGATTCATATAAGATCTGATGAAATCCTTTGCTTTCTGTATTTCTTTCGAATTATGGATATCATCATGTTTTTTATTATCAGTTTTGTAAAGACAAATGCTGATGTAATCCAATAATCCAAATTTACTTCTTTTAATTGATCTAATAGAATATACGGTGGCTACACCCTTCTGATAGTCCAAATCACCGGATACTTGGATTGTCTTACTTTCTTCAATATAATTTTCAAGTTTTATAAACGGTTCTTCAGTTGTCTTACCAATGAAATCTTGAACAACCATAGCCCGATACGCTTCCAGTTCCCACAATTGAGAGAAAGTCTTATCGTATGCCAATTTCTTGCCCAATTCTTCATCGAAATTTTTGGGGTCAATCGATGTTGAGCTATCCTTTCCCCAAACGACAAATCCGTTATCCATTTTCAAATGGCAAGTGATAACACGATGCCCTCCCACTTCGCGGTCTTCATAGATAACTTCCGCGATATGGGATTTAAGGATTTCTGGATTGAGTTTAATGCCAGTTCTGTTCTTCATAATTGTTCCTCATACAACAAACCCCGCACAAGGCGGGGTTCATTATCACGCCAAAAGGGCAGCGGGTTATTTCAGCAGGGCTTGCAGTTCTTCAACATATTTGAGATGCCAATTCTTCCACCAGAGGAGCGGCACGAACACGCGCATCTTCCAGAGTCTGAGTATTGAAGAACTTGCCATCACGATACACCAGCTGGTGCTGGTTGTCGGCATCTTGCACCTGATCAAAGGTGATACCATCAACCAACACTAGTTTACCCTGAGAGTCTTTAATGACTTTAAGGAAACCACGCGCAGATTTCTTCGTACCACCTTTGTCAGTCTTCGGTTCTTTGAAAATCTCACGGAATTCACCGTTGACCTTACCAGCTGTGGCTTTCACCGCCGTCCCGGTACTATCACGGGTGTTCATCTGGTAAGTATAGGAACCGATACCGAACACTACGTTGATGGAAGCGAAATTCCGTTCAGCCAGACGAGCAAAGATCTGATCTTCACGGCTCAGGGTAATGGAGTCACCGTAGATCAGGCCGATGTGCTCATCCAACAGGAAGTGGCCAGTTTCGGTCTGGGTTCCGCCAAAGATCTCCCATAGGCGCTGGATAGAACCGACCGCTTCTGAACGAGAAATCTCTTCCCCGATCTGATTAAACTGATATTGTTCCAGAATATGGTATCTGTTTTCTTCTTTGAGATAGATAACTTCAGTTTCTTCACGTGGGTCGTTATCGTAAAAATCCTGCTCATTGCAAAATTCTTCGACGCGATAACCACCGACGATATGCACTGGGTCACCAGAGTCGGGACGGATCACAACTTTGCCATTACGCGCCATGATGATATCTTTGAGGCGCGGCAGATAGTCGTCGATGACCTGCCAGTAGTCCCATGCATCAGAAACGATACTGACAATCCCGTCCGGATAGACTTTAGAAATCAGGCGCTCGAAGGTTTCGAACTCGCCATCTTTCGTGCCCATGCACATCACGGCGTGTTCGGTGGCTGCAACAGAGCCAGCAACGACATAGTCTTCATCGATATCCGCGCCATAATACTCTTCAACGAAGTCCAGGGCAGGGTTGGTGTCGGTGCCTTTGAAGAACACCAGATGGCCAGAACCGGAAGACGCCGCGTCATGCCACCCGCTCATACCACGGAAGGAGAAGTCGTGCCCTTGGTAGTCGATGAACCAATGGTCCGGCGACACACCCGTAGCGATAGCGGCTTTCACCATCAGCGCCTTGTAATGCAGGGCAATGGTTGCGTTCGTCATCGGCTTCCAGATCTCAGAGCTGAACACCGTCTCCAGATAGTTGGTCAACCAGTAGAACTCCGGCAAGGTGTTGAACATCACATATACCGGAACACCATACGGGCACATGGTGCCTTCGGGTAGAGCGCGGACTTCGATAGGCAGGTAGCCGAGGTCGTGCAGGGCTTCGATATGCTCTGTCCCAACGCGGCCTGGTCCGAGAACTTTGTTCATTCGACGGGCATACTTCTTCAGCACCTTGGCCTTTGGGCGCTGGAAGAACGCTTCATCAAACAGTTCGTGGAACCAGGTCATGAAGCCCTGAATACCCCAGACCACCACGCCGTTCTTCGGTAGGTGGGAGTTGAACAGTTTGTTGGAGCGTGGAGTTCCGTTGGAGAACACCAGCTCGCTACCTTCAGGGAATTGATAGATGTGCCCTGATTTGTAGAAGTCGATTGCATGGATTGGATCTAAGTGGCGCATGCTCATTTTACACGTCCTGTATTTTCAGTTTTGAATGGAATACCGTCGGCAGTGATGTTCTCCCACCAGACAGTGTCGGCATACACAGCATCGTAGATCCCGTCGAACACAGAGAGGCCTTTGCTGAAAATGCCGTGGGTAACGAAGAGGGTCATGTGCTTAGGCTCGTGCTTCTGAAGCTCTTTGCCCAGCTCAACAAACGTTCGCCCGCCGTCACAGATATCATCTACCACAACCAGATAGCGGTCTTTGATCAGTTCAGGGTTTGTAATACTCACCCCAATGATCTCGCCTGTCTTGGTGTCGCGGTTCTTATGTCCGTAGACAACAGGAACGCCATCCAGCGATAGGCTGAGGGTTTCAGTCTTCTTCGCCGCGCCGCCGTCGGGAGCTACCAACACAGCGTTGTTGCCCCGAATGAACCATCCCAGGTACTGGCGAGCAATGTAATCTTGCGGGACAACATGGACGTTGTTGATCAGAGAAGACACAACATGGCTGTGAGGGTCTTTGATCGCCACACGGTCAAAGTTCATACTATTGATGAACTCTGCTGCCCACTTCACCGAAAGAGGTTCACCAAAGTCGCAATGACGATCCTGACGGGCATATGGAAAATAAGGGATATAAGCATGAAATGTTGTCAGTCGGTCGACATTACCCAGGCCGCGCACGGCATTCACCAACAGTGCCAGCTCAATGAAGTCTGCTGACGATTTAATGTGGGCGTCAATTACCACTGTCTGGATTTTACCAACAGGGATACCCGCCTTTTGAATCTTGATATGTTCCTCACCGCCTGGAAAGGTGAAGTGTTTGTAGAACACATCTTGGTCGTTCAATCTCAAACGAAACATAACGTAGCCCCATAGTTTAGTTTACATATGTATTATACTGCGATACACAAATTGAAACCCCGCACAGGGCGGGGTTTCTAAGACCGGAGTTGACGGATTTATTTCAGCAGGGCTTGCAGTTCTTCAACAGATTTACCCGCCAGCTCTTCCTGCTGTTTCTTCTTGATGAGTTCCAGGATGGCCTGGTTGTGCTCACGTTTTTCTGCAGCAGACAGGCTGTCATCGCGCTCTTTCAGCTTGGTGCTGATGATGCTTTTGACGATGTCAAAGCGCAGTTGCAGCTGAGAGTCGATGGATGTATTGTTGCCGATGAAATCTTCATCGTCGACCGCAGCGGCTTTCAGTTCGCGGCTCAGACCTTTCGCCATTTCGTTCAGAGCAGTCAGGCTCAGATCCCACACCTGCTCAACGGACAGCTGCCCTTTGTTGGAGTTGAAACGCAGTTTCAGACGGGTTGCTTTATCAAACATTTTTGTATCCTCAATTGAATTCGGTTATATTTTAACTTAAAAGACGACTTTGACTACACGATTAAATGAACCGCTTACCTTCACCAGAACATAATTGCGCTGAGTAGAAGAGAAGCCCAGGCCGCTGAGTTGCTTATCACTCGGTTCTGCTCTCATTTTAGCGCCCAACATTTCAAAAACCTTGCCATGCGGTGCCAATTCCGGCTTCAGATATTCATTGTAGAAGCCGCGAGTGCTGGCCGGGTTGATACAACCTTCCAGGATAAAGAACAGATGGCGGTTTCCGGTCTGTTCACCGTCCCAGTGGTTCGGAGAATTCAGGACCAGTTGCACCTTCTGGAAATTCTGGGTACGGATACCCCAAATTTCAGTTTCCACACCAGTCGTCGGCACCAGGGAAGACTGAATTTCAACAACCTTTTTGTCTTTGACGCGCAGTTCAATGACGGTCATCTGCTGTTTATTCTTCAGACCTTTTTCACAGGAGAAACGTTTCAGGTCGCCTTCATATTCCACCTCAACGATGAACCCGGTGTCGATGGTTTCACGCTGGGCATAGTTGTCGACGATGAAACGGTACACGCCATCACGCAGCATGTTCTTGTCTTTGAAGAAGATGTTCTCAACCGGTTTACGCTCTTTGTTGATCCCATCCATACCGTTCATGTCAATATCCAACTCACCGCCAGTATGGTAAGAACGGCGGCAACCGCGAGAGAAATAAATGTGCTCGTTCGTCGGAGTGTACATGTGCAGGTCCAGGTCGTCATTGTTGAACCAGGCCAGCGAAATGCGCAGGAATGAATCAACGTTACCGCCAGCGGCTTTCACGCGCTCTTTGATGGAATCAGCAACTTCACCGTTGTAGGACCAGGAGAAATTATTACCCCATTTGAACAGGCCCGGAGCGCCTTGAGTTTCCGGAGCAACCAGAGACATCAGGTTGGCGGTATGACGGCCTTCAAACATCACTTCCATGGAACGCGCTTTCGGGATAACGTTTTTGATGAAATCATCGACGCTGATCTCTTCGATTTTACCCAGCGACTTTTCAGTCACTTTGACTTCCTGCGCCAGTTGATCGAACGGATCCATAGCTTTCCGCGCATCGATATCGGCGAACAGCACGTTGTTAATCGTCAGGTCTTCATACTTCGCATAGCGGCGACCCAAAGATTCAGTCAGGCCGAGTTCGGCAACCGTTTTCTGCGCCTTTTCGATCATACCTTTGGTGACCAGGGCAGTCGGGCGGCGGTAGTTGGTCGGGGCGACTTTGGCTTCAAAGGATTTCACCGCCTTTTCCATTTCAACGCCGTCAGAAAGATCGGTCAGCAGGGTGCCAATGACAGTGTTACGGATGCCAAACGGCTTATGGTTTTTGGACAACCAACCAGTTCGCCAGGCCCAAAGTTGTTTCAGATCGGAGCGAATTTTCATGTATTCGGTTTTGCTCTGCACAAAACTTTGTACAGCCGAACGATGCTCTTCGCCGCGATACAGAGAATTCTGATCGATCAGTTCCAGGACGATTTCAGCCGATTCCATAGTCAGCTCACGCATGCTGCGCTCAAACACTTCAATGGATTGGGAAATTTCGCCTTTGGTGGAGGCGATATCTTCGCCGCGCAGTACGAATTTATTGTTCAGAACGGCGTGGAAATGGTTGTACGTGCGCACTACACCGCCAGCGCCCATTTCGTGGTTGCTTTCTACGCTCACCTTAGCCGAATCGTTGAAGTAGACGCCGACGATGTTGTGCTGCTTGACATATTTGGCCAGCGCTGCCGCCACCACGTCGTATTCGTTACCCAGATTGACGCTGTCCCACACAGTAACCAGGTTCAGATCAGCGTCAATCGATACGACGCCGCCGATGTTACGGATGAATTGCTTGCAGCAAGTGCAATCGTGCTCAGTGCGCTCACGGTAGATATTGTTCGTGCCTTCCGGGAAAGATGACAGATACAGATCCCACAGGGCGTCTTTGTCAACCGAAGTCATGTACAGGCCATTGCTGGACATCGCGGTGATTTGATTCTTTACAGCAACTGCGAAGGGTTTAAAATCTGACATGATATAGTCTTCCTGTTTCAGTTCAAATGTGCGCCCCGATTGAGGCGCTTCGTTAAAGTGAGGTCAATATACCCCGATTACAGTTATTGAAAACTTTATTCCAGTATCATATTGGTTCAGATTATCTTCCCACCGTCACAAGGCCGGGTATCCCCAGAGTTGTATGCCAACATTCCCTGGTTCATCAATCTTCTAGGGCCAGAAACAGAATTCTGTTTTCTTAACGTATTGCAAAAGCGCGTGGTTCCTGGATAAGGCGTGTACACAAGACGACCTTGCATACGAGCTTCCAGTAGGAATTCATCTGTGGCTTTGCGTAACTTGAATAATTTCCAACTCATTTCTTCATCCTTTCCAGAAGATTGACAGAACTACGGTTGAGAACAACTTCGTCGCAACGCTTTTTATAATCGCCGCTTCCGTCATATCCAACCTTACCACGAGGCTTCTCACCGCGCATGACAGCCTCAACACAACGGGTGTATTTGCTCAGCTCGCAGAACATGTTTTCCAGCTGCATGACGTTCATGCATTGATCTTCCAGTGCTTCAGCCGACCAGAATTGTTCACGAACATAACCATATTGCCCGTAGACCTGATCCTGGTTATCACGGAGCCAGAAGATACACTCTTCGTGGGTCATACCATCTTTGTCCAGGAACAACAGATCAATCCCGGCGCGGCACCCCGGCCCGGCGATAGTGAAATGGTTTTCACTAAACGGATAATCCGGATTGTATGTGAAGTCAACCCAAACCTGATATGCCAAGAATGGTCCCAGGCCTTCAACTTTGTTAAGGAGTTCTTCATAAACAGATAGCGGTGAATTGAATCCCAACAACGAATGGAAGAAATGAGGGTTATGGGTAACAAACGATTTCAGGAACCGGACAACACGCATCCCCATATGCGGTTCCCACCCTTCGATTGTTACTGTCCCTGGATTATCTTCCGCCAAAGACTTGGCATCTTTGTATTTCATTTCACCGACATAAAACTTCATCGGTCCTTCGTTCTCGAAGACTTTCACCATCATTTTGCTGGGGCTGGCGGGCTTTCCAGTCACTGCCAATTCAGGGAAGGCCAAGCATTGTTTCAGACCACCTGTGTTGAAAGCATTAGTGAATGTCACGCCGCCTTTTTTATCAAAGTCCGCAAACCGTTCACGAGTTCGGTCCAAATTGATATTGCGGAAATCATTGATAGAAACCGGGCCTTCCAGAACATGCTGGATGGGATCCCACATGTTGAACATACGGAACAGAAGGCAGTTGAACATCTTGTCGGCCAGAGACAGGTTGTTGTTCTCGACGATATTCCGGATGAGGTGCTGAGACTGCCTGTCGTGCTCTCTCCGGACGTTACAGAACTTGACCTGCCGTAGTATCTCGTTTTCTGTCCAGGGGGCAGGAAGACGCTGGACGTCCTTTCTCACGTGGATTTTGTAACGTTCATTCATCCAATCATAGGACAGCTTACGATGGAAAGGGCTGAGGACAGGATCAGCCGTTTTGATTTTATCTTCACGGACACCGCAATATTGGATGTCTGACTGTTTATCTTTCATGGTATCCTCTTCTTAGAATACAAAAACAGAGGCCATTATAGCCTCTGTTGTGTATTGAAACGCTGAGAGCCTTAATCGATTCGGGTCAGCTGCGTGACTTCCGGGTTGTACGGGGAGTACACAAACACACGGACGTTCGCTGCCCAAATGCCTTCTAGCGCCGGATATTTTTCGCCACCAACTTGGTAGACCGGAACATAACTTTCTGTCTGGCCTTGCATATCAACAACATTTTCGATAGCACCACCAGTTTGCTCACCCAGGAAAGTGCCGAGGTCATCGGTATGAAAATAAGCAACACCTGTTTTGTGGTCTACAAAAACCTTTCCCTTTTGTGCTGTTTGGCTAGAAATGATGGTTTTGATCTGTTGTTTGGGGCTATCCGTCAGCATGTCACTGAAATCCGGTTCCTGGAAGACCGCCATGTTCTTCAGGAATTTGCCAGCCGGATATTCTTTACCTTTCCACATCACGGTTTCATTAACCTTGATGCATGCCTGGGGGAATTCGCCTTCAACGCGCAGCTGGCCTTCCGGGAAACCACGGGAATAATAGTAGTCCAGCGCCGGGCCGACTTCATCTTCAGAACGGATGAACTTGCTCATGTTGGAAGCAAAGACACGCTGCAGGCATTCATCACCGTCGAAACCGGCAATATGAGCTACGCCGTCGTTGACTGTGGTGATATCACCCTGCGCATCCATGATGGCTTTCATCAGATCTTCAGTAGTGGTCGGCGTTTCACTTTCCCGAGGATTAAGTTCCAATGTCAGAACTACTTGATGATCGAAATACGCCGCTTCCAGGAGTTCGCGGGTTTCTTCCAGAACGAGTTTCGCCTGATTGCGAATTTTGCTAAAGTCGGGGGCGGTTACGTCCCCTTTAGCATTACCAAAAGCCAGATTCAGTCTCACGTTCTTACTAAATGTAGTTGTCATAATATAGCGACTCCAGTTATTCGCTTTTGGCCCGAGATGGGCGAATGATATATTTGGGAACCAGTTTCCAATCAGCGATCTGATCGTGTTTCACAACTTTGATACGGGACATGTCGGCGCATTCGGTTACTTGTTCCGGATGCAGAACCTTAATCATCTTCCACTGCTCCAGAAGACGAATGATGCGATTCATACGCAGGACATCTTCACGCTGAAAGCCGTTGTAATGCCCATCCAGCATAAACAGATGCTTGAAATGGACGATAAAATACTTGCCAGATTTGTGGAGGATATGGCAAGTCTGATACAGGGTTTCAGGCTCTTGGCGAGTATTAACCCCGATTCGGCTCAGTGTTTCCTTGATACCCAGGAAGATCCCCGGTTTATCTTGGTTCAGTTCAACTTCGACCATACAATCGACGATGCTGGCCTCATCGTCGACCGCAGTCAGTTTTAAGATGTCGAGCGTATTGCGCGCCATGACCAAACTCCTTCATTAATGATTTTAACTACTTAGCCTTGCGCGGCTTCGCTTTCTCGTTGCTGTTAGACAACTCAACTTTCTTCCTGATCTCGGCCAGTGCTTCTTTTGGAAGAAATTTGAGATATTCTGATGCCTTTTCATGGCTGATGTAATAATACTCAGACAACATCTGAATATCAGGGTCGAGCGGACCTTTTTTGGCCCACTTCCCATACCGCTTGCGGGCCGGGATAGAATGGAATGCCATATTCCATTGCATCCACGGCGTGACCTTGTGAAGCAAATTCATTCGCTGGGCGATGACAAGAGTATCTTTGTTCTGTGCCAGCCCGCGCCGGGTCATAAACGGATCAAAAGCCTTACGAACATCAGGGTCGTCCGTTTGCAAGAGGTTCTCTTTGGTGTTGTTCAACGCACCCAGGAAATCGAACAAAGACGGAGCGGCCATAATCAGCTCCACTTAATGTTGAGCATGACGTTGGTCAGGAAATAAACCGCATGCAGCCAAACGTCACCAGCCTGTCTGTGTTCAATCTGCGCCTGCCCACAGAGAGCGACCATATCGACGATGCTAGTCGTTTCGATAGCCCGTGGCTTGTCCTTATCCTGCGGTACACAGAAATGGAAGAAACGGGAATAGAAATCATCGCCGATGTAGTTCTGATTATCAGTCACCCATTGGCGAACGCCGTCCCAGTTGTTACGCTTCATCTCTTCAACCAGCTGGCGCATACCGCCTGCGTTGACGACGGCCAAAGCGCGTTCATCAATTTTTCCGTAGGTGGAGGCATTGTCTTGCAAGATGCCCATGATCTTACGGTTGTCCGGGAAGAACTGAGGAATGATCCGGCCGAGGACTTTCAGATCGACTTCGACGTTTTCAGCAGCAAGGATTTCAGCACAGCGCCGCATGAACTGTAGCTGCACTTCATGTGCTTCTTTGTCGGTCCAGATGAAGTCGATTTCGCGGCAGCGGGAAACCAGCGGTTCGTTCAGACGGGATTTGGAGTTGGTGGTGAGGATAAACGAGCAGTTTTTGCTCACCTTCTCGATAATACCTTTCAACGATTCCTGGGCGGCCATAGACAGGCGCTCGGCTTCATCCAGGATAACGACTTTCCTTCCGCCATATACGCTGACGCCAGTCGAATACTGGATAACTTTGTCGCGGATGGTGTCGATGTTGTTGTCCAGGGATGCGTTGATCATCAGCGGCTTGACGCAGCCGATTTCATTACAAACCGCCAGAGCAGTCGTGGTCTTACCAGTACCCGGTTTCGGTGAGTAGAACAGCATTGACGGGATGTTGCCATTACCACCAGTGATATAGCCATGGATCTTGGCACGAACGTCCTGGGGAAGAACGATTTCGTCCAGATTGTCCGGGCGATATTTGTTTTCCCATGCGTATTGGTCACCAACGATTGTGATATTAGACATTACAGCCTCTTTAGATGATGCGTTTCAAAATACAGGGGCTTTCCGCCCCTGCAACGATATTAAAGCAACAGATAGATATTGAAGATTATTCCAGCTGCATGCCGACGTAATAGTTGATGGTGCCGTCGACCGATTGGAAATTGACCAGCTGCATTTCAGTGCAGGCGCGGATAGTATAGTTGCCTTCGATCATTTTCAGGTTGACAACGTCGATCGGCATGGAGAAATCACCCAGCGCAGTTTCGCCCAATTCAACGGTGTAATCGTTGGAATTGTCGATTGCCGGAGTAGTACCCACCAGACGGGTTTTGCCGCCGCTGGCGACCATGCGGACAGTTTTGTGGCCCAGGGTAGAACACGCGCGGATCAGCTCTTTCATTTTTTCCGGCGACACAGTTGCTTCGAAATCAACCGACGGCAGATCGATGGTATCAGCCGGAACTGTGGTCAGTTCTTTGGCCGAGCGCCAGAATTGCAGTTGAGAGTTTTCGCCTTTGAGCAGCACGTGATCTTCGTACATTTCGATCTTACCGCTCTTGAAACTCGGCAGGCGCTGGATGGCCAGCAGCTTGGTCAGGTCGAGGATCGGGAATTCGAACGGAAAGTCTTCGTCGATATCGGCGATGGCGATAACCGTCGATGCGTCATTCACAGTACGCAGCTTTTTGCCAGGAGTCAGGACGATAGACGGACAGATGGTTTCAAAGTTAGCCAGAAGTTGCAGAGTGCGTTCCGACAGAGTAATTTCTTGCATTTATGTATCCTCAAGATATAGTGAAGTCAAGTCATGTTGTTGACGCAATTTAGTATCGCCCATTTGGGGATATAGAACAAGTGTTAAATCTCTTCGCGCGCAAATTATTAACGAAATAGATTAATCTATTAATTTATATTAATCAACTCGCTTCGCTCGTAAACCCCTAATACTCGTTGCTCGCAAAGCTCACAACTCGTATAGTACGACGGATTTGTTCAACAAGAAAGGACTTTTTAATCCGAAAGGCAAATTATTTTAAATTGGTCTAAACATAACATGAGACTATTATATAAGGATGTAAACAACACGAGATGAATAGCATGAAACAACTAGTAGCAATCTATGCCGTAGGGTACAGCCACGGAGATATGGCAAGCCGGAAATTGGGTAGTGAGACATCAACAACTACTCTTTTGAAGGTTTTAGTTGATGAAACAAAATCCGACTCTGCCAAAGAAGTCCCATTCTCATTCCTGTCTGGTAATACCAAGCCAGGGCTTTATGTTGCGATCGTCAATATGAGCAACTTCGGCGAATTAAGAGTGTTCCCTCTGATCAACAAAAATCAGGCGGTCATCAACAAAACCATCAAGCCGGAACTGTTACAACGTTGTTGTGATAGTATCGACGCATTCCTGGGTTTGGTTGACGACAGTGACGAAGGCGAGCCAACGCCCGCCTATGTGGATCAAGACCCCAAATAATCTTCCAGCGCCACTCTTTTCAATTCTACAGGGTGGCGCTCTGTCAAATAGAATTTGTACCGCTCGTGAGAGTGACGCAACGCATGATTGTAACTCCCATTATAACTCAAATTGTCCACCAAATCCCATATGAGTGCCACGTCTTTTGTTGAGTGCTGACGCATCAACCTTCCCAGAGTCTGGATAACACGAATATATGATTTGCTTGGGTGTGCCAATACCAGATGGTGAAGTTTCTTTATAGAAACCCCTTGTTGCATCGTTCCATAAGATGCCAACAGAGTAATATCCTCACCTTCTTCTATCGCCCTTTGTATTTGCATGCGGTCTGCTGATTTGACCTCCCCGTTGATGACAAATACGTTTGGCTTTATTTCTTTGAGGATGTCATACACGATCATCATATGCGCATCGATACGTTCGAACATGATGGCGACGTTACCCTTTAATGTTAAAGCCATCTTGGCGATAAGCCGGTTTCTAACTTCGTTCGATATCAAATATTCCATTTCTTTCTGATAATCGGCACCATGCATATCAATAGCGTCGGCCAATCTGTGTTTCAATTCTATCATCCGGATTTTAATGTCAGCCGCATATCCCATACTGATCAGTTCTCGAGCCGTGATGATCTTGTGATAGGCACCAAAGTGGGATACCACCTGCAGACCAGCAACTTTAGTGTTCGCCAAAGTACCAGTAACCCCGAGGCGTTGGTCAGCATTTATGCAGTTGTTGAGGATATAAGAAAGTTTATCTGACTTTGAAGTATGTACTTCGTCAACAATGATATCGCCAAACTGATGAAACCAATCCTTTGGCTGGTCTTGTATGCCTTGCCATGTGGAAATTGTGATGGGTTTATCAATATTGCGGGTTGCACCTTCGCATATAGTTTGTACCTGGTAGAACGGGTTCCAGGATTGTCCATGGCTGTATTCTTCGAAGTTCTCGTACAATTGTCTTACAAGGTGTACCGAAGGAACAACGATAAGCGTCCTCAGATTACTTTCGAGCGCTTTTCGCCTTTCCCTGTAGTAACGGGCCATCACATAAAGAATAAAGGATTTACCGGCACTTGTAGCCAGCTCGAGTACGCAGCGAGATTGCCTCATGGCAGTGGCGATGGAATCGAATTGATACTGCCGAACTTCAGCATCAATGTATTCCCCAGATTCTGTGCGAATTTGTGTTTTCAAATTATTACAGAAATCATGGATTTCATTATCAGGGATGTCCTGGATATATTTCAATGCAGGATCCACGTCAAGTGAATAACCGTTGGTCTTACAAAATTTGAAGAGTTCAAACAGAAGACCGATGTCAATCAGGCCGGAAGATTTGGTAAATAAGCGGACGACGCCATCCCATTTGCTGAAAGGATTAGGCTGAAAGTTGGGATCTTCAAATTTGAAATAGTCATTTAGTTCTTCATAGATCCCTGCGTCAGCATGCACACGCATACGGACTTCGTTCACTTTGGTCACAGAAATGTCGGCCATACCAATCCTCCCAATTATATGGAGTATTTAGCGGTCTGCCCAGATTCCATTCTGTTCCTTGTCCATACGGTGGTATAAACGGACACGCTCGAACATTTTTGGGAGAATATCTTTTCTGTCGAATTCTATTACTGTCGGCAGTAAACCATTCTCATTGGATATGATGTTGATGAGACGCTCGATTTTGACATTAAACATCTGTTGAAACATAACTGAATACAGACACAATTGGATGCTGTAATCCTCGATCATGTCCCTGGTTTTCAGAGTATTGGAAGTCTTGAAGTCGATAATTGCTGGGGTTCCGTTGTACACCCCGATTAAATCCACACGCCCGGCCAAGCCCAATACTTCGCTATATAGAGGTATTTCCTGGGCATATATCTTTGTCATGCGATTCAGATAGGGAAACAATTGCATGAACATGAACAGATATTGTCCGGCGGCGGCCACAACATCTTTCATTGGCGCATTCTTCAGATATAACTCACAAGCAAGATGCACTGCTTCTCCCCTATCAGCGCATCTTTGTGCTTCAATTGCTGCTTGTTCAACTCCAAGCCTTTCGACCCAGGCATCCAACCATGTATGATCACTGGTACGCCCTAACATGGTTGTCACAGAGGTCAACTTTACTCCTGTTGGGGAAACGTAATGGCGTCCATTCTCGTTCGTTACACAAGTCAGCTCCTTGTACGGTAATTCGTACTGCTGAAATGTATATTGACGTTCCTCAATATTGTTGATCTTCTTGAGTGCCTGGAGTCGGCTCATCCTTGTTTCCTTTTAAAAATGATCCAATCTAAATCTTCTAACGGGTTCCATCCAGCTTTAAATCTAGCTATCATACTACTACAAACTCCTTCTGAAATGTTTGTAGCTTGGCTAAGTTTAGAATAACCCACATTATGTTCTTTCCAAAAACAAAATGCTGTGTCTGCAGATAACCACATTTTCACAGTACCATATTTTATAGCCGATGGGTTCTCCCAAGGAACACAACCTTTCATGGGTGAAGATTTTCCATACCAATAATTCTTTTCCCCAGCATTCATTCCTGGGAATCTGCGGCCGAACATAGGATGTTCTTTCCCTGTTTTGCCTTTCATGGCTCCGACTTTCCCATATAATGGATGTTTGTCCCCAGTCCTACCGAACATCGGATTTCGTTCCGCTGGTAAACTTGTGGTGAGCCAAATATCTTTATCATCATCTTGGAAATGTCGATTAAGTAATTTTTCTGATCCCCAAATATCTTTTATGCGTTTTTGTTCTGTCCTGTACGCGTCTTCGGTAGTGTTGAATATTTCTATATGTTCAATATTAAAATAATCATAACCAAATTTATCGATTAAGGAGTGTACGACTTTTGAAGATGTGAAATATGTGACCCAAAATTCCCTCGGGTCGCATTTCTTAGCAGTACGAGAACCAATATAAATCTCACCATATATGGATACGATTCGATATACATATGGTGTTCTGTCACATGCCATCGAGATATTTCCTCCAATCTATGGCGTTTTTGACTTCATAACCCAGCTTGTTCAAACGATCCAAACAGCTTTCTATGAATTTCACCTTTGCCTTCTGCTCTTGGAGGAGACCTGACATCTCGATATACATATCGTCGGCCTGAACCCATAGAGGCAGATCAGTTTTCAGTGGTTTGTTGTTGAGAGGGCGTTCGCGATATGATTGCGCAGGTAATTCCCCGGCATAATACCTGCGCAGATAAACATCAATCTGTTTAAACCGCCCAGTCAGATATTCCAGATAACGCCCTTCACGAATGTAATGCCGCTGCACTGTCATAAAGGAACGTCCGATCTTCAACGAAATCTGATCTAAATTACGATCAGCTGGATCAACCGTAATCAGTGGATCCAGTTCAGCCATGATGTCCTCTATAGACATCGTTTGATATTGAGTGTTGTTAACTTCCATAAAATATTCCCACCTTTTCAACTCTCTCTATTATAACTCATTCTTTATCAATTTCGCGGACAACACGGGTCGGTGTCAGTTTCAGGTACTTGAAAGTCACCGTTGTAACTAATTGGGGAACAGAAGCGTCTACATCAACAAGAACGTTGTCCAATGCAGTCGGGCGGGCTTCTTCCAACAGAAGTTGCAGGCCAACCGGGCGGTTCATGTTGTTGAGTAATTCTATGGTGATATCTTTGCTAACAGCCATATCAGCGGCGGCGTTACTGGCTATCCAGTTGTAGATGGTTTCCCAGTTTACCCAATCCTCATCGATAACGAACGTAAATACGATGGGATCATATGTTAAACGTTCAGAAGGGATCGTGTTGAGCACTGAACCGGGCGAAGGCCCATCGATGCCCTCGGAATACACGCCTGGTATGCTAAAATCGTGTACAGAGCGGGATAACAATATCAGGTCACCGATAGTTAAGCGCCACTTATCGGATGCTGCATAATTTGGGTTGTCATGTTTAAATTGGACTGAAGTAGACATTGTTAGCACCTTTACCGTGGAGAATAATTGTGTCCCTGATGCGCGGAATCAGAAGATGGATTGTGGTGATTTTTATGGTACTTGTATTGACAAGTTGCCGTATTTTCGTCACGCCCATCATTTCCGTTAGTGACCTCTGGGATACTGATGTCCGTGTTGTACCAGTAACCATTTCAACAGACAGTAACAAATGTGAAAAATCCATGCTGGATGAGGCCACTATTTTGTTTCAAAGTTTCCAAAATCTCCAGCCTGTCGGTTGTTTTGATAATAAAGACACTTTGCGACCATACTGGAAAACTACCATCCCTCTTTTACGCAAAGGGGAAGAAGGCAAAATTCCTTACTTGTCAGCAAGTATTTATTACTCACAGAACAACAGCATCATCATCACATTCAACCCATCTTTCTACAACAAAATAAAACGTTACACCATGAAACAGGGAGTTAATCTGACCACGGATATAACTGTTACATTTCAAATCACAAACAACACGAAGAAACCTGTAAGGATAGCAACACAAGGTGTATTTGTGAATAATGAAGCGGTTGGGAATGAAATGAACGTTTTTGAAATTAAGCCTGGTGGGAAGATATGGATTAGGTTGAGCGATGTAGGCGTGAACTCCCTTCTGGTGGAAGGTATTGAGCCAGTGGGAGTTCTGCCAGCAAGGACTGTGCCCTGATCATTTCAGGGCATTTTTCAGATCATTAGAACCAATATTGTTGATGACACCGCCTGCGCAAAGATCTTTTGCCCATTCGCCAAGAACATTAGCAAAGGAGAAATTAAGACACTTCTTCACCATGTCTTCAATATGGGCTAACTCAGCAGCTATCCCATCAGTGATGTTCTGAATAACACCATTCACCTTTGCTACAGCATCATTGATTAATCCGTTGACCTGCGAGGCTAATGCCTGTATTTTGGCCAACCCCGCCGCCGCGCCTTGTTTGGCGAGATCATACAGTTCTTGGATTTTGTCTGTTATTGGAGATAAGGCATCCTCCATTGCAGTCAACCATTGACGGCCAAGTGTCTGTACGACACCGAATGCGTTGTTAATCAAATCGCAGTTGGTGGGTTCTCGTTCAATACTTTTGAGGCCGGATTTATAGGATACTGAAGTTCCGATCCTATTGTATGCCTCATTAACGGTCTGGTCACCATAAGAATTCAGAGTCCCGATCCCGGTGTTGGCAGTCCCGTACATGGTGTTCATGGTATTCAGTTTAGCAGGAGTCAAACCACCAGCGGTTATCGCCGCCTGAACGGACGTATCCGGGATGCTTGTAATGCCTGCTATACTTTGTTGGCCACTGGTGATTAACGTCTGAGAAGTAGCAGAGAATCCCGGGAGCGGGTTGGTAAAGGCGTTGCCTTGCTCTAGTGCGTCGTAGATTTGTGCATTCATAAGAAAATACCCCCAATTGATGGGGGTATTTAAATCAGGGGAGGCGATACAGAAAATTGCTCCAGAAGCGGACAGCAAATTTCTTAGCATAAACCAGTTTGGATGAATACTGGCTCGATGCCAGATCACGGAAGGTTTCATAACCGACAGCAACCAGAAAGTACAGAGTGAACAAATAGCAAAACAGTTGAAAAATGATCATGGGACGTCTCCAGTGTTAACAAATTACAGAAGGCGTTTGGTTTTTGGCTTACCCAAGAGCATGACCTTACAATACAACCCTGCTTTGTTGATTCGTTTGATCATATCCTGTGTACCAGTCGATGAACCGTCCCAGAAAGCCAGAGGCAGTATCTCCGCCTTGTATTTCTGTGATAACACCAACGCCTTGTCTAACATGTCCTGGTTGCGTTTGTTTCCAGCCCCTTTCCCATATGTAGTGAAATATTCATCGGGGATAGGCATCCCGAGATAAGTCACCCCTCTGGATTCAGCCCAATCTTTGCAGATCGTATCGACGCCGACAGCCTCCCCAGCGATCAATATGGTCTCGCACGGAAGATACAGATTACAAACGGAATCTGTATGAGAAAGTTCGTCTAACTTTTCAAAGATTTTGTCGCGCTCTGTAATAGAACGCGAACCAGTTATGAGAATAATGGTCTTCATTTCCAATTCTCGAAGTTGCTCAAAACGAAGAGATTAAGCAAAGGATTGCTACACGGCATGGGTTCAATATCAACCCCAAGTTCACGTAATTCACGCAAAATAACATAAGTATCACGATGAGCTTTGGCCGAAGTGGCAGGTCGGTAAAACTCAATTGTCTCCCTGCCATCTGATACCGCCGCCGCTATACGATAATGAATAGACAGACGATGTTTGTGGGATTGGTCTAAACTAAAATCTAAAGGTGGTAGAGAAGTCGCTATAGTTTTGTTCGCCATGGTGAAGCCTCAACTATTTGTTGATGGTATAAAACGAATCATACCCTGATAGAATACATTGAATACTTACGCTTTATTCAGCAGATCCGTCGCCCATCCCCTTTCCCCGTTTTTATACGGCTTTCCCGCTGCAATGCGGTCTAGGATGTGCTTGGCAAATCTGGTCGCATCTTCATCTGCGTTTTTGGGGATATAACGCTCACGGACACCGCGCTCATTCTTCTCGCCGTCTATACCCAAACAGAGAACGTATGTTTCACCGATATACAGGGAGTACACATAGGCACCCATTTGGTTCGCTTTTGCTTCAATGATAAACCGAGGATCGATGGCCAGAGGGGTTTTAGTGGTTGGTGTATTGTTCATGATATAGTTCCTTCATTTCAGAGTTGGTGTCGTACTGCTTATGAAATGAAGTATACGGGGTTTATTGAAGAAGTAAACCCCGTTTATTGAATTATTTTTAAAATTATTTGAAGCGGTCCGGAAGGGTATCGTGAATTTCAGCTGACAATACCAAGAATTTACCGTCCAAAGTCGGGAAACAATAATCCTTCCCAACACAACGCATGTGCTCAGCCGTAGCCGCAACACAATCATTGGTCACATCAACCTTTTCCCCTACCCACATGCTGGTTTTGGTCTCCAGGGTGCCGTAGAAGATAGTACCAGTCAGCGGGCTGGATCCGATCTTTTTGATACGCATATTAATAGCCCTGCTCTTCATAATGATCTTCAGCACCTGTGTCATCACCGATTGGGTTGTCAAACCCGTATTTGACAGCAGTTGCTTTAAACAGAGGAAGGCCGTACATCGCATACGAATCAAAATCTTCTAGACCTTCTTCAAGGATACAGTTCCACATTTGTACGACTTCGTACATAAGGCTAGAACTAATCCCACGATGATTCAGAGCCTTTTCAAACCCAAAGGCGACGTCCTTTTCCAGTTGTTTCAGGATATTTTCTTTGGTGAATTCAACCGGGACATGGGATTCACGTTTTTCAGGAGATTTAAAAGACAGTCCCAGGCTTTCAATTTGCTCAACTGTCAGGAACTGTGCCAGACGGGTCAAATCGCGACCGTCTAAAGCCGCCGACAAAGTTCCTGTTTTATGACCTTCTAAAATTTGTTCGAGAGTTTTCATCATTTCACCTTCACCAAAGTGGGTACATAACACGGGTGCTCTTCACAGGACATGAACACATCGTAACGAGAACCGGATACCAGGCCAGGCAAATTGCCTTCATCAACCATCTTCCGGACGGTTTCTCTAGCATTGTACCAACTCTTGGCTGGATCGGCAGTGACTTCAGAACGAAGGAGGTGGAGTTCTCCATTGGAATAATACTTCCCACTTTCCTTCATGTAATACAGATTGACGGTCAACACCTGGGGGTTAGGAATTTCAACCCAACCACAATCCAGGAGATCCCGTACATCCGCCACATATCTTTGGGTGTCGATATCGCCTGTCGGCAACAAATATGATAAACTCCCCTGGAACCCTTCTGTCTTTTCGTCCAGATCAGTTTTGAAGAATCGTTTACCGCGAACGTCCAGAAAAATGAATTTATTTGTCATGATATAGATCTCGCTTCAAAGTGATATGTCTTTTTCAACATCTTCCTGTTTGGCTATTTCCCAACGGACCACAGTTCCATCCGGTTGGGAAATAGCGCGGTTCAGGCTGCATTCTGGAAGGTAAAGGAACACATTAAGATAGTATCGAGTTTCACCTTTCTCAAACAATTTTTGAGTCGTGATGATTTCGACCTTTGATTCCATCCCCTTTTTATCCAGAAAGATTTTACGAATTAGTGTCTGCATCTTCCCATCCCCATTCGTCTTCCCATGCCTGGCGCGGCGTTTTGCCGTTGTCATAATCTTCACGCCAGGCATCGGCGTCAGCAGCTGAACCGCCTTGAGAACGTGCTACGCGCTCAAGGGTGTTGTGCCACTCATTGAATGTTGAGTTGGCGTTGGTAGAAATTTGAGAGTTGTCTTCGCGGGCCATCAGTTGTTCCTCGTTTAGATTGTGGGTGAATAATAATTGAAATCTGTTTATTGAAAAGTTAAGAGTGCAAAACGTGTGACATCGCAGTGTTCAGTTGCATTTTAAGAGTTGCATACTCCTGTTCAAGGCAACGGGCAGCGAATGGGTTATTTCCGCACTGAGTGGATAGAGACTCCATTATCTCTATTTGTATCTGTAATTGCTTGATCCACACCTTTTTATCCCAGGAATGCCCGGCGCGGGACCTGAAGCAATGGTATCGTTTAGCCAAAGACAGGGCTTCAGAGTTTGAGATATTTGAGTACATAAAACCCCCAAATAAAAGGGCGCAACTGCGCCCTTCTTTTAAATGCCATTAGATGTTGGAACAACTTCCTTGACCAAATCAGATTGGGGATGGTAAGAATTCCCCAGTGCGTTTTCTATAAACCCGATATATTCAAAAATTTGCTGTATGACGGCGTTCGTTTTACGCCCGATTTCATCATACACATCGATGAGGTTGGAAGGTGCCGCAGCATCCTCCGCTTCTTTTACTTCCCGAGGAGGTTCCACATACCCCAATTGGAACGCCACATCTTCCAGCCGATTACGGATGTAAGTGATTTGTTCCAGATTGCTGCCGAACGCTGGGATCAGGGAAGAGATTGACAATTGAATATTGGTTGTGTTCATGATTTGATTTCCTGTTTGTTGGAATGGACGAAAAGAGCGCGGGATTGGATGTAACCATTTGGAGTCAAAACGCAGAGATGAGTATCTTTGCCTTTGGGTGTAGAAACCAGATCTAATCTTTCGCACAACCCTTTAGACAACAATTCCAACTCACCAGATTTAGACGGAATTTCACCAGCTTCTCTTGGTCCAAACCAGAAAAGTTGGTATAGAACATCAATTGCTGCTCCTGACAGATTCATGTTTTGTTTCCTCAGTGATAGACCATATCATGATAAGCTGGAGGGCATATAAAGAAAAACCCCGCCGGAGCGGGGTGGGTTATTTGCGGATTGTCACGATCGCGTAGTAGCGGTCATAATCACCACCATATGGGTAGCTGCTGAGGGTGAATGACACCAGGTTGTCGCCAAATGCTACTACCTTCAAGTCGTGGGTGGACAGGGACTCATCCACCCGGCCACACACTTTGTTACAGAACTCGCGGACGACTTTTTCGTACCCGTTCAGGTGAGGAGAGGTCACCGTGGTTGGGCCTACGTCACCACACCAAATGCCTTTGATCATTTTACCCTGACGGTTGCGAGCACATTTAGGAGTCTCATACAGACCTGCTCTCATCTTCATGCTGCCGTAACCGAGGTCTTTCAGGATTGCGTTGATTTCAGATTTAGTCATGGTGTAGTTCCTTCGTTTCAAGTTGGTGTATTACTGCTATGGATTGAAGTATAAGGAAGGTTATTGAAGAAGTAAAGTGATTCAATAAATAAATTTGAGCAAATAAAAACCCCGCACATGGCGGGGTTTGATTCAGATCAGCTGTCCGATTAGAACAGAGATTTGATGAGACCTTTACGGAAGTACGGGTTACTGTCCTGGGCGATGCCGTCGGAGGTAACGTATACCTGCGGGTCTTGGGTAGCCGGGATCTGTACGAACGGGTTCGCGCAGATACCGTAACGGGTTTTGAACGCCATACGCGGTGCGAAGGTGCTTTCACCCTGGGTGCGGTACATTTCCAGCGGCACGTAAGGTGCGAAGAAGATACCAGCATCCAGCGCAGTTGCGCCTTTGTACGCCAGGGTGATATATTCTGCTACTGCATACGGGTCGATATAGACGCGCATACCGTTGGACAGAACGCCCGCAAAGGTCTGACCAGTCGGGTCAACCGCCAGCTTGGTGTTTTCCTGCAGAACCGGAGCGTAATCCAGCATGCCGGACATTGCCAGCGCGGATGCTACGTTCGGGGAACACAGGACACGGTTGCCTTTACCACGACGGGTGTCAACGCCGATGCCGTTCGCTTCAACTTCCAGGATGAAGGTCAGGAATTTCCATTTTTCCAGCGCCCAACGACCGGAGATATCCTGAGCGATGTCTACGATACCGTTGGTGCCGAATTTTTTGAAACGTACTGCGCTGAAGTTCATGGTGCGGATGAATTCGCGGTTCATTTCCGCCTGAATTTCAGTTACCATCACGTCGGACAGAATGTTGTCCACGTCTTCGCCGTGGATCGCCATCATGTCCTGGCGCAGTTCGTGGCTGTAATCAGCGTACAGGCCGCGAGATTTCGCAGTAACGGTCGCTTTTTGAACGGTGATACCAACACGCGCCCACGGATTGGACGGAGAGCCCAGCAGTTCAGCGTCGGTCGACGGCATACCTTTACCGATGGTGGTGGTGCCAGCGCCGGAACCTTCGATCTCAGCCTGGGTGAAGCCAGACGGGTCACCAGCCTGTACAGTACCGTCACCAGAATAACCGGAATCGGCTTCCTGCATGAACAGTTCTTTACGGGACTGCTGGGTGTTAGAACCGTCAGCAACGCCCTGACGAGCACGCAGTGCGAAGATCTGACCGTCCGGACCAGACAGCGGCTGAACGCCGAAGAAGTCCATCGCGATGTTGATCGGCGCCAGACGTTTTGCCATATCGATCAGAACCGGTTGCCATTTACCGACAGTGGTGTTCAGAGAACCCGGCGCTTCGGATTCGCCCAGGTTTTTGGCGTTCCATTCGGCCTGGTTCTGCAGCAGGCGAACCGCGACGTTTTCGGCAGACAGCGGCTGAATAGATTTGGATTCTTCATTCAGAACCGGCAGCCACGTTTCGCGCATTTGTTCAGTAACAAGTTTCTTAGCCATGATGCTCATTCCTTACATTGATATTCAGTTAAGTTGAAATTACTTAGTCGTTCAAAATCAAGCCCCCTTTTATAGAGGGCTGTGGCTGCAAAATTTAGCCTTTCAGACCACGCATACGACGGTATTCTTCCAGCTGACGGCTGACCGACTCTTTCAGTTCTTTGTCGGTTTCATCAGGGTCATCGTCGTTGTCGTCATCGTCATCATCAGGATCGTCGCCTTCTTTTTTCTGTTTTTTGCCTTCTTTGATGTCTTTTTCCTTATCATCAGAAGATTTACCACCTTCGTTGTCTTTACCGACTTTGTCAGTAAAGTCGTCTTTGTTACCTTCTACCAGGTTGCGGAAGGTGCGGACGCGAGCGCCGAAGGAAGAGGCGTCAGAAAATTGAATACCTTCCAGAAGGCCAACAACGACTTCTTTTTTGGTACTGACCATGCCTTCGCAAATTTCGTCAATGACGTTATTGCGCTGGCGGATACTTTCTTGTTCGCGGATCTGTTTCAGCTCGGATTCAGAAACGTTTGCACGTTTTTCTGCTTCCGCCAGACGATGAGTCAGCGCTGCGATCTGGCCGTCGGTGTCTACAGTAAATTCAACGTTGGCTTCTTTCAGCACGTTGACCATACCAGACAGGAATTTTTCAGCCGCTTCGGTTTTGATGGTAGCGTCAATAGCCGGAGCATTTTTGTTCGCCCATTCTTCAACCACGGCATTCAGGAATGCATCAACTTTGGTCGCCACTTCCTGAATATGAGTTTCTTTCAGGTTAGCGATTTCTTGCTGATGCGCTTCCACCAGTTTCAGACGTTCCTGGTGGGCAACATGTTCAGTCTCTTGGATTGCCTGAAGACGGGCTTCGCCGACTTTAGCCTCCATCAGACCGCTCACTTTGTCCAGGAACTCGGTGCTGAGGCCATTAACGCCCTCAAACAGTTTTTGTAATTCAGGTTTCATGATAATTTCCTTCTGAACGATTTTTCAGTATTTAGTGAGCTGAAATCAACCCAATTTTTTAAGAGCTAAATCAAGACGGCGCAGGAAGTCGTCTTCAAGCTGGCTATTGTGTTTAACCAGATTGTCTACAACCTGACCTTTGATGTCCCGTGGCATCCAGATACCAGAGGATTCATCAAGTTGCCAGTCTACAGATTCGTGAACCGCTTTTACATAACAAACTTGTCCAGAAGGACGGTCGACAGCATCAACAGCGGTAAGCATGAAGCCCGGCTTGACATCATCATAGCCGTTAACTTCTACTGTCTCACCCAGGCCACGTGTAGAGACAGCCAGGTTGAAGTCCGCATCAGCCAGAGCACGGATGATCTGACCTTTGGGGGTGTTTAAAATACGCGCCCGCCCGATTGCATTGTTGCCTTGCCACACGAGTGACTCGGTTTTGAGGGCGGCATGTTCGATATCAGGAAATGGATAGTCAGGATGCTTGAGTTCACCGATTGCGCGACGATCTTGAATGTATTCCCGGTCATATGCTTCCACAGCAGGGCGACCGACTTTTTCAAGGTCGTAGTTGCGCCCGTTGCGGTTAACCTGGTTACACATCACAAACGGACCTTCGATGAACATGGCCTTCCCACCAGTGGAAGTTTGCGCTTCCCCGATCTGAAGTTCCTTTCCTATCGCCGTGATCTCACGCAACAGTTTCATCATTTGCTCCTTACTTACTCAGTCCCATCATTTTACGGAACTTCATGGCTTTCTTTTTACGCCGCTCGACTTTGCGTTCATACCCCAGACCCATACGTTTTTTGGCGCGTATGGCTTTCCGGTTGCCCAGTTTACGGGAACGGCGCTCGCTGGCGTTCATGACTTCACAACGAGAACCATCAGCGGAAAGTTTGAATCCGGGAGCGCATTTTAAACGACGACGGCGTTTACCTTTTGCGTTCACTTTATCGATGACTTTCTGTTCGTCCATGCGGGAAGCCAGGAAATCAGCGAACGTGGCAATTTCTTTGATTTCCATATTAATCACCTATTCCGCGCCAGTGCTGAGGTCGTCACCCAGGGAATTCAGAACGTATTCTGTACCCTGAGCAATCAGTTCTTCACGGCGGGCATCAAGTTCCATACCACATTCTGCCGTGGCATTTTCGATGTCACCATCCAGTACGGCTCGAACAATATCGATCGCGCTCATGATTGTATCTCCGAAGTTAATTTTCTATATTTAGTTGATAAATTTTTACTCTTCTACTCCGCCGGGTGTACCCTGGAAAGGTACGACTTCAGGTCGCCATTTCAGCGGGCTAACATCTTGTCCACTAAACCCACCGCTTTCATCAGCCTGAACCTTCGGATACATTCCTTTATCTTTTTCTTCTTTGATCTTCTCTTGCTGAGCCTTAATTTCTTCATCAGACATACGCATAATGTTCCGCATCGCGTAATCAATTGAGAAGAATGTTCCGATATAAGGCTCAACCCCGGTCAGGGCACTGAGGCGACCAGCAAGCATTTCATTTTCTTGCTGTTCACGGATAAAACTGTCTGAGGTGAATTCAAACGTAACGAACGGTTGAATTTTTTCAACCCAATCTTGTTCATCAGTAATCTTTTTCAAAATTAACTGACGACGTAAAAATTCAGAGAAGAATTTAGAATAACGACGGCGCAAACCTGCGCAGAATTTGTTGAAACGCAGTTCTTCCTGGGTGATCTCAGCCAAATTAGAACCGCCAATATTGATGCTCCCTTCTTCCTGGATACGACTCTTTGGAATAAACAGAGAGCTATACAGTTTTTCAAGGAAGTAATTGACGTGGTCCATCTGTCCTAATTGGTCGCCACCACCGACTGTTGAAATCTCAGTGGCGTTCTGACCTTCACGACGAGGCAACCAGTAGTCCTCAGCAATCCCCATCAGATGGCTGTTGCCCGTAATCTTACCAGTACTGCGGTCGAACGCCAGACGGTTTTTGAATTTACCCATCATCATAGTCATGTATTCTTCGGCAGATTTCTTACCTAGAGTACCGACGTCCAGATAGAATGCACGTTTTTCTGGAGCACGGGTGATGGCGTAAATTACCGTTGCATCCTCAACCGTAACCAGGTTGTTGAGCGGACGGATAGCAGGGTTCAGCAGACCGGGAACAACACCATTTGCCAAAGGATCTTCACCGCTATCAACATAGACGATACTTTCTTCGTCAAACACCAGTTCCTGTTGAGACGGCTGGAAGTTCTGAGATGTCCCAGATTGACCAGTGAATTGGTTGCGGTTGTAGTTCGGATTGTAGTAATACTTGAGAGTGACCTTTTCGATTGCCTCGATGCCGCCTTCTCGCATCGTTTTCTCAACGACGTATACTGGACGGATGCAACGAGAATCAAGCATGACCAGCTTCTGAATGCCGTTACCCGGCTTGGTTGGGTCAGTTACAACATGATATGCCTGACGGCCTTCAACATACCATTTACGAATCTTCTGATACGCGGTGTCGTCAAAGTCCAGCAAATTCATAATCTCTTTGAAGCATTCTGTGATTTGTTCTTTCAAATCTTCACTGATGCCTTCAACTTTATCGAGATTGATAGTAACCGGCGTTTCATCTTCTTCGCAGGTGACAACGTCGTTAATAATGATGTCCACCGCTTTGCGGATTTCAGGCTGCTGAGCCATGGACTGATATTCTTCAACAAGCTGTTTGACATTAAGCAGCTCGCTCTCAACACCAACATAATTGTAAGTGTTGGCCCCGCCCTGGAGGATGACTGAACCATCCTGAGCGTCGTCCAGAGCTACAACAGTCGCTTTTGAAAGCAGCTTCTCTTCTTGACTCTGGACATATTTGTCCGTGTCAACTTTGGCGTCAACTAAACCGCCGCCGCTGAACAGACCAAAGAAACCTTTGCCGTATGCCATGATTATATGTCCTCAACGTTTTCTTGTAATTAGTGGTGGGGAAATAAATTCCCCCACCACGTGTAACGTTAGAGAGACTTGTCCGAAATGGCCTGGAAGTAACGCAGGTCAACAGTGAACTGAGTATAGGAGTCCATAGCAGACATATCCAGTTCCAGCTGACCGAGGTTCTGAGGCCAGCCGCCCTGCAGCGTCCAGGTCTTGGTGACGTTGTCGTTAGCATCCAGCAGTTCCATGATGATGTCACGGAAATAATCATCTGGGTTAGCAGACGCACGGTTGTTGTTGCTGCCGTTGATATACTGCTGCCAGATTTCAAATGCGTTGTACGGGGCGTTGTCTACAACGTTGATAAACGTTACAGGCAGAGCCTCAAAACGACGGTCGCCAGGGAACGGCAATTCACGGCCACCCCACGGAACGAGAATCTCACCCAGCTGGCCTGTCGGGGTGTTGGTTGTTACAGCCAACAGAGATACGTCACGAATGGTGTCAGAACCCGCTACGAATGCCGGGAAGTTTACAGTCACACGCCAGCGGTGCTGACGTTGAACGCCGCCCCCACGTGACATGGCCGCGCGAAATTCATTTACTGTACTCATGATTAATTCCTCTTTAAATGTTTGTTACACAATTCTAATTAGTTGCCAACCCGTGGTATTCAATCTAGCAGTAGTGGCATTCTTTCTTTGAAAGATGCCGACTTCGGGAACTGGTCCAGAATTGATGTAGTTGTTTATTGTTGAATAACTCAATCCCATTTCTAAACAAAATTTCTTAAGATTGCCGTATGTTTCGTATTCATTCCCTTCAGGAGAAATAAGAAGAAATCTTTTTGCATTGTAGTTATCTTTCCCATCAACCGTCCCACGCCGTTTCTGTGATAACTTTTGGCGTGTTTCTTCAGAATTGGTTTTACCGCGAAACACAGACTCTATTTCATATTCCCAACGGGGGTCTGTTAATGGCACTTGCCCAATATGCTCTCCTGTAGATATAATTCTGGCAGGAGCAGTACCCTTTAAATTGCTTCTGTCATTTCCACCAAGAGTCATATTGTATCCACAATTGAAAGAATCATATTGTTCAATCAAGAGTTTCTCTAATTCCCATTTATGAACTATATCGGTCTGGGCGATTACTTGGAAATCAAACGCATCAATCCCGTACTTTCTCATGGACTGATATAATTCAGTTGGTTCGTTGTATCTGAATGCTGAAGTTATATGAGCATTCCATCTAGAATGCGGATCGTCAGACACACCGATATACACCATTCCTGTTATTTTATTTTGTATCTTGTATGCACTTGTTATCATATAGAAATTCCCCAAATAATCCTTATTTAGGGGAAATAAAAACCCCGCCGAAGCGGGGTTTGGTGTCTTATGACGCTGCGACTATGCCGCCGCCAGATTCGATTTCGCTGAACTCCATGTCCGGTCGAACTGCAGCAAAGTCAAGATACACCCAATTTATGCTGTATTCTGGTTTCAGCCAGATACCAGCAACCATCTGGTTGGCAGCAATAACTTCAGCCGGGTTATTGTCTTCGTCGCACTTCACTTTACCGTCATAAATCGCGCCCATGTTGGCCAGCTGGCGGATATAAGGACGAACGGCGTTGCTAAACAGGCTGCGAGTGAACGCATCGTTGTTTTCACCAAGATAGTATTTGGCGATGGCAGCGATGTTTTGTTCAGCCATGATGAACAGGCCGCGCACGTTAATGCGATCGAACGCCGACGGGCGGGTCAGGCCAGTCTTATCACCGTACAGCACGATGCCTTCTGTGGAGAAGGTAACGATGCTGTTGATCTGGTTGCGATACAGCACAGCACGTTCATCAGAAGACGCGGACCATGCCATACGGTTGTAATTGTTGTATTTGCCACGGTTATGGAACGCCGGGGACTTATAGATACCAGCAATCTCAATAGTACGCGCCCACAGACCTGCAGTACCACCACACGCCGGGATCCAGCGCATTTTGTCGTTGTACTTGTCGTAAACGTATGCCCAGTTGTCATCCATAAAGAAATAGGAAGAATCGCGCACCAGGCTTTCACGCCAGGCCACAACATCATCCATTTCACGACCACGGTTGCCGACCACTACATCACGCAACGGGGACACGAAGGACACTGTGTCTTTACGGTTAGTCGACAGGTCGATGATCGCCTGCTGTTCAATCAGCTCTTCGCAGTATGCAAACACAGGTTTGGCATCGTATGCTTCGGCGTTGTTCAGGGCTTCGATAGCAGCGACACGGTTGACATTGTAGTCATCAACACCGCCTTCGAGTTCAACCAAGCCTGCTGTCAGGGCATCGGTAAAGGTGTAAACCCAATTCGAAGTGTTGTTGATAACATCTTTGAAGTATGCATTCGAACCGTCGGATTTTTTAGAACCCTGGGTATTCTGCATCAGTTCATACTTCTCAATGATCGTACCGGATGCGCCAACAGTGGTGATGATCGCAGTACCAGTCAGACCATTGGCATCAGGAACCACGGCAGTCACGGGCTGCGGGCCGATAGCTTTGTGGGTCAGAATGACGGTATTCGATTTCACAACAACGCTCGAATAAACATCAGTCAGCGCTTCCATCTCCAGGCCGATTTTAGCCGCCAGGGTCGCCGGGGTATCCGTCTGCAGGTATGCAACAGATTCACCTGCTACTGTGATGGCGCCAGCGGCGGTAGCAGTACCAGAAATAGAAATACGGTCAACTTGACCAACAGCGCCGGAAGAATCGGTGATACGGCCAACTTTGTCCACAATAACAACGTGGAATTCACCAGCCTGAGGAGCATAGGCGAAGTTGTTACGGAATTCCCAGGTCGGGAATGACGCAGCATCACAGATGTTAACGGCGATATCGTTGCCCAGAGAACCGGGATAACGACCAGTCCACGTGATAGAAGCCGACGGACTTGCGGTCTCAAAGTCCAGTTTGTTTTTGATGAGGATAGCGCTCTGACCTTTAGTCACGGCGTTCTTGGCAGTAGGGCCGACGATACGGGTCACCCATGCAGCAGAACTGTACGACAAAAAGTCAGCGATGACCAGAAAGTCGATTGCAGTATCATCATTCGGTTTGAAGAATTTCTTCACCAGACCAGTCTCACCGCTAGTAACCAACACGGGCAATTCTACTTCACCCCATTGGAATTTACCAGCAGACGCGCCCTGAACAACAACGGACGGAGACGTCTGAAGCGTGGCATCGCGCTCGGTCCACTGTACAGACGGCGCAACGCTGAAACTTGTAGTTGCCATAACATTATTCCTTCTCGGTAGAGTTTCGCTCAATTTGAAAGATATTTAGTGATCGTTCTTAAACCACTCATCCATTGACATACCGGAACGTTCATCATATACATGAACCCCACCGAACCCTGGCATTTCTTGGATTTCTGAAGGGGTGTCACCAGTAAATTTGCCTCCAAACGGGAGGACTTGGTGTTGCTCCATTGCATTCATACGACCGCGCATATCTCTCGAAATGCTGGTGTCAGTTAAATCACTGAACCATTCCTGTTTCACGGCCCATGAATATAAAACAAGTGGCATAACGCAGTCATCATGGCAACCCTCGTCCGCCTCATAACGGGTCCCGGTAAACACGAATGTACTCAGTTCATCAATCGTATCCTGGTCTTCTATTACCAACATCTCTCTTTCGATAAGTGCTTTCAGGTTAGCACAACCGATAGAGCGAACTTTCTTGTTGGTGTTGATCCCTGGTTCAGGACGACGCCCGCCGATCTTCTTACCAGTTCCCTTATTATCTGTTGACGTGAACACGATTTCCGGATATTCAATTTCTTGATACAGGATTGTGATCACCTGACCACCAACATCATTGTTAGTCTCTACAAGCACAGGGCATTCACCATATTGAGTACACATATCTGCAATTGTGTATGCATACATCATCGGCGGTATCGTGTTGTTCCGGTATTTGGCTGCAATCGTATGAGGATATTCCGTGATGTCCAATATGGTCAGCACAGAGTAGTCCCCCTCAACCCCTTTGCCTGTATCCGCAATACCAAAATATGTTCTGGTTTTGTCAAAGGGTTTGTAGATTTTGGTGAACTCGTTCGGCTCCTGATACAGCTTGGATGTCATCTTGTCCAGACATTTCGACGGTATTAATGAACCGACAGAACCACGGAACTTGATACCGAATTCCTGATCGAAACGAGCGTCGCCAAGTTTGGCACGTTGTTTGGATTCCCAATTCGGGTCTTTGGTGTACGCTGGGACCCTGTACCAAGGAACTTCCGTAAGATTGAAGTCGTTGTATTGAGGATGTTCTGGGTTCGCCTTCGTGACGATGTCGTAAAACAGCCCGCGCTGACCTTTTGGTGTACTGGTGAGGATACACTTCGAAGTCTCTGCCTGGGCGATCGCCGGGAAAGTTGATTCCCAGAATTCAAAGTCGTTTTCGATGAATGCGACTTCGTCCACATACAGGAGAGATACAGAACGACCACGGATAGAGTCCGAAGAAGTCGCGTATGCAAATATCTTCGAACCGTTCTCGAATTCAATCAGAGTTGAACCAAATTTCTCACAACCTTGCTGGACGAAGAATGGCATGTCCTGATATGCTTTACGAATACGATCCAGGATTTCAATAGCCTGTTTCTCTTTGTTCGCAAGAACCGCGATCTCTTTGTCAGAGTTGAACATCGCGTACCAGAGGAGAAATGCCGCCACCACTGTCGTATTATGGCTCAGGAACCCATTGGTGTAATAACGCTGCTCAGATGATTTCACCTGGAGGTCAAACATGTGGTGAGATTCGCCGGTTTCCCAAATTTCAGAAATACATTCAAGGCCATCTTGCGTCATGATGGCATCCCCGGCTTCCAGATCTTTGGCGAACACTTCACGGTCGTATTCATTAAAGAATAGATGTTCGTCCGCGACATGAATCGTCCGGCCACTTTCAGTTTTTACCACATATTCTGCATATTCTTTTGTCTTGTGTGCTGCGATTACAGGAACCCAACCACTGTCAGACTTCACAAAGTATCGTTTGCCGAAGCGGCTGTCTACGAACTTATTGTGTTTGCCAATGGTATTCAACGGCTCTGCATGGTTAACGTCCTCGAAGCGGCTGTGAAGCTCCTCTATGGTGATAGAGAACTCTTCCTGGCTGAGAGTATCGTAAACATAAACTTCAGAGTCGCCCCGAACACATTTACCAGACTGGCGAGCCTGCACGACAGCATTGAATCGATGATCCTGGAAATCATGGAACAATTGCTTCTGATAATCATGCATATCGAACAAGATAAAGCCGTGGTCGATAGTGGTAATCTTGTAATAGTTCGCAGCGAAGTAGTGCGCGTCCATAGCGCACTTGACATATTCTTCTTCCTGCTCATCAGTAAGGACTAATTCAACACGAGGAGCACGCACAGTCGGCTTGCGCATGAACGTTTGGTCCATACGCAATTTGACGTCTTCAATTTTAAACCCCGTCTTGACCGGGGCATATTCGACTTCACGCTTCGGATACGCCATCGTCCTCGCCCTCTGACTTCTCTTCCTGTTTTGGTTCTTCCGCGACGTCAATTACTTCTTCATCGGGATTAACACGAGAATTTCGATTGGCTTCGGCATCACGCCGAACTTTCTCAATCATTTGAAGAAGATCTCTGGACGACCGAGCAGTCTTGCCGACTTTGACTGTAGTCGTTCCATTTTCATCTTCAGAAACCTCAACGGTGGTCTGTCCCGGCGGCTCTTTGTCGCGAGTAACATCCTTGATGGTTTTCTGGTTTTCCATCAGGTCTTTATTGAGACCACGCATGAGTTCACCCAGCTCGCGGAAGACGCTAAATGCACGAGGAGCCTCTGTAGAAGCGGCGAGTTCAGCGGCCTTGCCCATCATGAACATCGTGGCTTCTTGCATAGCATATGTGGTGTCACGAATACGTTTGTAGTCAGTCGTGGCATCAGTGTCCTCGTATTCAGGAACTTTTGATTCTTTTGATGCGACTTCAGACAATGATGGCGGCATCTCGAATCCTTGATACCCTTCCGGGGGATCACCTAACCACTCCCCCGTTTCTTCATCATAATCAACACCGGGCTTCAATGCGGTTTTCTTCATCGCATCTTGAGCAACCTCATCTCGTGCTGAGACAGCATCTAAGGTCTGTAACAAACGTTCCGACATATTAGACATAATCAATCATCCTCTGGATGGTGGACGCCGTCTTTGTCAACAGTAAACCAAAGAGGCAATTCCGTCCACGGTGTATTCAAATCAGTAGACATTTCGATAATTATTTCCTTGATAACGTTTGGATCACCAGTACCGGAACCGTCATCAACCCAATAATCCCAGCCATAGATAGCACCATGAAGCTGAAACATGAAATTACAATCGACATGAGGAGATTCAGCTGCATCCCCTTCCCAGTTATCTGACATCGTATGGCTCACCAATTGGATCTTCACAACCTGATCCTGCTTGAGCGTTTCGTTGTCCTTTATCTGGCAATCTATTGAAGGTGTGTAAACAGAATAAATCTGTTCGAGGATCTGAAGCATTTCATTCATCTTCTTTGTACGCACATTGTATTCAAAGTCGATGATGATTGGAATTCGTTGCTTAGACGTCGCAGTATTAGTCGCCAATTTGTTGTGATACGAATTCGTTACCTGTTTATTGATTTCAAATTGACCGAAAGACATCGTCGCAAATGGTAATGCATTCGCCGGGGTATTTCGGTTCAGGTCATTACGACGACCAATAGCCATGTGTAACGGGACTTTCATAAGACCGCGCTCAGTTTTCACCTGAACGTCAGACATAATAGCGTTGAACACATGGATATATTTCAGGAGTGAACCATGGTAAAAATAGTTCTGAAAAGGCCTCATGGTTATTCTCCAAAGTCTATTTTGACATTATTGGTAGACAGATCTTCTTCGATCTCATCAGCAAACTGGTTGTCTGTCTGTAGGGTGGCATCCTGATAAATGCCATCACCTTCAAGATCTTGAAGACGTTTATCAATATCATCAATTTCAGGGACACCAGTATCGAAGTCTTCGTTGCCATACTGGAACAAGGTACATGGTAATGAATACGTGTACCATTTACCGAATTGCATGAAGTCTTCGTCATTATTCGGGTTGTTGACCTTGAATATTTTATTCGCCATCGGAAGATAAATGAGATCCCCTTCCTGAGGTTGTTGATCCAGTCCTGGCCCGTTACCAATAACTTCCGCAAAGCGGCGACGGGCGATAGTAAATGTCACCTCATCTTGTAGCTGGATACCACCGAACTTCTCCCACATTTGGGTGTTGAAGCCCTGATAATCCTGCATATAGACCTCAATATCAAACGCCTGATCGAAACGATGTTCGGCTTCGTTTAAAATTGGGTATTTTTCATAAATGGCACGTGGAATATACTTGACGTCGATCCCACGTAATTGTATCATCTCCACCACGAGGTCATCAATTAACTTCTGCGTGCCTTGGTGGTTCGTGTAGTTGAAATATTTTGAAGTGGCCATGACTATACCCTCAATTTTGAAGGTATTTAGTTGATGTTTAATTCTATTGAGGAATTGATGAATGCAAGTAGAAGATATCAAAGAAACTCGTGATGGAAGTCGAGTAAGAATCATCTGTGTGGATGCTAAAATCTCAGGTGGTGATTATGATATCGTCGGTTTGATAAAACAATCTGACGGGAATGATTTCATTGAATGGTGGGACAGTAATAACGTCCATGATGGGTATATTCAGGCGACTTCGCTCCCTGGGCCTCGAGATATCAAAATCTAAAACAAAGCCGGGAAACCCCGGCTTTTTGTTATCCCATAAAGAAGTCGATGGGATACTGTTGACCAGTACGCAGTTCTTCCTCCAGACGCTCGATCTCTGCCTCGGCCTCGCTGAACATACTATCACCATCCAGTTCTATCCCGCCAGGGAGACGGATGCCTCGGGCTTTTTTGAGCACTTCAGCCCAGCGGCGTTTTACCAATGCGGTCGCATAAGCCTTCAGCCACATATCATTCCACGCTTCTGTGTTCTCTTCCGCTGTTGGGTCGATGTTCTGGTAGCACTTGAACGCCAGGACTTCATCGATAACAGCTGAGAATTGAGGGTACAGACGGCGCTGGAATTTCTTGTAAACGAATGCCCTGCGGACATTGAGGACGCTGGTGATATCGGAAAGGCGCTGCTGCATAGCAACATAATCGATAAGACGGATAGATACCAAAGCAGCTTTGGGCACTAACATCGCCTGAGCCATCTGCCACTGGGGGGTTGCCCAGTTACCGATAGATTCAATTGGTGGCCCTTGGATAACTTCGACAACGTCATCGATATCTTCTGGAAAGGTGATATATCCTTTATCGATGTCTTCCTGCTTCACCTGGTAAAGGAAGAATGCATCTTGGCTACCGTCGCGATGGTACTCCCAAAACTTCTGTAAAGCATCATCAACCGCGTCTTCAACTTGTGTTTTGTCGAGGTTGATCTGGATGACAGGCGCACCCAATTTGCGAAGGACATAATTCATAAATGAATCTTTGTCCCGAATCTTATTGACGGCCATTGACACCCTCCTTGCGCTGTATATCTGAAACAGTCAGGCGCAATGTTCTAACGTCGTCAGAAAGGCTGCTGCTGTTTAATTTCAATTCTGACACGTTTTGTTTAACGTAGGATATATCGTTGTTCATGACGGCCATCCTTTCACTGAGATCATTAACCTTAACCAAAATCTGGTCAACTTTCCCAGAGTCTTTTTCCAGAACATTCACACGGTTTTCTAATCCACCCATAAACCATACGAATGTCGCAGAAGAGACTAACAACGATGCAACGGCAGCAGTCAAGATTTCTTTAACATTAAACAAGCTGTTATTCTGCGTTGTCATTTTCGCCCCCGTCCGGGATTGTAATCCCGAGTTTTTCTGCCAACATTTTAACGGTTGCTTCAAGCTGATCAATTTGGGCCGATTGCTGGGCAATCTTAGCCTCTCTTTGTTCAGTATCTTGGCGAGACCGAAGCGCCGCCATTCCAGCAACATGGTCAGTGCAGATGATTGCTCCGGGGCAAGAGCTACTGCGTACCATTGATGCGTGCCCCTGTACTTTCATTCCACGCATACACATATCCTCTCAAGAGGGCGGGGGAATCCCCGCCATTTCAATTTTATTTATGCCAGAGCGATCAAGCGGAAATCTTTGCAGGAAGGTGGGGCTATCCGGCTTCCGCGAATTAATGCTCTGACTTTCAGGGCTGAAAATGGACTGTTGCTATCGACGGTCTTATCGTATTCATATTCAAAGAATGCGGAACCATCGTTGACCAGAGGAGAATTCGGTGTAATCGTTTCCCATTCGATCGAATCCATTTCTTGCCCTGGGCGCAGAAGTTTGACCTGTACAGTCATGGTGGACTGAGAAGGCAACATCGCGCCGAAGTACATTTTCAAAGTTGTACACGGGTTGTCAAAACTTACGTCCTTGGTCACATAGCGGAAAACGTCCTCGAAAGGATCTACACCATGCGAGTTGAGAACCACGGTTAAGTCATCACCATCAATCATTGGTGCCGTGTACGCATTGCTCGCGCTGCGAGTCATGGTGGCTCTTACCTGGAAGTCCCCGGCCTGACGATAAATGCCTTCTGTCGGCAGAGGAACATCAGTATCAGATTCAAACTCAGCCCAATCAGACATAGAATTGGAAGTAGAATCACGATAACGGTATTCCAGTTTCAATATAGAACCTTCCAGGGCTGAATTGGTCACGCTGGCATAGAACATATCCACCAGGTAATTGCCCAAGAAAGAACCGTCTTCACCACCAATCTGTCCATCGCTGTCTGCCGCTGCGCCAACATCAATCTTGAATGAAGTATAGCTCGCATCCGTGACGGTGTGAACTTTATTCAGTTGCTCTGCGGTAAAGCCGCAGCCGCCCGTCAGTTCAGATAATGTCACAGAGTTGCCCGCAACAAGACCATGGCCCGGTGCGTAAACTGTGACCACCGTAGAACCGTTGACGCAGTTCAACACATTCAGACCAAGAGGACGGATTTTAGGCCCGGCGTTCGGAGTAAATGTCACCACGTTGTCGGCAGCAGCAAAATTACAGCGATACACACGGAATTTCATATCCGCCATTTGGTTTGGAGACCAGGTTGAACCGTTTGACGAGGTGAAGAACACGCCAGTATACGGCTGTTTGGCGATATATTCATTCGACAGCAAGTTCTTTTTACCCATTTCTGCAATGTAAGCATTGTAATCCTGGGTGTTGGCCAGAAGAACGATAGCAAACTCTGTGCCAGCCTGCAGATATACTGGATAATCGAAAGTGAATTTCGTCCCGAGGGAAGAGTCATTCGATACTTTGACGTCAGACGGGTTCAAAGTTTTCCGGGTGATAACAGTACTTGCCGGAAGGCCATTGCTCATCTCACGGATTTCCAGAGTTACTGGAACATCACGCGATTTGCTTGAGAAGAACACTTCCACGCCTTCAATGTATTCACCACCGATGCTGGTCGCCACCATGAAAGACTGTGCGATAGGATCACGCCACTGACCAACAACGGCTTCAGACGAAGTTGTTTCAGATTTAGTCGATACAGTATAACCCAGAACACGTGTGTTAACATAGGTCTTCTGGATACCTTGTTTCTTCCCAAAGGACTTATGAACAATCTCGGCATTCGTCAGAGTATCATCAGCAGACTTGCTATCAGTCGGGCTGTCAGTTAATCGGAAGACGTTGTCACCAGTATTGAATTTAATGGTGTTATTCTGCGGAACTTTGAATACACCTTTCAGATTACCGTTGGCGTCCGTCGTCAACGGCGCACCATATGCCCCGCCGTTCGGTTTGCAGTACAGATTCACATCCCGACCAGAGAAGAATGCATACATTCTGGTGAACGGGCGCAGGCCGCTGGCTTCAAAGTTGATTTCGATCGAACGCATGTACGGAATAACCTGAGTTTCAACAATCTGTTCGCCAGAAAGTGAAGTCGTAGTCGTATCCGTGTACGTGTAAGTCGAAACATCACGAGTTGAAACGGTCGTGCGGTAACGATAGCCCCACCATACGCCGCCCGCGCCGTGCGGTTCCCATACCCGCTCAGATACAGACACGGTCCGCCATGTACCATAAACTGTACCTTCTTGGACAGCACCACGGGTATTGATCGTCTCGTTGATAACACGAGGGGCAACGTAGTAGTTTTCAAACCAGTAATCTGTTGTCGGATTGAGTTTGAGGAACCCCGTCCAGTTAAACACAGCATATGGGTTGACGTTGATCGTTGTCGTCGCATATTCCTGGTTGACAGAAATTTCCGGCGTGTATTTGCACACGACCATACCGTCCATAACCTTGTCCCAACCATCCGGAACCAGATCAATCGCGTTTTGTTGTACAAACGGACGCAGGCGACCATTGTCGGTGTCTACGGAACCCATCCAGTCGGAAGACAGATCATCAATCAGACGGAAGTCTTTGAACGGATCAGCAGCGATACCATTTTTGTAACGTGGGTTGCCTGTTACCGGGTCGAATACTTGCTGAGTCATAGCCGAAGATTCCAGCTGAGACAGTGTTGTATAGTATTCAACGTTCGATATACGGGTGTCCAGCTTACCGATATCCCGCATTGTGTAACGACGGTTGTCGATAGTACGGATCTGAATATCGTCAATATCCGGAGTATACGGAGGAATCAACAGTTCGTACAAACGCATGGCGTTTGCCGGAATAGCCGGAGCCGCCAGGTTGTTCGAACTGATACCACGAGCAACGTTGAAAACACCGTTGTCTGCCAGGTACACAGCATCAATGCGAGGCAGATAATATTCAACGTCCATGATGATCGCCGTGTTAGGCCGCACCATATCAGTATCAGACGCACCATTGGTGATTTTAGGACGGAAGTCAATACTGTCAGCCAGGCCATACACTGTACCAGAAGTGCTTGACGTATAATTCGGGATTGATTTGTAATCAATCGAAGTATACGAATCAGCTGTAAAGAAGTCACCAGTACTGTGAGCGAAATACGTGTATTCCACGGTATACGCGCCTGAAATGGCTCCAGTGGCCGATATCAGGCTGGACTTGTAGTACGCCGCATCACGCTGCCCGCCATCCAGAGTGAAGTTAGAGGTCACGTCAGCGCCATTGGCATTTTTGACGGAAATCAATTTGTAGCCGTCATGGTTCGCAAGCTGGATGCTGGCCTGGTTGGTGAAGGTCACAGTCTCAGTCGCAGTCGTGACAGTTTTCGTTTTGATGATAGCAGTGGTGCGTACCATCAGCGCCAACAGGTTGATAGACTGCAGAGCATTACCGGAACCGAGGGAAATCTGCAGAGCCGACCCAACTGGTGTCCCGGTCAGAGACAGGCTACTGGAGATATCGATCTGAGCGGCAGTCCCATCAGATTTCGCTCCGGAGTAGAGTGAGAATTCCGGAGAAAAACTGTATCCCAGCGGCGCGGATATAGAACCATTGCCTGATGCATCCAGCGTAATTTTGTAAGACCGCAAGACGGTGTAGTTGATATCAATCGTCCCGGTCGGTGCCAGAGTTTTCACGCCAAACACAGGAAGTTCAAATATGAGATCCATAGATGAACTTTGTGAGAACTGATTAGTTTCCAGCGCGGCCGAAAACATCGTGGTCCCGCTTTCTTCGTAAGCGACTTTGGTGACCGTGCTCATATCACCAGTGACGACCAGGTCACGCATATACAGACGGAATTCCGTCCCGGTACGGTCGGCGGAGATACACAGGGCAGTCGCTTGAGTAACACCAGAAGCATTCAGCAATTTGTAGCGAATACTACGGCTGATAACAGGAACACCTTTAGAGTTCTTGGTCGTCAGGAAATTACCTGTCGCTACAGCAACTGGTGTGTTGTTCAGGAGGTCTGTATCACGCGCCTTATCAATGACGACGAGTTCTTCCCCGACGTTCTCAATACGACGACCACGGACATAAGAAATGCCCGGCTTCATTACCGCAACCAGTTTGCTTTCATCGCCGCCTTCGGACGGAGTATAAACCCCACCATTGTTGTTTTCTTTCAGGTGCTCGCGAAGGTCGATCTGGTGAGTAGACACGTTGTAGTCACCAGCTTGCTCGTAGGTGCGCTGGGCCATAGTGTCTTCGAGGATATTGTACGTCGATTGGGTGACCATAGACTGGATTTTACCGTCTTTGATCTTCGCCAGCTCAACAAAATCTTCGACTTCTGCGTCATAATCGAACGCCTGAAGGCTCAGATCCAAACGAAGGCGATGAGCGCCGGGCGCTTTGGTGTTCGGTGTACCCTGGGCATTGGAGAACAGACTACTATCTTGCTCTTCAGTCACTATTTCTTCAGTAACTTTGAACCCGACGCGATGGCTGGTGTTGTTTGCATATTTGTTGACAACCAACATATCATCGTCAACGTCGAGGAAGAACCCACGAACGAAATAGACGCCTTTTGTCATCCGAGCAACAATAGAACCACCGACAGTCTGTGCAACACCATAACCGATACGGATGAAGTTATCATTCACATCATAGGTGTTGAAGTATAGATTATCGTTCGGGCTGAATCCATCGGTAGTACCGGACTCGGTCATTTCCAGGATACAGAACATCATATCCGGTTCACTGGTATATCGTTCCAGAGACAATACACGGGCCTTGGCGTTGTTGTCCTTGCCAATCACATACAGTTCTTGAATGCCTTCGAGGTCGGTGAATTCACTCCCACCCGCCAGCTGGAACTTCATGGATACAGCAGAATTGGTAATAGTCAAACCGCCTGGGATTACCATGGAACCGTCTTTGAAAAGATGATTACCGATCTTCTCAATTTGATCCTGTAGGATAGTCTGCAGCTGGTTCAGCTCACGAGTCTGTACTTTGATTGGATTCGGGCGGAACAGGATGCGGCTGAAACGCTTCTCTGGATTCCAGTCGTCCCAATAAGGGCGGCGGTTAAGATTCAATTGTTGCATTTTGTACTCCATCTATAGAGTTTTGTCTTGGAATTATTTAGTATACCACACAACCCATTGTATGAAGAATAAAGCCCCCGAAGGGGCTTTTGTCAACCTGTGACATCAACCAACTTAGCGGTTATTTTCTGTATAGCCAACCCATCAGCTAAATTCTGCTTCCAAGCATATATGTTCATGACCAAAGCATTCGTTGCTAACGAATTAACAGGAACTAACGATCTCACCGGAGTGATAACGTTCCCCTTTATCATATAACCACTTAAAAGCACATACACATCAGAAACCACCCGCAATCTCAAATCAAATGTGGCAAATCCTTCTTCTGTAGCCAATGCGCTCAATGTAGTCAACACTTCTCCAGATGACCCAACGACACCAACTGATATGTTTTTAGTCCCGTTCAGTTGTCCATAACTTCCTGATATAAACAATGATATTTCATCTGAAGACCTCAGTGAACCTGCTGGATAATTGAATCCCCAAACCTTATTGGCAGGATCTGTGCTGGTTATTTGAGTAATCGTGCTGGTCGTGTAATTTTGAGATTTCAATCCAGTCCTGGATGAATTTATTAACTGTATTTTCCCATATGCGTCTAACGCTATCGCACTAGACAAAGTAAAAGGCCCATACAGTTTAAAATCATATTCGGAAGCATTGGATACGTTGAATGCTCCTGTGACTTTAGTTTTTATTGAACCTCTAATACCAGTTACTGGATTGTTCACTGTCCCCCTTTGTCTGATCAGAGAAACAGAAGGAGAAACCCCTGAATATGAAATATTTTTAAACTCAACATTATTGATAACTGAGTCGTCCGCGGATTTATAAACGTCCATCACTACTGTAGCTGAACCTGAAATATTTATAGAAATATTTTCCAATAATATGTTTTCACATGAACACCGTTCGCCACCATAATGTTCTACAGACATCACGTTGTTAGTATTACTAACAATGCGTATTTCACCGTTCCTGACTATAACATCAGAATGGCTAGAAATACGGAAGACTGTTGGAGGAGTTGCGTTAGAACCCAAAAGCAATTTCCAACGCTCTAATGTACAATGACGTCCTGATTCTGCAAGACTAATGCCGAGGGATGTCGGCGCTTCTGCCGGACCCATAACAAAATCACTTTCATTAGAAATAAATTCTATATCTTCTAGTAATGTGTTATGCGTACCAAACGCCAATTCACAAGCTTTATTTCTGAAAGCAATATTAATATTCTTGAAAGTTGTCCTACAAAATGTATTTCCATATACTACGGATTTTGCTTTACCTTTTATATTCTCAAATAACACATTGTAGGTGGCAGAATCTGCCGTCCAATAATCCCATGTATCAATCTCTATATTACGTATGATTGAGTTTTCACAAACGAAAAGAGGTTTGTCAAACCGACCGTTCACAGAGGTGTTATTAGCTTTGTGTAACACCATATTATCACTAGATTCAATAGGGGAATCCAATATAATGGTAGAATTTGTTTTACCAATGATTTTGGCTAATTGCATATATTTTGGTATGAACCCATTTGACCCGTTAGTGATACCGTTAGTTGAAGATATGCGTACTAATTCGCCTATAGAAAATCCAGTCGGATCTACTGTCACGATACTACTATTGATAGAAGTCCCTACGGTGGATTTGGCTATATTATCTACATAAACCGGATGATAATTACCTGGAGCAAATATACTTCCTGTCATAAACGGGCCATCTTTTACTGCTGTAGAAACAATTTTCCCATTTTGTATTATACAACCGGAGGGGACATATATAGGGCTTGATATATACCAAGTCAACCCTTTAAGATCTACGAATTTTGAATTTGTGGCTGCCAGCGTAATGACCGAAGAATTGTCAAAACTAGGGTCATTAGCAACACCGCCATAATTTGATGGAGAAACAAATACCATCGCATCTTTTATTGTTCCTCCCCATTCAGACCCTATCATTGAGGAACCTATAGCAGAAGACAAATTAGATTTTAAAATATCCCCAGAATTAGCTATGTTTAAATTGAATACCCCCGCGTTGGTATTCAAAACACAAGTATTTCCTGTAACTAACCATGATGTTGGTGTTCCTGTTGCCGTACCACGATACCAACAAGTCTGAGTTTCTTTGTCAAACAGTATGACATATGAGTCAATTGGGGTGGATGTCGACAAATAGCCGACTTGAGACTTCTTCAAACTGAAGATACGAGCAATCGCTTCTTTGTTCGTCTCGCGTGAAGTCGAGCCTTGGGATTGGTTAAACTGCGTTTTCATGGGTGGTTCCTCATGTTGTTTTTCTAACAATGTCTCCTTGTATTTAGTTTGTTCAAAAGAAAAGCCCCCGAAGAGGCTTTGTTTAAACCATTGCAGCGATATCCTTAGAACAGGATTACCATCACCAGTTATAAGCTGTCAGAATACCTACTCCTGAGCTTGTGCAAATGCTATTTGGTCTTCCAGGGTAAGTTCCCCCCCGTTTCCATCATCAGTCTGGACGGCCATCTCCTGAGCCTCCGAAAGAGCCTGTGCAACCACTGCACGGTTACTAAACATCTCATCAAGTTCAACCATAATTTCACCTTTACAGATTAACCCTTACATATTTCGTGGTTGGGTCATAGTAAAAACCACCCACCGATGCAGTTGTTTGTGGCAGGTTCGGATTAACAAACCCATCTGTAACTATCTGCTTTCTTAGCAGTGCCTTATACCCAAGAACCGGGTTAGTGACAGCATCTGACCTGTACTCATAAGAACTTCCCTTTGCCTGCAAATGGTACACACTGCCAGCAGGGTCAGTGTATTTATACTCATTGTCAAAAGATCGTTGATCTGAGTACGAGAACGCTGTATTGAATGCATTATATGCAACATTAAATTTGTTATTTGCCCCCATGCCAAGTGAAAATATGTAGTCAAAATCTTTGGCATTTACTTTGATGTCACAGTACTGCCCACCATTGAACTTGATAGCTGATTGTCGGCCAGTGCCGATGGAGAATACATCAGCGTGCACGGCAGTAATATCCACGTTACAGTGCTGGATATAGGCATTATTCGCAGCTGTTGTATAGAATACAACAGCATCAGTCACGCCATACCCAGAGCCTTTTACGTTACAGCTTATAACGGGGGTTGTTGCGGAATTTCCTATGAATGCCGCGACGTATTGTGCGTTATAGGCTGTAACGTCACCGCTACATGCCTCGCAACCATACCCTGTAATAACGCCACCGCCCTCAACGATATCCGTCGCGGAGACCTTGTAAGTAATGTTCTTACATCTGTTCCATAAATGGAGTCCGGCATGGTACGCCCTATTGGTTACTAGGGTTATGCTGCCATTGACGTTGTTACTCTCAGACTCAATGCCTGCATATGCCGAATCGTTGGCAACAACCTCCATGATAAAGTCGGAACACGCATCCAGCTTAAAGGTACTACCGAGTGCCAAATCTGAACTTGCTGACGTCGGCTGCGGGTAAATCTGACCTGATTTTCTGGCAGTGCAGAACACCTTTTTGTTCTTTGTGCCGTTATTGGCGAAGTAAGGGAAGACAGCTCTTTCCAGTATTACCGATTTATCGATATAAAGGCCATCAACGCCAGACGCCCACAGGCCTAGCGTATTGGCCAAGGGAGATGTGAAAATCTCCCTTGAGTCGATTTTGGTCAAACTTTGGTATGCGTATAAAGGCCTGTTGGTGGGGTCATCAGAGGTGATGAGCAGTGACCCCACCAGTCTCGGGTTTTTACTGCCGGCAATCTTGAGCGTGGTAAAACCAGAGTAGCTTGCTGATGAAGGTGTTGCGCGGGACAGGGTGGCGCCGCCCACACCGTCTAATGTGATATTATCGGCGGTTATTGTCCACCCATCTGTTGCCTGCGAATTATTGGGAAAGCTATTGTAATAAACAGCATTGGCCATCAATCTGATGTAGTCGCCATTAACAAGGGCACCGAGCATCGTTTTAAACGGAACTGTGTCGGGTATGGCCGAGCCTTTACCACGACAACCGTACCATTCGGGCTTAACAGTGCGGGACGCATAGTATTCCTCACGTACGAAGACCAACCCCGACGTTGCGGATGCCACTACCTTCCCACCGTCAACCGTATAATCAGATGACTTTTGTACAATAAAGTTACCACCACCTACTACATAACCTAAAGCATATTCGGTAACTTGTATGCGCTGACCTACCGTTACGGGGGAGACTGTGGATAATTGAGCAATGGTAGCTACACTTCCTATGTGAAGAAGTCCCTCGCCTGAACCAAGGTTTGCAAGTATGTCAAAAAGGGGTAGTACATACGAGCCAGTAGTAGTTACTAAGTTCAGAGAGCTACCAGAGACTTGCCAGGAAATCGATGTACCTGTAGCGTTGCCACTTTTCCAACAAGTTTGGGTTGTTTTATCAAACAACACCTTATAACCATTCAATACTAATCCGGCTTTCAAATAAGCCACTTCGCTCATTTTAACGCCGTATACACGTGCGATAGATTGTTTGTTCACGTCTTTAGAGACGGAACCGCCGGGCTGACTGAATTGTGGATTCATGATGAATCTCCTGTTGTTTTTCTGAATTTGGTATGGTCTACTTATTGGTTTGGGTTCCTACTGGACCAGTGGGTTGTGTGAACATCCTATTCATTGTTGTAGTTTAAAACTCTCTTAGTTTAAGGGTCAAGTATGCTAAGTGATCCCATTTGAGCTGGAGATTAGGTAATAATTTACCGATCACTATACAAAATAAAACATCCCCGCCAGTAATGGCGGGGATTGTTACTCTGAAATTTCATTTTTAAGTGCTGCTTCTGCGTCCTCAAAAATTGTTGTAAGGTCAGTAAATTCAAAAGAATAGTAGAGCTGACCTGTAGCATCCAGCCCCTCAACCTGTGTTTCAAACAGCACCGTCGCGGTAGTCCCGTTAATGCTGTCAACTCCTTTGGCGGTATATGTCACTTGGAGAGAATCAGCACTCAGTGACTCAACGAGGTTAAGGTATGGAATGGTACGAAATGACTTCAAATTTTGTGTAACGGTAAATGACATTTTAGACTCCTGCTACTCGTGAAACTTCAGTCCACCCCTGACGAAACGAGAAGTTTGTCGCCATGAGAGTTATCGTACATGCCGCAGTTACTGCGCCGCCAGGCAGGAATATATTTCCACCAGTAACCAGGCAGTTGGATGTGTCGGCACACCTGACAATCATACGCTTGCCTGTGTGGCAATATCCAATATTGGATACGGATCCTGATGCATTCCATACCCAGGATTCATCATAACCAAGAGGGTCAGTTCCCTCAGAGAGTGTCAGTAATGAAGACTGAAGTGCTTTCCCTCTCACATTAACTAGCGACAATCTACGGGATGCGGTGGTCATTGCCGTATTGGTGTAAACGGTTCCTGCCACGCTTCCGTTATACTTATCAACGTTTATGTCTGCCTTTACTGATGACGCGGCAACATTAAACAGTGAGGTCTGATAATCGCTGGTAACCGCCCCTAATAACGTCAGGTTTTCAATATCAATTTTGCAGTTCCAGTTGATGTACATGAAGGCATTTGGCCGCGACAGACGAATAGCCTTTGCCCGGAAAATAACCTCACCCTCAAAAACAAAAGGTGATAACTGGTTTGTCCCGTTATATCCGTACCCGTCCACATGCATCATGTCAATATCAGCGACCAGCTGAACGCATGCAGTCGCACCCGCCCAGTTTGTACGGTGAATACGGAACCATCTCAGACCAGTATACCCACCTAGATCCGACGGACTCATATATGAACCACCACGAATTGACACATGCCGGCCATTGCTGTCCAGCCAGTAAACGGTGATATCAGCCGGGTGGCTTACGAAAACATTTTCAAATTTGATACCTTCCGAGGTGGCCCCGTAAATCTGGTTAACAGGTACGAGGTTGTTTCTGCTGTTATGTTCAAATTTACACATTCCGCCAAAGAGAATGTTGTTTGATGAGCCGCGAATATATGATACACCTGAATAGTTGTTTTCAAAATGGCAGCCCATAAATCTTATCGCATTGCAGCTATCGTGCTGATTCAGCATGTTGATCTGATGCGTTACTTCTGAGTCTGCGGTGAGGAATCGGCCTCCTGAATTTATCCTTACCTGATTAAATACCCCGTCCATGGTATCTGTCATATCGAATGACGAAAGTGGAGGCGACCATACCTGCACGTTCTCTACCGCAAAATCCCAGCCAACACCATAGAATTTAAAGATTTTTTTACGGATCCAGCTCGCAGTTTCCCCAAGCACCGAGAAGTTACTCAGATAAAGTTCAGATATCCTGACCCTTCCGGTTGAACTCCATCCGGCGGAGCTGAAGTCAAACAGATAATCGTCATCTGACACTGCACTGGGATGTATGGTAAAAATGGTCTGGTATATACCCTCGCCACACATTGCAAAGGGGCCAAAAGAAAGTTCAACCTTTGTTTTGATGTGCAGTAGACCTGCGGGAAGATTAATTCTACGTCTGGGAATATGCTCTACGCTGGTTGAACCCAAAGAAGCCATAGCGGCAATGGCGCGGTTAAGCCCAAGACCATAATCAACAAAACCATCTACAACGTCCGTGGCGTATACAAAATCCAGGAGGTTAATACTATCCCAGTTCTTGTCGTGCTGAGTCCTGGCTACAGCCCCTATGTATGGTTGTATGACAGCAAGTAATGAGTCCCCCATCCCTTCATCACTAGAACTTAGGTTTTGACGAAGAGTAGGATCCACCTCTGAATCCAAAGTAGCCAACCGAGTTTCTACAGTATCACCCGTAGACGTACCAACCTTAGAAGCGCCATCATTCCCAGCTAAAGCAGGAATATTCTGCTTTATGTTCATCTCAGCAACTACCCAAACACCTGTTGGCAACGCTGTATCAAGAACAACTTTACCGGAAGTTTTGAAATAATTGTAATCTTCGCCGGGCGTTTTGTATTTCCCGTCTATGTACAAAGACTGCACACCATACGCCGTGAAATCAGGAGTAAATTCTGTTTCACCCCCGACAGAAAGGAATTTGTAGATACGAACTGCATTATTGCTCGCATCCTGAGGAGACATGATTTTATCGAACAGACAAAACACGACATCCCCTGGTTCCAATTCGCGGCCAAGGTTTAATGTATTCCCGTCGATTTCGAAATTATCAATCGGAACCTGTACGCCAGAGTTGATAGTAACGAACCCTGTGATAGGATAAAACGGTAAAGAAAGGAAAGTTTCTCCACCGTTGGTTGAAGTGTATGTGAACGGGATCTGGTGGGGTGCAACGACTACCCCACCGAAGATTTCTTCTACGTTTCTGGCCATTTGAAAATACCCCATAAGGCGTTACCAATATGGGGTATTTAGTCGTTGTTATGAAACTCTTGTTTCACAACTTATATTGACTAATAGATAGATATCCCCAGTTAAAGGAGAAGAACCAGTATACATCAAAACTATTTCAGAAGATGTCAAACTTTTTATAACTATGTTTCCTGAAGAAAACGTACTACCAGCATTAACATTATATGGTACAATACTCACTTCATACGGGGTGGCCCAAAGCCCATGATTGATAGTTTTAGTGGCACCCTGACTAGTGCCAGCAAGAAACACCGTACCTGCGCTTAGAAATTTGGTGTTAACACCAAACACGTTAGATATATGTTTGGGCCTATAATCGATAGGGCTTACTTGCGTACTTCCTGACCATTTCCCACCTATAACGACACAACCGTTGTCAGATGGGAGGAATAAATAACGACCTAATGTCACAACATTAGTGTTGTAGACACCTAACTGTTTGACAACGGCATTAAGCATGTTAACGAAATGTGTAGACAATTCTGAATACAGTCCACCACCTATGTCCAAAGAATTTATATTTGTGCCTACCGGAGCATAATGCATATCAGTAAAATTATTTCTTCCATCTAAATTTACTTTACAGTTATAGATATTTCCTTGGTAAACAACTCCATGGTACGTATTGTCGCACAATCCTGATTTTATATTCACTCCCGTTGTATTAACAAGAGTTACGGAAACATTAGTTTTGTAGCTCAAAACATAATCTACTGTCACCGTAGGCTTATCATCCACCGTGCCTGATCCTTCTATCACAAGCCCGTGATATGCTTCTCCAACTTGCAAACGAGAGAAATGTATTCCTTGTCCTCCAACGATTTTTAAAGTTGTGGAAGTATCAGAATCCCATGTTGAACCGCCAGTAACATTAGAAGCATCCAAACTTCCGCAGTCATTAATAAGCATTGCAGGAACAGCAGAATTTTTATTTCCATATTCCCAATAACTGATTGTGACATCCGTCAACTTATCTAAAACAATTCCGTAATAATCCCATTGAGTTTGTGCATGAGTAATACGCCCATACGCATCTGAAGTAGCTTGCAAATAGGCCGCTTGCCCACAACTTCCTTCACCGGTTTTTATTGATAAGTCGATAAAGGACATTTTAGTAACGCCGGTCCCTTTGGTCCTGATGACCCTACCACCGTAACTATAACCAAAAACTTCCACTTTACAGCCTCGGCAAGAATTAATAACGAATGCTTGCTGACAACCGACGGGGTCCGCTTGTGAATAATCTGGCAACGTAGATATATTGTAACCATCACCCTTCACTTTTAATTTAAATTCACAATACATCGATTCTGTTATAGTGAGGGCGTCACCTACGTCTGGCGATGGGTACAGCACACCTTCCATAATTAAAGAACAACCCACACTAGATGCCCCAGAAAATGTGGCGATCAATGGAACCGTGTGAAAGTAAACCTTCCCTGGGTTAAAAACTAATTTTCTATATGCCTTTTGCGTCAACCAATTCAAAGCGTTTTGTAATGATGTAGAATCATCATGGATTCCGTCACCAAAAGCGCCAAAACTTTCTGGGGTTTTGAATTCTATGTAAGATTTTAAAGTTGAGTTATCTTCGAAATAAACCGAATTGTAAGGTACTAAACCTTTCTCAAATATTTTAATTAAATTATATGATAACCCAGCAGTAACAGAAAGGATACCAAGAGACACAGAAACTATTTTAGAACCGGATGGTATACCATCCGGTATCATCCAGCTAGTCTGAGTTGCCACGTCATAGAGAACGGTTTTTCCATCCAACACGGTCTGTTTGTCGGTGCTGAGTATGACTTCATCATTTCTCACATTATTTGCACGAGCCACTTCCCAAGGAGTACGATCAATCTGGTTATAGACCGTTGGATCGCCATTAATAATAACGACGACATCATCGCCAGTTTCCAATTCATCAGCAAGCGTGATTGTACTGGTCTCTGCATCAAAAGTGAACCCGCGACCGATCTGTTGACGCTGCCCACGGATATAGATCTCGGAAACGGAATCAACGACTACGTCCAGAACGATTTGAGTCTCGCCGCCGACTGCCGCGCCGCCGTTGTATTCCCAGGTGATTACAGTACCACCAGAACCCCCGCCGCCCGCGCCAAGCTGAATTGGGATATACTGAATAATCTGCACATCAGAACCAGAAGCCAACGCCGGGTCGAATTTGACATCATAACCGTCAAGAGTATACAGGGATTCTTTCAGACGTTTCCCATCTGCATAAACATCTACAATCGTCGGCTGAGTGCTGAGGGTGATAGAAGATGTTTCAGCAGACAGAACTTGGCTATAGATTTCGCGGCTGTAAACTCGACCTTGTCCCAGACCGACGCCTGATGTAATAACCCAGCCACGGGCTTCACCAGTCCATGTGAAAGTCGCACTGACATTATCGGTAGAAATCGTCATGCTATCAGCAGAGCCATAGATCGATTTACCGTTACCGTCTACAGTCAGAGGATAAGTGGAAAATTTACCATAAAGGTCACAGACAGTAACACTGTCACCAATACGTTTAGGGGAAGGGAACAGCACCGTAGAGACGCCGTCCGTATTATCTACCAGATATGCACGTCCTGCTTGTAACAGGGAAGAGGAAGCATGAGGAAGCGCTTCCCAGCGCCCACCGTTACCGCCACCAAGCGGCAACCAGCCGCCTTCGTTGTAAAATCCTTCAAACTGGTCGTCATCTTCGTTATAACGGACAGCAGAAGGAACCCCAGATGCGTCAGGAGTTTCTGGCACAGTCATTACCGCATCTGGGCCATGTTCTACAACACCATTATTCAGAATACCTTCTTGAAATACGGATTGATCTTGTGATTCAAGTCCAAGCGGAAAATTTGGTTTCGTGGGTTTATTGGCCATTTGAAAATACCCCTAGTACATGTAATCGTCTAGGGGTATTTAGTTTAAGATTTAGAAAGAAGCACGGAGTGAATAATCGACAGATGCTGCGGTTGTTGTATTAGCATTCGTCATTGTCAGGCGTAGTTTACCTGAAACAACAGAACCTGCGAACGACAAAGTCCCCGCCGTACTTTTTTGTGTCAACGACGTCGCCTGAAGAGTACCGTCATACGTCATTGTGACCAAGAACGTATCAACCAATGTACCCCATTTGGCCGTAATCAAAATTTGACACAGATTCACCAAAGTGAAATCAGGCAACGCAGCACTACCAGAAGCCGGGACAGAAACACTGGTGGTGTTGGTTTTAGCCAATTTTACCGAACCCGCCAGCGCCAAATTCAAGGCGTTCATATCAGTAGTGTACGTTGACACATCGACTTTGTTTGAAGACAGGCCACTAATTTGGCTATCTAAACTGGTCATTTTGGTGTCATACGTGGATTTGTCGACTTTGTTTGAAGACAGTCCGCTGATTTGACCGTCAAGGCTGGTCATTTTGGTGTCATACGTGGATTTGTCAACCTTATTCGTAGTCAGGCCGCTGATTTGACTATCAAGGCTGGTCATTTTCGCCGTATACGTCGTATTGTCTACTTTCCCGGATTGCAAATTCGCTATCTGAGAATCCAGACTGGTCATCTTCGTCGTATATGTCGCAGTATCCAGTTTCAGGTTTATACGGTTGTTGACACTGGTAAATTGCGTTTCAATGTTCAGCATATCTGAATCATAATCCACGACCTTCACGTAATCGTTGAAACGAGTGTCAGCGAATATATTGTTAAACAGACTTGTCATAGACCATATTTGTGACCCACCTGTTGGTGAATACACCGCCAGCGATTGAGGGAGCGCTGTGTCTGTCCTCACGACAAGATTGGAGAGATCGACTTCCAATTTGTTATAACCATTGGAAAGCAACGAAATCTTCAGACCAGAACCAGAACCAACGGAGTCCACAGTGCTCAGACCATGTTTTTTCAACATGCTGAGGTTCACCGCATCCGTGTTGGCCGCAGGTTCATCCGTGATCGTTATGGAGCGTTGGGTCGGGACTACGATGCCACCATTTGCATTTACCACAGACGCAAAAGTCTTTTTCCCGTTTATCGTTTGTTCTTGTCCATCGGTCCGAACGACTTTATTGGTCAAAACATCGTTCATTGTATCGATAGCAGATTTCAAGACGAACGTAAGATGTGCTGACGCCGGAGACAGGTCGTCATCTACCGTGATATCATTCACGACATCAGCTTTGTTCAGTTTTCCATCGACCGCATCTAGAATACTATCTATCTGCTGGCCTGTATATTTGCTCAGATAATCAGCCATTTTCTTAACTCCTAGTGCTTTCGAGGAATACTTTGAAACCAGATGGATGGAAGTGTTGACGGAACACGCGATCGAATACACCTTCGAAATCTGCGACGTCGCCAGGTATTCTTATGACATATGTGTATTCGTCATAGTAGTAATCATCACGAAGACCAACTTCACCATCACAATCAAAGTTAGCATCCAAACCAGCCAAATCTTCTTTTGGGTAATACACAGTAACAGGAACACCGAAATAAATCCAGAAGAACAATTCTATTGCTTTCTGTGTTCCCCGTATCTTATAGATATGCTTCAACAGTTTCAGCCAGCGGGTGTGGTCTAATGTCCGGCGGCGCGTACCCTCGATATAAACCGAGAACTGGTTGCCATCCGCTGTAATAAGGCCATCAGACCCTTCTGGTACAAAGAACCCAAATTCAGGGAAAGATTTGTCAACCGTTCTTTGAAACCCGAATTCTTTATACCAGGCGTCAATACTTGAATTCTTGTCTTCAGGTGAAAACAATGGACGACCATCAGAGTCCAACAATTCTTCAGTATCAAGCGCCATCATTTGCTCAAATGTCCTGACCAGATATTTGTCAAGGAGCATATCACGCGCAGCAGTACCGGGCGTCTTCTGTATCTTCAGGTCTACCAGCTGCATCAGCGGGCTGGCGTCACTAGCCGGATTCAGCCAACTGGTGTCTGCCAGGTAAGCAAGGATTTCTTCTTCAGTGAAACCATTTTGGCGGTATAGCCAATTGAAGAACGTATCCATGAACTCAATGAACAGAGGGAAATCGTTCTGGTAGAACAACGGCGTCTCATATTTGACGCCCAGATGTCCGTTATTAAGATCTTTGGACATAGCGGACCTCCGCGTCTACGGTCACATCACCAATACGAAGAACCTGATTGGACGCAACCTGGATGTTCTGATTCAACCCTTCTGGGGATACAACAATAGCCGCGCCGCCTTCATCATAGTTTGACACTGTGATCTGCTGAAGTTCAACGACACCGTTTTCGTAATCAACGACACCAACAGCCTGCACCAGATATTCCTTCGTCGTATCAGAAGTGCTGACCTTGTACATATTGAGAACACCATTTACATCCCGGATGTAATAAGTGAAGTCAACTTCAGCTGGAAGCGGCTTGAAACCGTTGATAATAACAGAACCAGATTTGATGGAACGCCCGAAATCAAATGTAAAACTGTCAAGAACACCATATTCTGGTTTGAAGTGACGCTTGTACGCGACAGAAGTAATATTGGAAACGATGGAACGCTCCATATCTGTTATGGCGTTTTGTAAAACTTCTTTGTCAAACAGCTCATCAAAATTGTCGAGATTATTGGTTCCCCAGGTTACAACGCCTTTCTTGACAAGAGTTTTCAACCCGTCTTCAGCATACGCTGTTGCCGTCGGGTCCCAGAATATCGTGGTATTGACCTGGATATACGTGACTTCGGCGTCCACGACCTTTGGAGTTATAGAACCGACATTATATTTGTCAAGGGTAGACACAATATCGGCTTTCTCAGCATCGGAAAGTGTTTCGCCCACTGTTGGGATTACAGCGATGTAAACATAACCAGGGTCCGGTGGATTGAGCGTATCTCCACCATATCCTTTAGCCCGTAGAACGTTCGAGAAGAGTTTCTCCGTCAGGTAGGCGTAGTCTGTTTCGGCTACTGCTGCGCCGTCCGCCTGATAGCTCAGAGGGGCAAGACGCTTGGTATCCTCTATGGACTCTGGATCAGTACCGCCTGCGCTTCTTTCCGATACGAGTTCAATATCCACCAGGTTGTTCCCAGCGATCGCAGTCGCGGATGAAACTGAAGTAATATCGTTGCCGTCCGCACCGGAAGTCTCCAGATACTGTAAGAACACGACGTTCCCATCTTCAACACGACGACAAATATAACCATCCCCGAATTCAAAGGTATAGAATCCATCAAGTCCCAATTCCACGAAATAAAGACGAGCGTATTGATTCAGATCAAACGGACTGTTGTAACGATCAAACGTGTAAGACACATCAGAAGTCTCAGATTCCTGCACGTTGACAACCAGATGATTGATATCTACATTAGTAGATGGGATCTTGTATGTACTGATCGCGCTACCTTCAACATCATACGTTTTGTAAAGCCAATCACCCTGAATGAGTTTCACATTCTCAAAAAGATAATATCCTTCTGGTCGCAGGGTTGTGGACACAGATTTTTCAACGGTGAAGTTGTAAGACTTCCCATCTTTGGCCCCAACAAACATAACCTTGCGATCCATGATGATTTCGCTTGGTGCTGTGGCCGCATCGTAGGGGGTGACTTTGACATTTGCATACATGTACGCCGCCTGATAGTTCTCAGGAGTGTACGACAAGAATGCAGATGACAAGCCAACATTTGAACGTTGTTGAGCGGATTGGAGGTGACTTTCTCCGTTCAGCATATTCTGCATAAAGCCGATAGCATTCGCGTCAGAGGCAAGCAGACGGATGATAGCACTGAGACCAGATCCTTCAAAGTCATAATCCTTGAAGGTCGGATCAGCTTTCATACGCTGCTTGATAATGTATTCGAAAGCCCTGACGTCGAGTGAAGGAACTGTTTGTGTAGCCATGTTGATCTCCGTCACACAAGTTTGAATATGGTGTTGGAGATATTTAGCTGTTGAAGACAGAGAAAGGAATTTGTTCTCGCGCGCGTTATTATCAAATATATTAATCAACTCGCTTCGCTCGTAAGACCGCCCTGTGCGGGCTGGCACCCTTCCACAGCCAGGGAGGCTGCTTCTCGTTGTTCGTTGACACTCACAACTCGAAGGGCACAGCGTTAGCATACAGTCTAGAGATGTGTTAGAAAAGTAGTTTCTGCCTATTAATAAAACACTCCTGTAATTTAGAGACCAATATTCAATAACATTCGTTCTATTATAATGATGGCGTTTATTTCAATTCTACAAGAGGATCTTATTATGCACATTAACACCGCAGTTATGAAACACATCATTCCTTTATTAGAAAAATATGAAGGACAACAAGCCACCAAAATTTCTTTGACGACAATTGCTGAGGAAGTTAAACTCCTGACAAATAAAGGGGTAAATTTCCGTCGCGTTATCGACAATGCGGTTTCCCTTGCTCGTTCCGATATGAAACACAACACCTTTTCATTTAACATCGACGTCACGAGTGAGTTCCGCAACGAACTGGAACAATCTTCCACCGCCCGCCGCGACCGCTTCCGTCATTTATATGTTCGTCCCAACATGCCGGAATGTCGTATTGGGATCAAACTGGAAGCCGTCCGCACGGACACTGCGTTCACGATCAATTATGTTCTGGAACCAGAAAGCCAGCGCATCTACTTCGTTGCGATCATCGGCTTCTACGGTAATGCCATCAATGGCTGGTGTGACCGCGTTAATCTGGGCGAAACAACGAATTCACATTCTATTCCGTCTACGCATTATATGTCGAACGCAGCTGCTCAGGAATATGTGTTTATCCTAGAGAAGGTTGTGAAGTTTTCTGTGGTAAAATAACGCTTTATTCAATACAGAATTACAGTAAAGTAAGTTGCATGGAAGGGAGGGAACAGTATGACAATCATAGCGTTACTCCTTATCCTCATCATCGGGATGGCCTTCACTCTCCTAGGAACACCCGATGTTTACTCTGGCAAAGCGCCTTCGATAGCGCACCGGGTTTTGAGCAGAGGTTCGCCGCAGGATTTCAGGTCCTGTTGCTCAAGAGGAGAGGACTTTTCAAATTAGCCGTGTTGCAGTATCATAAAATTTCAAGGGAAACAGCACAGTGGGAGTAGGCTTGAACCCGAAACCAGTTAACCCCTAGTCTCAGGGGCTTGTGTGAATAGAGGCAGCGCAGTAACCCTGCTGGTGTTGGTGGACGCACTAACCGTCGGAGAACGAAACTCCCTGTTGAAAGTGTGATTAGCTCAGAAAAGTACCCGCAAAGCGGAGACGAGAGCATCCCGGCGGCGAGTCGACACCGCACGATGGGAAGGTCGAGGGCTGGTAATCCTCATCACACCGACAACATTATGAGTCTTCTAAAGAGGGTTCATAATGTTGCGTCAAAGGGCAACACAAAGGTTTCCTGTTGGTAACATAATTGTTCCTACTGTCTTCCCGGATTCTAGGAGCGCCAACAGGACGAGGCCGGATGCGTAAGTTCCGGCAAATAAAAAGTTTTGTCAATAAGGGTTAACAAAGTATAGTTAACCCACTGAGAGAAAAGCTGTTTGGGCATTAGACAAACACTTCGATGTGAACCCAGGACATGGTGTCTTGTGCTCAAACAGGTTTTCGTTCTCGTTGTGTGCGACTTTGCGGGTTTTTAGAAACTGACCACAAAGATAAATGCAAACGATAATACGTTCCTGGCAGTAGCTTAACAGCCATACACCAGCAAGGTCTTCCGACTCCTTGTCAATGAATTCGGCGCACTAACAATAGGCGGGAGGGTGTGATTAATAAGCTCCCGCCGACTAAAACGGCTCCATCTTTGAGGGCATTCCGCGTCAGACGCGAAACTGCATGGAACTTCAGGGGAAAGGCAACTTAAATCCGACGCCGGAATAGCGCTAGTCAATATCGGAGCCTGTTGTACACTGAATGCCCTCAAAGATGGAGTGCAAGGTAAATGCAAATCGGTTCTCACTTGTAGTGGCTCACCACCGTGAACGTGATTCAGGACTGAGATGACATTTCATTGTGCAAGGTTTGAAGACATGTTGCGGTTCATAACCCTACAGCCTCTGTTCAAAACTGAACACAATGTCTGGTGATCTGGCAGACACCCGGTCTTGCACGACATCCACCCAAATCGAAGTGCCTTGACAATTTATCTTAAACCCAAAGGTTGATCTACAAAGTGGACGGCCAGCCCGGTAGACGATAACAATATGTTGGGCCACAACTGTTGAGTCAGGGCACTTCGATTTGTGAACTTGAGAGAGCGTTGGGTGAGAAAGACCACGCCTTGCAGATTGCGATGCCTACACATTCCGGACACTGGTGGGCACCAAGAAGAACTCAGTAGCAGACGAGCCATCAGGGTTAGCTACCCGGCGCGGCGAGGACTGGGAGGCCGAACTAAGGGGAAACCCGAGACAGGCGTAGTATTCTCAAGTTCACAAAATGAAGAGCATTAAAGAACTCGCAAAGGACCTGAAAATTGGTATCCCTGGCTTATACCACTGAGTGTTCTTCATCTTTGGATGATTCTATGTTGCCGGGCTATCAACCCATGCTTGCTGGAGCAACCAGCGGCTCTGAATCAACCAGCCAGCCTCGTTTGGTCCGAGCGTTAGAGGACAAGTTGCTTCTGTATAGATGCTGCTATGTTTGGTGAATTCTGCTAAGCGCAAGAGGGAACGGAATAGTCTCATCTCCTTGAGTCTGATGGTTTCATCACACCCGGCCTTATTTTCCGTGTTAAGGTCATCGGGAGGCACCCGACACCAAACAGCTTGGTCTAGCGAATAGACAAGTGCCTGACTTTCACTCAGGTGCGAGTTGCGACATTGGTTGCAACTTTGAGGATACTGGCATCCGAATATCAGTTATGGGTGACTAGTAGACGTCGTCAGTGTCCTCAAAGTTGTGTCCAACCCGATCTTACAAGCCCGTATCCCGGTCTGGTTAAGACTTGTAAGTGGAAAGCCCTGGAAAAATAAACTCCTGGGATGAGCCTGGCAGCAGGGCGATGACATCCAGAAGAGTTGCCGTAAGGTGCTTGATAAGACTCGCATGAACTGATCATGCGCAAACGGGATAAAAGGTCTAGCAGCCCTTGGTTGATCACAACTCAACTATTACACCCCGGCCCGCCATAAGTGCGGTCAAATAATGATAGGAGAAGCAACATGACTTGGCGACAGCGCGGTTACAAACCTGTAGAATTGATCTAAAATTTGCCGGCGCCCTGGTTGAGTGAGAGATCGCTGCCCAAACCGGGAGGAATGGGGGAGGTAAATCCTCCCCCAGACCAAAGAGTAAGCAGTTCATATTGTCGTGGGTAATCCTTTAGGCCGGACTGATCAAACGGTTTATGGGTCGCTATAGGACAAGAGATTCCAACCCTCTGTCTTGGTATTGTCCACGACAATATGAATTAAAAGATTTTGGTCCTGTAGCTCAGTGGTTAGAGCAGCCCCCTCATAAGGGGTTGGTCATTGGTTCAAAACCAATCAGGATCACCATATGTTTCCTTAGCTCAGCTGGATAGAGCAACGGCCTTCTAAGCCGTCGGTCACAGGTTCGAATCCTGTAGGGAACACCAAAATAAGAGATTGAACATGAAAGGCAAAGTATCATTAAAAGAAAAGATTCGCCGTTCAGAACAGTCTTTGAACGAAAAATCTGATGGTGTTTTGTATAAAGATGGTGATGGCAATAATTTCACTATGACAAAAACTGCTGTTGGTTACAGAATAAATAAACCAGTTGTTCAATAAACAATTGGTGAGTATGATGAAATCGTTCAGTGATTATCTCAGTGAATGTAATGACGAGCCGATAGTTGAGTTTGTTGAAAAGCGTGGTGATCATTGGGTTGTGTTGGACCATACCAAAACAAAGGTTTTGGGAACACATGACTCCAAAGAAGACGCTGAGAAGCAACTTCGAGCCATAGAAGCGAATAAATAGGAAGATTGGCAGAGCGGTATTGCAGCACCCTGCTAAGGTGTACAACCGAAAGGTTGCACAGGTTCGAATCCTGTATCTTCCGCCAAATTGATGATGGTGTAGTTCAGTCGGTAGAACGGCGGTCTGTTAAATCGTATGTCGCAGGTTCAAGTCCTGCCACCATCGCCAGACAATGGGTGTGAAACGAAAGCGAGTAAGCACGAAGTAAGCGACCGACAAGTTCTTTGGAACAACGTCCAATAGCCGAACGGAATCTGAAACCGACGAAAGTAACGCCCACCAAATCTGGAACCCGGTTGATTAGCTGAGGAAGGACGGCCGATGTCCTCAAGCGTGGCCCAGAACCGGGTTCCGGACCAAATTGAAGTGGAGTGTTTCGAAGCGCCTTCGGAAGTGCGAATCGCGCGATAGCTGCCAATGTAAGGTTGCAGGATACAGACACCCAGGAGAGTGATTCCCACTTCATACAAATTCAGAGTGTAGAGGCTACAGTAGTGCGCACCTCACGGAATGCTACACCGGACACTCTGATACAAACACAGTAAGCGTTGCAGCCAGCTGTGTATAAAATGGGGTGACTCCACATCGGAAACGATGCCCCAACTACCAGAAATGGTTTGGCGCGAAGCCTGTAAAGTTCCAGGAGATCGAACCAGAAGGCACTGGTTGCCGGTTAACCAATCGACGTTACGACGCGGGGAGTTGGGCTACGGCAGATCAAATGCACAATCGGGTGAGAAGCCCGTCCAAATTACAGGAGCATAGCCAAGCGGTAAGGCAATGGGCTTTGATCCCATGATCTCAGGTTCGAATCCTGGTGCTCCTTCCAAATTATGGGTGCGACTTCCTGCGGGAACAGTAAGGTGTGCATGCCCCTGTTTCTTAATCTGGAGTTGAGGAAGAATAAAATCACAGAACCGTAGGTGAAATGCACATAGCTTTCTAAGTTCTGATGACTCTGGGTTCGATTCCCGGCGCACTCTCCCAATAATCTGTGTAGCATAACTGCGAATAGGCCATGTGATTTTGGTCTTTATCAAAGCCCGGTAAGGATACCGGGCTTCTTTTTGTCTATAATTCTGCTTCTCAAATAGGTTAATCTATAACCGAATCGCGTTATAATTCAGTGGCCAACCATGAACTGAGGAAATATTGATGCGCAATGTTACTATCTGGGAATTGAACGACGTGGTCGTTGACGTTCCTCCATTCGTCCGTATGTACACATACAAGGGATACAAGAGAACTCTCAATGAGTTCTTGTATCCGAATTTTGTTCACCGTGAAGATCATATCGTCCCGCGCAACCGCAACACTCCGGGTAACGCCATCCCCTGTAAGTTGTTCCAGAAAGGTATGACCGTCATCGTCGGGTACTCTTCACTGGATTGTATTGAGAAAGGCGACGGCATTCCCATGCTGGTGTTCAACACGTTTGAACAAGCCGTGAACTGGATGGTTCGTAACAATTACGACTACTATGGCGAAGAGAGTTCTCATGCCCGCCGCCGTAAAGTGAAAGCAGTTGATTTCTTCACTGAGCGCCGGAAATATATTGAGATCGCCCGTGACTATGAAACCATGGTGCGTAGTCGCGAAGTTCCGCTCCCGCCAGCACCCCCTGTGCCGCCACCAACTCGTGTCGTCAAAGATGATGGTTCTTTGTCCCGTCAATTACGTCACGATAGTTCTATTCCGGTTCCTGAATCTAAAAAGATTTCAGCCGAACGTAAGCGGGGAGGCTTTATGTCTGAGATCCTGAAGTTCCTGGATATCTTCAGAAAGTAGCCGAGATTCTCCTTTTCTATACTCCTGTAGATACGCTATGATATGCCAATGTCTACAGGAGAAATAGAATGAACGATAACCAAACTGATGGTGTAGTATCCCAACATCACGACAAGTCAATATTCAACACCCTATCCCTCAACCGAAATCTGGTTCACTGGGAAGACTACCTGTACAAGCACACCCCGTGTGAACTCGTTGCCAACCCCGTAACCAACCAACAGGTTTGGTTCAAACGTGAAGATTACTTCGCGCCGCTGTCCAACTATGCAAACGGGCAACAGGGTATCAACGGCAGCAAACTCCGTCAGGCTATCTGGCTCATGGTTGAGCATTTAAAGGCCGGAGGCTCCCCCGATATCATCCATGGTACTGTCGTTGGTAGTCCGCAGTCCCCTATGGCGACGGCAGTCTCTCGGCACTTCGGCGGGCATACGACTACAGTCCTGGGTGCAACCAAGCCAACCACTTGTATGAACCATGACATGGTAGCAATGTCGGCATGGTTCGGTAGCGTCTTCAATTTCGTCGGTTCTGGTTATAACAGCACCATTCAGCCTCGCTGTAAGAAGCTGATTGAACAACAGAATCCAAAGGCGTATTATCTGGAGTATGGGATCACTCTGGACCATAAATTGCATTCCCCGGAGCGCATCGCTGGCTTCCATATGCTGGGTGGTGAGCAAGTTGCCAACATCCCGGATCATATTACTGATCTGATCATCCCGGCGGGTTCATGCAACTCTTGCACCAGTATCCTGACGGGCCTGGCAATGCACCCGAAACCGAATCTGAAAAATGTGTACCTGATCGGCATCGGTCCTAATCGCCTTGACTTCATTGAAAGTCGTCTGCGCATTATTGGTGAATATGCTAATTTACCACACATCGTGGACTTCACTCGTCATTATCATGACAACCCGGATTATCTGTATGGTAAGAAGGACGCTCCGCAGTCCCCTAAGAGCGTTTCACTGCTTGGCCTGTTAGGTCGTTACGACCCGAAAGAACTGGAGAGAGCGGATGGTTCTCCGCGCTTTAATGTCCATCACTGGGATTTGCACACCACCAATTGGGTTCGTTACAACGATCTGATGGAATACCAATGGGGTGATATTGAACTTCATCCTCGCTATGAAGGCAAGGTCATGACGTGGATCCAGGAACACAAACCAGAGTTGTTGAACGAGAACTCTCTGTTCTGGATCGTTGGTAGTAAGCCGTATGTAGAACCGATGAAGGCAGCATGTCCTGAGTTGGTTATCCCTGAAAATGTTCCTGTGAATGAGTTTAAACCTGAATGAAAATAAAGAAAGTCGTCCCTCAACAACAGAAAAACGTTTCTCCACTCAAGCAGAAGCCGAATTATGGTGGTTTCTGTAGCACTTGTGGTCGCAGAGATAATGATGGCGGCCCTCTCTGCGGGAACGTGTTCTGTCCTGGTGGTAACTGATCCCTCCTAAATACCCCATACAATCCGTGTGGGGTATTTTATGAAAACCTTTCTTGATTTCTTGCGTGAAGAAACCAAACCTCAATTCAATAATTTAGAACTATTCCACGGTTCTAATGTTGAATTCGACGTATTTGACTTTGAAAAATTTGGTCAAACAGATTCTGGCACTATGGGCGCAGGCTTCTATCTGACGGGTGACAAAGAAGAAGCTCTGCGGTATGCTGAAAACGCCGTGCGCTATCGTAATTCAGGTTCACCACACGTTATGACATTTAACGTCAATGTCCGTTCACCTCTCATTTTGGATTCCAATAACGTATCCGCCTGGGAAGATCGTATGCGTGAATTGGGTATCCCACCAGATAAACTTCATGCCAATGCCAAAGAATTAATGAAGCGGGGCTATGACTCCGCTATGGTCCTCGATATGGTTAATTTGCCGATTGTCAGGGAAATTGTTCTGTATAAACCTGGTCTGGCAAAGAGAATCAGCTAAATACCCCATAATCCACACTGAGGATCACTGACATGGCAATCTCCACTTTATTCGAATCTGAATCAATACTGGACGCTCCAATCTGGACTGGCGTTCAAGACGGCACAACCATAGAGTTTTTTGAGCGCGGGGAAACTGGCGCCGAAGAGATCTATGCGTCCGTAGAAGGCACCGACGTTGTTCGTGCTGCTATCGCCCTGGCAACTTTCCTGGAAGACGCTCCGATTGATGGAGTTCCTTTCGAGGCACACGTCGACCCCGATGATCCAACCAGCATCATCATTACCGTTCAGGGCATGGAATATACGTCATACAGCATTGAGCATGACGAAGAAAGCGACGCGCTTTATATCGCCACCGACCTGCAGCTGGAAGATGATGAGATTGCCTATCTGCAACAGAATGGTAAACTGCCGGAGTATTCGGATGAAGATCTGGATACTGAATTGGCGGACGTCGATGATGACGATGATTTCTGGGAATAAGAAAAGGGGCGAAAGCCCTTCTTTATGTAGACCTATGTTTCAAATTTAAAGAAAAAGCCCCCGAAGGGGCTTTACTTGATATTAGAGGCGGCTATCCAGCCAGGCATTTTTCTCGTTCTGCCATTCCCAAGCGGCCTGACCACCTGCCATCAGAATTTCCAGAGGAGGGGTATTGTCGTCTTCACCGCCGTGGAGATCTGGATCAAACCCGTCATCTTCCGGATCATCTTCGCATTCGTTCTGATATGCGGAATATTCAATCCAATGTGCTTCGGCGTCCATATCCATATCTCCCAGAGCGGCTTCAAGAGTCATTTTACCTTCGGCGATCAGTTCGGCAGTTGCATCGTCCAGCCCGGCGTCTTTGGCTTCTACAAAACGCTCGTGGCGCTTCTGGAACAGGAAGAACTGCATGGCGTCAACGTAGGAGTCAAATTTTTGTTTCATCTCTTGGCGAACGCCTTTCGTGATAGGATGATATACGACCATGTAACGCCCAGCAGAAATTTTGTCGCCTTCCACAGCACCGAAGAAGTTACCGAAAACGTGGCCTTCACCTGCATCAGACAAAACTGTGTTTTTGTTTGCGGTTTCTGCTAAAATTTTCATGATGTATTTCCTTCTTTTCAGATAGCTGAGTTTATTATTGCGCTCTAATCGGAGCGCAATGTATAAAATCAGATTTTTACAAAGTGGTAGGTGCCGTTTTCGCCTTCACACGCCCAAACGGATTTACCGTCGAGGCCGCTACGAACCTGAAGCTGAATGTCCATACCGATTTCGCATTTTACGAAGACTTTACCGTTTTCTCGGTGGGCTTCATAAGTGTTACCGTTGATGAAAGCAGCGTCGCCTAACAGGTTGCTTGCGTGGATGCATTTCATTTTTGCTGTGTCGGTCATGGCGTATTTCCTTCTCTTCAGATTGTTGTTTGTTCGTACTACAATTTGAAGTATACGCCAGTTATTGAAGAAGTAAAGTTTTTCAATAAATTTTTAATAAATTTTGAACTCTGCTCCTCGGTATGTCGCGAACCCTCGTTCTATGAGACCATCTGGAACAATCACATTTGTGGGCCAACCACCATCTGGTGCTTTTACTTTCAGTCTAGTTTTGTGTGAGCCGAGTTTAGTTTGTTCATAAATCCGGCCTCTTACTATCGTCGCCCCGCCCTGGGTGACGAGCAATCTCTTGTTTACCACATCCATTCCTTAACACCAAAAGAAAGGGGCCGAAGCCCCTTGAACATTATTTCTTCAGATCAGGCCACGCACCAGAGGTCGCAGTAGACCCAGCTGGGGGAGCAGACTCAAGATCGGGAGAACCCGACTGAGTAACAACAGTGGGATCTTTGCTAACCACTTTGACGCCGAATTGTTTAAGGGCATCGACAGCTTGCGCCTTGCGGCTGTTGCTTTTAAAGTGGTTGTAGCCTTTGATACCGAATGATGCACTAATTGCTGTCAATAATGAAGCAGTATACCAATCAGGCGCGGTATCTAGGGCTTGCATGCCACCGACTACTGCTTTGATGAAATCCCCTTTATGATATTCGCCGGGGAACAAAAGCAGTTCCACAACAGGAGCTAACATAACGAGGATCGCGGGAACCGCAAGAACGATAGTCCAGAACTCATCCTTCCAAGAACCACCGACTTCTGTGATCTTAGATAGTTCCCAGTCAGAAGACGATTTGATCGCTTCTAACTTGACATCGTGTTTGGCGCTTACAATTTCCCGCTTATATTGAATCAAATCAGTTCCCAGATTCCAGAGCTGTTTCAAAGCGCCAGGAATCATGCTTACCAAGGGGATTGCCATATAAACTCCTTGGTCAATGAACCCTCCTCGGCTAAATTATGGGAACGTGCTAACGGCACGGATAACCTGGAGAATACAATGACTGTTTTCTATACTAACGTCGCCCGGCAAGGCAACGACCTGTTAGTTCGAATTGCAGATGACATGGGCAACCGCCGCATGCTCAAAAAGAAATTCGAACCCACTCTATATTTACCCACGGCTGATTATTCTAATGTTGAAAAAGTCGGCCTGTTGAACGAACCTCTGATTTCTAAAAAGTTTGCGTCTATGCGTGACGCCGACAACTATATGGAGGAATACAAGGATGTAGAAGGCGCGGCGATATATGGTCAGACCGACTATGCCTATCAATTCATCGCCCACAGTTTCCCCGGTACAATTCAGCCAGATTACAACAACATTCATATCGCCAACCTTGATATCGAAGTGTTCTCTGCAGGGTGGGTCGATGGGCAGATGACTAAAGGTCCATTCCCACACCCGACGATAGAACTACAGACTTTCAAAGGGAGCGCGGCGCGTGTTCGTCAGTTCCATAAACGTATCCTGGCCAACCATGCGTTCGTCCGCGAGCATTTCCCCGGCTCCTTTATCTCCAACAACGTGACCGACCAGTTCCCCATCATTGACGCAAATGGTAAGATCACCCAGAACATGAATGCGGCATTCCCGATTACGCTCATTCAGCTCCAGGATCTGACCAATAACAAATATATGGTCTGGGGGATGCCGTGTTCTAAGGATCGCCATAAATTCAAATATGATCCAAATGACGAAGAGATCGGTGGTCTGGAAGTAGAATATCAAGAGTTCACCACCGAACAAGATCTGCTGCGGTCATTTGTTGATTACTGGGAAGCGCGGGCCTTTGACTGCTGGACAGGCTGGAACATCGAGCAATTTGATAGCCCCTACCTGGTGGAACGCTGCATGCAAGTATTGGGTGAAGCCGACACCAATCGCCTGAGTCCTTGGGGTAAGATCAAAAAGCGTATCATCCGGGATAAGAAGGGAGACATCACGACTTATCAGTTCGTTGGCTGTCCTATGTTGGATTACCTGCAGGTCTACAAGAAGCACACGTACACCACACGTGAAAGATATTCTTTGGACTGGATTGCGTATTGCGAACTCGGTGAGAAGAAGATGGATTACAGTGAGAGCAAATCACTGTTTGATCTGTATTTCAACGATTATTGTAAGCACACCCGGTATGGTATTAAGGACGTCAAACTCGTCTGGCGTCTGGAACAAAAGCTGCGTCTCATTCAGCTGATGTTTGTCCTGGCATATCGCACCAAATCTAACTTTGAAGACGGCTTGGGTACGGTAGCGCCTTGGTTGGCCATGTGTTATTACAAGCTGTACGAAAAGGGGATTGTTCCCAAAGTTCAGCGCGTCTATGATGGGCCGACAAACTTTGAAGGCGCATATGTCATGGAAGTGGCGCCAGGGATCTATTATTGGGTCTTCTCAGAGGACTTGAACTCCCTGTACCCACACATCATTCAGCAGTACAACCTTGGGCCTGAAACGATTATCGGCGATAAACACACCCGTCGTGAAATCATTGAAGCCATGTGTGAAGAGCTTGCTGCTAAGATGAACGATATGACGACGCCGATGCATAAACGTCGCCATATGAAGAATCTTCATGACAAGCTGCTCCGCGCAATTGATGAACGTCTACAGGTTGTAGATGAACTGGTTGCCTTGGGTGAATTCCGGTTTGAAACCCTCGTGCGTTACAACGTGTCGTTTACACCGAACGTTCAGTTCTTCAGTAATGAGAAAATGTCCTTCCTCTCTGAGATCATGCGCGGCATTTACGCTGACCGTAAAGGTGAGAAGGCCAAGGGTCTGAAGTATGAGCAATGGGCGGGCTGGTGTAAGGAAATGTCCAAGGGTGACTTCCACCTTGAATCCGCGATGAAATCCCGCTACTTTGACCAAGACTGGTATGAAGAGCACAAAAACATCGACCTTGATCACCTGTCCGAAGTGATGCACAAATGGGAAGACCTTGGCGTTGCCCAAGACACGTTACAGCAAGGTCTGAAGATCTTGATGAACGCAGGTTATGGTGCAATCTCTAACGTTTGGTTTAAAGAATACTTTAACCTCAACATTGCGGAAGCGATTACAACTTCAGGGCAGTTGATCAATAAGTGGAACAAGCGTTACACTGACGATTATCTTAACGGATTGTGCGGGACCAGCGGCCTGGATTATGTTATCGCGGGGGACACGGACTCGAACTATATCTGTATCGAGCGCCTGGTCAAGAAATTGTGGGAAGGAGAAACTGACCACCACAAACTTGTTGATAATATCGACCAATGGATCAAGGAGAATTACCAGCCCAAGACCAATGAATGGGCACAGATGCTCTGCAATACGATGAATGGCTACGAACAGCGCATGGTTTGGGAGCGTGAAGTCATTGCGTCTGCTGCAGTATGGCGTGCCAAGAAGATGTATTGCATGGCTGTCTATGACAGTGAAGGCATCAAATATGAGAAGCCGAAGATCAAATTCAAAGGTCTTGAGGCGCGTAAATCAACAACGCCAGAATGGTGTCGTGAACGTCTCATCAAGTGCTATGAGCGCATTCTTTTAGGCACTGAAAGCGAAGTCCAAGACCTCATCAAGACGTATAAAGATGAGTACATGAAACTGAGCGTCGATGACATTGCGAAGGCATCGGGTGTATCTGACATCGAGAAGTGTGTGGCTCCTGACGGATCCTTTATCTCTGGGGCGCACTTTGCTGCGAAGGCATGCGTCGGCTACAACCGCCTAGTAGAGAAGCATGAAGAACTCGATTTACCGTTGATTGAATCTGGTGATAAAGTCAACATTGTTCTGCTGAAAGCCGGTAATCCGTTCGGCCAGAACTATTTCGCCTATCCCGAGTTCTTCCCCGAAGAATTAGATATGGCAAAATGGGTGGATTACAACACGGCATTTGAGAAGTCATTCATCGAACCGATCCAGTCTATACTGACGGTCGTTGGCTGGTCTCACAAACGTCGAGTAAATCTATTGGCGATGATGGGTAAGAAAGGTTGATTCAATAACCGACAGGGGGATATAATTCCCCTTGTTGTTTCCCTTTGACAAAGAATAGGTGATTAAGATGAAACTCAATAAGATCCTTCTGGTATGCGCTCTGGCATTCTCTACCACGGCGTGTTCTACTCTTCTGGATGTTCCTGACCTGAGCGGGCCGGACTTCACTCAAGACCAGGCTCAGACCAAAATGGATGACATGGTTAAAGCACATGCCGCCCTCCAGGGTACTACTCCCGGCCCGATCCAGACCGTTTGTAATTACGATGACAGCGATCCAACAACGGAGCTGTACCATTGTTCCACTTTCGTAAAAGACTCCATGGTTGTCCTGTATGGCGACTGCCAGGCTGATGGTTGTAAAGCGACAGGATATGATAAAGTGGAGGAAGATAAATGAACAACCTGACTTGCCTATACGATATGAACTCAAAGGTCGGAGGCCTGTACCGGGTTTTGGTGGACGTTGATCTGACAATGGTCGATAGTCTATCGCCTTGGGTCAAATGGTTTAATGACGGAAACCTGGAAGCCCAAGCAAGTCTCCCGGATGGGAATGTTGGCCCCGCTAAATTCCAGCCGATCACCAAGCAATGTTATATGAACCATGCGGGTGATTTGGCAATCCTGATGCGTGAACGTGCTCATCCGGCATGGTCTCATTCATATGTCAGTATCGGCGGTAAGACTCATTATATGTCAAACGGACGCGACCCGATGGACTTTTGGCGCCAACCTGATCTGTACTCCCGTATGCAGCCGTTGCCCGGTGCGGTAGAGTTCTTGAACAACTTGCATGATGCGCTGCTCATGAAGTTTGAAATGGTGGAATTTGTTGCTGTCACCAAATGTGAACCTGAGCACGAACGCAGCAAACGTCAGTTCGTGTATGGCAAGTTCCCGAACATCTTTGATGGGTTTATCAGCACGGATGAAAAGCACATGGTTGCTGGCGATGTTTTGATTGACGACAATCCGAAATATGTCGACCCGTGCATCTGGAACAATGTTTTCAGCATCTTCGTTCCTCAGGGGAATTATGAAAAACTGGATCTTTCGGATTCAGAAAATATGATATATGTTAAACCGGTAGAAGGCCGCAACCACTTCGACTATCTGCGTGAGAATTTTACAGAAGTCGTTGACCGCCTGGTTGCACATTACCAATTTGTCCGTCAAGGAGTCTGAAGTGTCTAACGAATTGCTGAAAGTGGTAGAATGCCCTGACAAACGATCAGGGGATAGTGATATGGATGGCGTCATCATTCATATCAACAACTACATCCGTTCTCAAGAGAATCCTTCCTCTGTTGGAGCGGCTAAAGAACTGAAGCGTGTCTTGAGTGAGATTGGGATGTCTCCTGATGACGAAGAAATATTCTATAACTTTGACGACCAGTATAAAGTAAAGTTTGAAGAAAACGGTATTCCGCAGGTGGCTGTCTTTTGGGCACCGTGGATTGGTGGCGTGAGCTGGCGTATTGAGGATGACAACTAATGTCAAAACTGATTGTAATCAAAGGCACAAGCGGCACGGGCAAGGGTACTCGTGTCGTACAGTTCATAGAATGGCTGCGTACTCGCCTTGAGCCGCGCGAGGTCACTTATACCATCGGCGATAAAACGCGCCTGTTTGGCCTGGCCTTTGATGAACTGAAATTAATGTTTGTCGGCCAGTATACTGCGTCAAACAAATCCGGTCTTGCCTCGTGGACCTCGATGGACGCTATCCATGCCGCGACAGGTTCTGGTGATATCGCCCGCGAACTGGTTAAAGAACATCTCAGCGCGGGATATACGCTGGTCTGTGAGGGTGAACCGTTGATGCTGTCTGATAAATGGCGTCCAGAATGGATGTTTGCCAATTATCCCATTGAGCAACTGGCGCTGTTGTACTTCACGTATCCGGATCGTTATCAGTATGATGCTCGTATCCGTGGGCGTTCTGGTAAAGAAGCCGGGGATTCGGGCTGGACTCGGAATGAGTCTTATCAGAAAGAATTTGAAAAGTCTAAATCTGAAATGGTGGCGGCGGGTTGGGAAGTTGTTGTAGATTCATACAGTGGTCAGGACGTCCTCTACAAAAAGAACGGCGTTGGCAGCGAAGTTGCCCAATTGCCATTCGACGCACCGCTGTGGGTGATTGGTAATGCCATTCATCACATGATCATCAATGAAGTCCGTGACGCTGGGTTTGTCTTCAAAGAATTCTATAAGTATTGCGAAGACCATCCAATGACCCGTGAAGTTGGTGGTTCAGACCCGCTGGCGCATCGCGTACCGGAAAAGGCTACCCGCCGCCAGGTTGTCAAGAAGACGGCTGATGAAAAGAAACAGCTGTCCAAAAGTTCTAACGTGCTGGCTATGATGTTGAGGAAATGAAGATGAACAACAAGTGGTTGGATGCAATTTTATTGGTCGGGGCGATCACTTGTTTAGCCTCATTATTAACCATGATAGTATATCATTATGGTTTCATTGATCTGTCAGAAGCAGAAAAGAAAACCATGAATGTGGTTTACTGGTTCGGTTTCTTATCGTTCTTGATACCTGTTGTCTATAAATTATTTTTAAGGAAATGAGATGAAAATTTTGATTCCCCGCGATTCCGTGGCTATCGCTATTGATTATAAGGGCGATGCCAAGATGATCAATGCTGTCCGTTATTATCCGGAAGACAACCGGGTTATCCCACAGTTTCAGCTGAACACTAACCCGGCGTCTAAAGATTTTGGTCAGTGGCGCCAGGTCGGTCTCGTCCGTACCAACGCCAATGCCCAGGCGTTCATTGCTGACCGTTCCAATAAAGCCAAGCGTATGTGGGTTGTGACTTCTGACAAACGCTTTGTCGATATCTGGAACTCTGCATTCGGCCCGGTCACCGCAGATCAAGTGCAACTGGAGCCAGTTCAGCCTCATCCTGGAGATGAAGAACTTTCAAGTTCCGTCGGCGAAAAGGATTGATGTATGGCACATTTATCTAAAATGCCACAGGGGTATAAAGCCCCTGAGCAATGGAAGTACCCGATTGATCTGAAGGTTGACTACCGCAAGCCTGAGAACCGGATGTATCTGCTCAAGGCGTGGGTAGAAGCACTGTCCTATACTGAAGAGCACAACCAGCAGATGCGTCTGATGGATTATGCTATTGAAGTCACAGAAGGCCTCACCAACCTGGAAAAGATCGAGCGCAAGATCTGGATGGCGTTCCTTTGGGGTTGCTGCTATAATGCGATCGGCCCGTGGACAATCTACTCTGAGTTCCCGGTCCCTCCTCAGACCAAAGAAGAAATGCAGCGCTTCTCGGACTGGTATAATCTGAACTTTGAACGCATGCGCTTCGATACTGATTGCCGCTACCGCAAGTCCAAGATGATCCCATGTGTTCAGTCCTATGTGGATTGGCTGGGCGGTAAAACTCAGATGGATTCTTTCCGTTGGATGCTGGAATGCACCATGAAGGAAGACCAGTTTACTGAGTTGTGGGACACGGCGATGTCCTGGAAATACTTCGGCCGCCTGAGCGCCTGGAACTTCCTGGAAGCCCTGAACATGGTGTTCGGTAACATGTGGGAAATTGACGTTCCCGGTTTCATGCTGCGTGACCGTGAAGGCAGCGAATCTAACCGCAACGGCGCGGCGTTCCTTTCTAACCGTGATGATTGGGTGACCAAACACGGGAAGAAAAAGATCGATGGCTGTCCTATTACCGATGAAGAGTGTGACATCCTGGAAGCCGATTTGGAAAAGGCATTCCATGAATGCGTTGAAGAATTCGGTCACCTGACGTTCATCAACCGTCTGAACTTTGAGACCTCTGGCGCGTGTTGGTTGAAGAAATTCTTCCGTCTGAAGAACACTCGTTATATCGGGTGGGATGCTGAGCGTACCTGGGATGAAATCGACTACATGGAACGCATTTGGCCGGAGTACTCCTGCGCGGCACTCTGGGAGGCGCGTTCACTTTGGCTACCAGATACCCTGTTATGTGAGAAGGCTCCCGCAGGGCACGTTCCCGGCGTCCAGAAGTGGAAGATGCCGGTGTTCTTTGAGACGGGTGTTCCACTCCACATTTGGCACCTACAGAAGGGGACACGCTGGGAACCCGAGGAGCGTATTGAACGCAAACAGGAGGCCGCCCCTGTTGGGAAGAGTGTTAATCTGATGTCACTGATGAAGAAATAACTGAGCAATACTAGTTTCTTCAATAAAGGGAATGGGCTTATATTTGGCCCGTTCCCTTTTATTTCAAGGATTAAAATTATGACTCGCACCGAATACGCTGAATACCTGTACGATCTGTTCATGAAAGAAACTGAAGGCCAGTTACACCCGGCGAAAGCCCGTTTTAAAGAATTGCATGACAAAGGTGAATTACCACTACCGTTCATTATCCGCGAATTGCGCCTCATGGGGGTTGAATATACAGAATATCCCATCACGTGCCCAAGAACGTTACAGCGGGCTACGGCGCACGTTCTCCATTCAGTGGCAACCATCATGTTCCGTTATCATCTGTCGTTTGATGAAGCCATGGACCCGAAGTACCATGAAGAACGTTGGGCGCTCTTGGTCGCCAACGGCGCGGATGAAAAACACAAAGAACAACTGTTGGGTATGACGAAGGCCCAACTCGTGGGTGGTGTATTATGATCTATCTCTTTTTCATCCTGCCATTGGCGATGGCGGTTGCGTTCATAGTCAGACACCAGGCCGACCACAACGTTAAGGAGACGGTCTATACGACCCTTATCGGGGTTGGTTTGTCTTGCCTGATACAAGCGGGTGCATACGCAGCATTTTCCCTGGGGAGTGCCGCTGACGTGGAAATCCTTAATGGTTATGTTACGGGTAAGACTCGGGAAAAGGTCTCGTGTGAGCACCAGTATCAATGTGGTCAGACATGTTCAACGGATAGTAAAGGCAACCAGTCCTGTGTCCCGATCTATTGTGACGAACATGATTACGACGTCGACTGGGATGTTCACACGACCGTCGGTGATCTGACCATTAAGCGTATAGACCGACAAGGTTTGCGTCAGCCGCCGCGCTGGGCGCAGGTGAAGGTCGGGGAACCAGCTGCACAAGATCATCTGTATCAGAACTACGTTCTTGGAAACAGGGATTCATTATTCTCCCGTTCGGATGAACAATTTGCCCAGAAGTTCAAAGATTATATTCCGGCGTACCCAAAGGTCTATGATTATTATCGTGTCAACCGGGTTCTGAACATGTCTGGTTTGAATCTTCCTGTCGGTTACTGGAATGATTATTTGAACGGTGTTCTGAAAACTCTGGGTGCCGAGCGCCAGGTGAACATCGTTTGGGTGATAACTTCAGGCCAGCCGATTGAATATTTCCAGGGGCTGGTGTATGCATGGGCGGGCGGCAAGAAGAATGACGTCATCGTTGTTACCGATATCACCAAAGACATGAAGATAAATTGGGGCAAGAGTACTTCTTTTGCAGATGGTATGAACAACATGGAATTGCATTCCCGCAATGGATTATCCCTTACTGGACAGCCCATGGGAATAGCAGTCTTCCAAGAAGTCGCTACCAATATCAGCAAGGGCTACAACCGGGTGTCTATGAAGGAGATGGATTATCTGAAATGGCGTGAATTGAAGACCTGGGAAGCCCTGATCGTGTCTTTACTCGGTTGTGTGCCGTTCGGTGTATTATTCTATCTTGGCGCTGGGCCATATAATTTTAGTCTAAATCGTCGTTTCCCATTCTAAACAAGAGGCTACACAAATGTCAAAAAGTATCAATTCTTCTCTTATCGTCGTCGGTGCTACCGTTGGTTTGATCGCAATCATCGCCGGGTTTCTTATCAGCACGTTCAACGGTTTTAACAAGTTGGAGAACAATGTTAAGAAGTTCAACAAGGACTCGGAGAACTATCTGAGTTCTTATACTATGAAAGTGCAGGACACGGCGCAAATCCCGGACATGTACAAGAACGGGTTGAAGGAAGTCATCAAGGGAACATTTGAAGGCCGCTATGGCGCTGATGGTTCCAAAGCGGTGATGCAATGGATCCAGGAACAGAACATCCAGTTTGATTCGTCCCTGTACAAAGAAATTCAGATCGTAATCAGCGCGGGCCGTGATGAATTCCGTATCAGCCAGACCAAAAAACTCGATGCGTGCCAGCTGTATGAGACCCGGCTCCAGCAGTTCCCGGGCAACATCGTGGCTGGAATGTTTGGTTTCCCGCGCCTGGATCTGGAAAAGACCTGCCAGGTTGTAAGTGATAGCCGTACCCAGGCAGCTTTTGAATCTGGTGTTCAGGCTCCGATTAACTTCAAAGGGTGATATCATGAGCGTAAAACTTACCGAATCTATGAGTCTTCACCAACAACAGGCGATTCTGGACGAGATCGTTATCTCAGCTGTTAAACAAGGTATCATCAGGGATGATACTCTATTAACCCGGCCTGAGATGATCCACCATCTTGCCGTATGCCTGGGGGAAGCATCCTATCCTCGCAAAAAGATCGTGTTGTTTAAAGAAGGTATTATCCATCCGTCTGGGCGCTGCGCTTTCCTTACTCTGGTTGAAGCGCATCCGGTGGCTGAGAAGAATGAAGTCAAAACTTCTATTCCGGTGACGCCATACACCAAAGACGTCAACGAACTGACCTGGTTCGAAACCATCAACACCATCTATATTATGGCGGTTGGCGGAACCCCTGTCCAGGATCTGCGTGGTGACAGGAATTACACGCAAGCTGAATAGAGTTAATTCTTCAATAAACAGGGATAGGGTATTATTACTCTATCCCTTTTCTTTGGAGCAACATCATGTCAGAACCGAAAAAGATCGTTATCATCGGGGGTGGTCGCCACAGTATTATCATGAAGACTGCATTACAAGATCTTCATCCGGAATGGGAAATAAAGCAAATTTCCATTGAAGACCATATGTCGGCTCGTGAATTGGCCCGTCGTGAAGAGAACGACAAGCGCATCGTGATCCTAGATGAAATCTGTTCTGAATTTGATGTGAAGCAGCTCATCAACAGCCTGAAGTCAAGACGCAGATTAGATGACAATGATTTTATTGAAACATCGCTGGACGAGCGTCAGTTGATGAAAGATGCTCGTTATCAAAAGCCACCCCGTCTGCGCGGGGCAGCGCAACATAAACGTTTAGCCAGTAAGGCACGTAACAAAGGAAAAAGAAAATGAATTCTAAAACCAAACCAACTTACCAGCAGCTTGTTGACACTGTAAAGGCATATGACAAGTTCATCCGATCTTTGATCAACGATATCAATCCGACCAAAGAACAGAAAGACAAACTCATGCAGTTATTGGATCCACTGTGGTCAGTGGATAACATCGTTGCCAAATGTAATGAAATGAGCCAATCTGATGAACCAACATATGAGGCGTTGGTAGAGTCGCTCCTGGCACTGGATGATGGTTGGTCTGATGTGTTCGGTCAATGTTGTTCAAATCCGGTGAAGAACGCTTGGGGTGAAAATGTTGACTTCACTGCCTTGAACAAAGGGCGAGAAGTTGCCAGCGGCACGATCTATAAACTCAGAAGTTCTATGAAAACGTCTGAGGCTAAAACATCCGAAGTCAAACAAACCAATCCACCGAAATCGGGTATCCAGGAATATCTGGAAAACTTTGACGAACATTCTTTTACTGATCTGATGCTGCGCGATCTAATCGATCAGGAAGAACTTCGACAGAGCAAAAATTGTCCTGAAGTTCAATCTCGTGATGAAATCAGAGCATCGGTGGAACGTGATTTTGATTATGATTTCATGAAGTTGGCTGTGATGATCGCCAAGGCGTTGTCCTATGCCGCCAAAGGAGAAGTATAATGGATTCCAAAAAGACATTAGTCGCCATTGCTATGGCTGGTGCTGTTATCAGTGCAGAACAAGCATTGGCGCGTAGTTATCAGGAATCACGCCATCGCGGTGATGATATTTGGTATTCCAACAATTCCGGACCGGGAACGCCAGGCCATGGTCGCCCATCGGTGAAACGACCGAAGAAAGCCAAAACGCATGGAAAGAACAAAAGGAAGAGTAAATGAGTGATGACACTTTAACAGAAGAACGGCTCCTCGAAATATCTGAAGGTGAGCCGAGGAAGGTAAAGTGTCATGTCATGTTTGGTGAAGGGAAACAGATGGCCGATGAAATTCTGTATCTTCGAGCCGAACTCGCTCGATTAAGTAAACCTGAACCCGAAATTTAGAGGATATATTATGAGTTCTATTGAACAGCTGATCACGCCGCAGTACATTTATTCTAACATTGTTGAGCATCTGCGCTCACAATTGAATATTGGTACGTTGAACAGCAGTGAATTGTCTGACTTCAAAATTCATGAAGTCGAGATCGCCGCCTTCGGGAGCCGCTACCATTTTGAGATCAAGCGCACCGTTGTAGAGGATGTGACATCTAGTCTGCTCGATTTGAGTGCCGCCAAACCTAATCGTGCTGAGCCGACTGAAGTTGTCAAACAATACGTCGGTTATCTGGAAGAGACGTTAGAGCCGGGCGCTACCCGTCCCACCTTTAACTTCCGAGCATCACTTGTCGGATAATATGAACTAAAGCCCCTTCTCAGGGGCTTTTTCAATTGAACCATTTCCAAGTATTATACCAGTGTAATCCCTTTGAAACTGATAGGACTTCTTCGTTATGAAAATGCGCAAGTCAGAGCACTTTGTCCGCTCTTCATCATCTATTGCAGGTAATGTCTTCAACGTTAAAATGACCGATAAGTTATTTGAAACGTTGTTCTCCAGCCTTTATCGTTATAAAGAAGCGGCGGCGCTTCGTGAGACCGTTTGTAATGCGATTGACGCTCATAACATGCGTGACCGTTTACAGCGCCGGATGCCGTCTCATTACGCCTCTCTGTCCCCGGTGCCCCAACTGTATAGTAAGTATCTGGCACCTTCTAACGTTCCCGTAGAAGTCCATCTCCCGGACGATTACGAGCCATGGCTGGAAATCAAAGACTGGGGTATCGGTCTTTCCCTGGAACAGATCATGGGTGAACCTATTTTGGCCCGTGAAGATGAAGTGCTTCTGGCGGGTAACATGATCGTGAAAGAAGACGAAATACCGGAAGGTTCTGAAGTTCTGGGTGTACCTGATTTCTCTTCGTATTATGGCGGCCAACTGGTATTTAAAACCGAAGATGGCGAAATCATCCGTTCCCCTGGGCTTTATACCACATTGTTCAACAGTACCAAAGAAGACGATGACGGGCAAATCGGCGCGTTCGGCCTGGGTTCCAAATCACCTTTCTCTGTGTCGGACTCATTCACTGTTGAATCCCGCTATGAAGGGAAGATCTATCGCTTCCTGATGTATCTGAACGGGAACCGTATCCCGACTGTAGACCTGGTCACCAAAGATCTGGAGACACGTGAGCCTCTCCCGGAAGACACAGATGAATGGAACGGTTTGTCTGTAAAAGTCCCGGTCAAGAACAGTCGCTTCCGCGCGTTCGAAGAAGAGTTGATTCGCCTTGGCAAAGTTATGAAGCCCAACGAGCGCCCGAAAGTCACGAATCACTCATACAACTTCGATTGGGAAGACATTAGTTTTAACAACCGGGTGGGGAATACCTATATCCAGCCGAAGGGGACGGGGAATACCCACTATGCGGTCATGGGCGGGGTGTCATACCCTATTGATCTGGAACAACTGGAACAAGATGTTTCTTTGATTCTGGAAAAATTCCCGACGTCCTATACCTTCTTTGAACTCGGCGATCTTAATGTCCCACCATCTCGTGAAGACTTGTCTTATGATGAGTACACTCGCGAAACCCTGAATCGCCAGTTCAAGAAAGTGGCGAATAAAATTATGCAGGAAAAGATTTCCGAACTCAACCTGGCGGCCAGCAAAGGCCCGCTGGCGTTGTATATGAAGAAAGACGAATTCACCAACATGTTCGGTAGCGGTTTCCGCAAAATGATGGAGCGGGACTTCCCGGCTGACACCCGCTTCTACAAAGGGAAATATGTTTACAACGGCACACCTGATATAGAACGTAACATCGATGTTGACGCTCCATTCCGTACTGCCGGGAATCCTTATTATCTCGAAATATATTGGGATGCCGGGTATTATGAATCCAAGGATTCACTCTTGCTGAATGACGTTTATGGTTGGGTTGGTGAGAAAAAATCGGTTGCTATCATTATCGATAACTCCAGCCGCGCCCGTAATTTGAAAATCAAGACAGCACGCAATAATCATGATGTTGTCATCGTTGTTAAGCCCAACGATTCACTGCTGACCAATCGCAATTTATTGCAAAACCATAAAGGCGCATACAAGAATCATGAAGAGCTTCAAACCTATTTTGAATCTTGGGTTGGTAAACAAGAGACCACTATAGACCACCTGGTATTTGCCGATAAGTTTTACGAAGTTATTTCGGAAATCCTCATACCAAGTGAAGTTTACTTCATGCATGAAATGCAGTATGTAAAGCCCCCGGTCGAAAAAGATCCAGGGATGTTCCCATTTGGAGGGTTCCGTTTTAATTTCTATAAAAGCGAAGAACTGTCTGCTGAAGATATCTCCAACATCATTGATTCTGGAAAACAGATCGTCTATATTGAGATCTCAGGCACAAACAGTATTCATGATATTCGCGGGAAACGTGTTAACGAATACGTTGCTCGTGAACTTCTTGAATGTATGAACAATACACCGATGGATGATGAAGGAACTAAAATCTTTGAGTTCATGAATTATCACAAGCGGATTATTCTGGCCCGTCGGAAATCTGTCCCAATGATGAAAAAATTCCCGGAAGTGTTTGTCCCGATTGATGCTGTGTTTGAGATATTGCTCAATCGCCACATGCCTTCATTCAAGGCCAAGGACGCCCGTTCCTTGATGGCACTGAAAACAAATATTCGTTGCATGATGAACCGCCTCCCGTATGCGGAGTCTCTTCTGAATAAATGCCATGAAGGAACACCAGAAAGGTTAACAGATTTGAAGGCTGAGTTGGCTAAATGGGTTGCTGACAACGAAAAGTTAATCCCGGAATCTGAGTGGGAACACCTGAAAGTAGTCGGGAAGAATAAAAGAGGTCTCCCAGGTGTGGGTGATCTTAATGCTGCTCTGGAAAAGTTATCATTGGATATAGCAATCAAAAAGAATTACACTGATTACCGTCGCGGGCACACCCGTATTACTCAGTTGTTTGGCAGTATCAATAAATTACTGTCAGAAAATGGTTATTGTGAAATCAACCTGACACGTTCTATTTCACAGGCCCAAAAGAAAAAGAACCGTTACCGTGTTGATTGTCATAACCTGGTGAAACATTTGATGTCAACATATACGCCGGTGGCTCAGAATCCTATTGAAGAAGATAAAGAAGGGTTCTTTGCCGCTATTTCAAAACGTATCCTCGGGGCATAATAGCCCCGTCTAACACAAAGTG